GCTCCAGAGACTCCAGTTGACCCTTCAACACCAGTTGCACCAGAGACTCCAGTTAGTCCTTCAACACCAGTTGGTCCTGCAACACCTGTTGAACCAGAGACTCCAGTTGACCCTTCAACACCAGTTGACCCTTCAACACCAGTTGGTCCTGCAACGCCAGTAGCTCCAGAGACACCAGTTGGTCCTGCAACGCCAGTAGCTCCAGAGACACCAGTTAGTCCTTCAACACCTGTAGCTCCAGAGACTCCAGTTGACCCTTCAACACCAGTTGCACCAGAGACTCCAGTTAGTCCTTCAACACCAGTTGGTCCTGCAACACCTGTTGAACCAGAGACTCCAGTTGACCCTTCAACACCAGTTGGTCCTGCAACACCTGTTGGTCCTGCAACGCCAGTAGCTCCAGAGACACCAGTTGACCCTTCAACACCAGTTGCACCAGAGACTCCAGTTGACCCTTCAACACCAGTTGACCCTTCAACACCAGTTGACCCTTCAACACCAGTTGCACCAGAGACTCCAGTTGACCCTTCAACACCAGTTGCACCAGAGACTCCTGTAGAGCCAGAGACTCCAGATGACCCTTCAACACCAGTTGGTCCTGCAACACCTGTTGGTCCTGCAACGCCAGTAGCTCCAGAGACACCAGTTGACCCTTCAACACCAGTTGCACCAGAGACTCCTGTAGAGCCAGAGACTCCAGATGACCCTTCAACACCAGTTGGTCCTGCAACGCCAGTTGGTCCTGCAACACCTGTTGCACCAGAGACTCCAGTTGACCCTTCAACACCAGTTGGTCCTGCAACACCTGTTGGTCCTGCAACGCCAGTAGCTCCAGAGACACCAGTTGACCCTTCAACACCAGTTGCACCAGAGACTCCAGTTGACCCTTCAACACCAGTTGGTCCTGCAACACCTGTAGCACCAGAGACTCCTGTAGAGCCAGAGACTCCAGATGACCCTTCAACACCAGTTGGTCCTGCAACGCCAGTAGCTCCAGAGACTCCAGTTTGTCCTGCAACACCGGTAGCTCCAGAGACGCCAGTAGCACCAGAGACTCCAGTTTGTCCTGCAACACCGGTAGCTCCAGAGACTCCTGATGCACCAGAGACTCCTGATGCACCCTTTACACCAGTCGCTCCAGAGACACCAGTTGGCCCTGCAACACCGGAAAGACCAACCGCACCTGTCGGACCAACCGCACCTGTCGGACCAGTAACACCCGTACGTCCAGTCGTTCCGCTTGACCCCCCTATTGTAGGGCCTTGCGCACCCACGGGGGTAATTAGAAATGTCATTTTCTAAATGAGAATATTTTTTTTTTATAAGCTAAATAATATCATTAATTTATTAATATTATCTAGCTTACTTGAAACATAAAATTATAAAGAAAAAATGGGTGCTATTTTAAATTAATAAAGTTGTGGGTTTTACTATTTTTTCGTTGCCGTGCAATGTGCCGATACTCTTGCAAAGCCCACTGGTGTTTTGTTATATTTAAATATATTCTTAATTCCACTAGAATATAGATATTCTATAGTATTTAGATAATATTTTCCGAAAAGAAGGTCCTCTGAATATTAATCATTAAAGAAAAATGTCTGAAATAATCGTGCATTCTCTAGTGAATCACCGAAGTAACGGTCGCTTTTGTGACTGCGCTTACCTCGGAATAATACACATCGATTATAAATATTCCCCACCGTATCAACTATATGCCATGCATCTTCATTCGTCGAATCACGATTTAGCACTTCTTCTAAAGCATGGTCACTGTATGATACACCTGATACTTTGTGTTGATACAGTTTGGTACCACCATCACATGGTGCACCAGGTGTTAAAAATACGATTGCACTCCATTCAGTGCAATCTCTGTGAATCCAACTACTCATATCTCCCGTTACCCATTGAAAAGCGCCATTGTATCCGTCTGGCCAATACTGAATTGGTCTTCCAATAATACTTTCAAATTTCTCTTTAATTCCTGGATAGAGAAACTGCTTGCTACGACGACCAGGAAAATTACCAATAATTGGATATTCTGCCGTAAGAGCATCGGCACGCACTGTATCGGGATTTTCATAGAAATTTTCAATGATAATTATCTCTTGTCTGGGTGGCGACAAAGAAAATGACAGAGATAGTTTCTTCTTTTCTTCATAAAAGCGCAGATTCGACAGTAACAGTTGCTTCGTCGATTCAGACAGATTATTACCACTTTCCAGTGCCCGTCGGGTGTAGCGCTCTCCTTCCGTTAAATGATTCTCTACATAAAAACACGATACGCCTAAATGCAAATCCATTTGCCATCTATAAATTTCAAATTCTACAAACAGCCACGTATTATCTATTGTTCGACTGTCGGGAGCCATCGTGCCCCACCCTACAGAACCTCTATTATCACCCTTCACATACGCAAGCATCATCAGTTCGTACCAACATTCAAGACGTTCAGGACAAATATCGGTCCCCCGTAACCACCATTTCCGTTTTTCCGCAATATCGGTGCAGTATCTCCCCAGGCGTAAGCATGATATATAGCGTTCTTGATTCCATCCATGTTCATTGTCTATTCGTTTCGCATACCAATGACGCGTCTCTTCCATATCAAATGATTCATACGTCTGAGCTAAATAAAATTGCGCCCTTGAGTCATCTGGGTTGACGGCAAGAAGTTCCAGAAACATAAGAGCATCTTTTTGATATCGACTAGGATCTCTTGAAGAATTACCTTCTTTACGTGCGATAAGCGATACTTCCGATACGAAGATAGTATTATTGTTTTTTTCACCAACGAAGAACTCATGAACAGGATGTTCCCATTTATACGGTTGGTTATTACGACACGCATTCCATCTTCTATATTGCAGATTTCCATAATATGTTTGTATCATAAAAATATCAGTATCAGAAATAGAATCTATACAGTTGGTGAACGCAGTGACTGCATCAGGCGTTGGATAACTTAATGAATCGCCTGGATTAGTAACCCATACTTCATCTGCATCTAGCCATACGTAATACCGGGCCTTCGATATACGCACATCCGTATGCTTCTGGGCGCATTGAATCAGTTCGGTCTTATTTGCTCCAAAATTCTCCCATATACGGCTAGAACAATCACAAAAAACTCCGTTCTTATCCGCCCAATTTTGTATAATTTCTTGAGTATCATCAACAGAGCCAGTGTCGTGAATATACATCGCCCCTTTCCCATTTTTAAGAAAGTGACTCATACTGTCTAGAGCACGCGTGATAATAGGTGCTTCATCACGCACAATCATAATGAGACAGTAATCCGTCACACTCATTGAATAATCCATCCATTAAATTGGTTAGAATGGACCGCTAAATCAATTGCTATATCAACCGTTAACATCAACCGCTAATATCAACCGCTAACATCAAAACCGCCACGGCGCACCATACACATCCTGACGGAGTGGCTCTGGTGCCGGTACACCGGGATAGCTGAACATCTGGATTGTCGGCAAATGGCGGGGGGCTGTGTTAATTGTGATGGCTCTGTTCGTGCCCCTCTCAATAAAGGCCAGCTGTTTCGGCCACGGCGCACACGTACCACCCACCATCGGCGACAGTGCATTGGCAGGAGCCGGCTCAGCTCCCGCTGTCCCCAGAGCGCAGGTCGGCTGGTATTTCTTGGCCGGTGCACGCGACAGGTCGCGGGTCACTCCCCGCAATTCGGACTCCAGATCCACGAGATTGCCCGTAATCATGCTGACCTCTGCGCCACCAACGAGACCAAGCGCATTCCGCCCCGTATCGGGATGAAAGTATTTCTGCGGAATCAGCTTGTATGACCCTGCGATAGTATCCTTCTCAACACGGCCTCTGGGAGCAAATGAAATCGGTGACTGGGCAAGCTCAAACATCCCCCTATTCAGCGGTTGATTTTTAAAACCAACTGCTGAATTTGTAATCGCTGAACGCTACCCTTCGCCTCATCATGCAGCGCCTCTCTTTCTTGCAGAATGCACTACTCACCTCCCCCGACATTTCTATCGTTCGTGTGCTTTAGATGCTGGTTCTCTGTATCTGTCTCTCTATCTCTGTCTCTCAGCAGTTCATATCCCGCACCCACTGCCGAGAAGGAGCGCCACCGTGAATCCATCCCCGCGATGCCACTTCAGGAATCAAGTGCACCGGATTCTGCACATTCGCCGACACATACGGAATAAGGGGCGTGAATTGATTCGAATAGAAAGTGTCGCTGATGGTGCCACAGGACTTGCCCTGCCGGATGAAAGCCGACATCTGCAGATGGGACTCCAGCTCTGCATCGCCCTTGCCACGACCCATGTATGGCACCGTCGCAAACGGACGGGCCTGCACACGGCCACGAATCGGGCAGTGTGGTGAATTGGTGTGAATCGCGTGGTTGCGCAGCACGCTATCTACATCGACGGCGGCGGCAGACCAACCGTATCCTGCGGCCGCGGGCGGAATCACGGGCTGCTGGTAGGCGGTATCCATAGCCTGCATGACCGGGGGAACCAGATTCGTAACCTGATAGACACCGGGCGCCTGGCGCTCCTTATCCTGAACATACTGATCGCAAGGGTCATCATGAACACGGGTGAAAGCAAATGTCTGCAAGCCGCGGTCTTGCATGTTTCTCTCTGATAAACAACCGGTTTTTCGTTGTGGGACTTGTGCTGGTTCTTTGGTTCTTTGGATTCTCTGGATTCTCTGGATTCGCTTCCTCTGCAAAGGAGATTCATGTGAGTTTCTGTCCCTGCAGAGCAGGGATAATAGCTTAACGTTAGGTAAGCTTCTGGTCCTGCAGAGCAGGGCCAATAGCTCACATTCATGTGAGCTTCTGGATACTGCGCCAAGGATAATTGTCATTACCTGTTCCATAGTAGTTGCACGCCTCCTGGTTGCCCTCCTTGCACATCTGGCCCGGAACACGGAAAAGCCAATCGGCGAAGGCACCCTGGTCATTCGGAATCGTCGTCGATGGTTGGGCTACCCAGATACGCTGATTCTGCGTTTTCTGAAACACATCGCCGGGGTCACTGGCAAACATCGTCTGGAAATAGCTATCGAGCTCCTTACGGGTCGCGGCTCCCTGAACCGCTGCCGCCGGCTCTCTATACGGATTATCACCAATCTCCGTCAGTAGCACGTTCATAAACGGATTCGCCGATGTCGGATTCGTGCGTTGCTGAGGCGGCATACCAATCACGTCGGGTGCATACGCTCCGTCGACCGCGCGTTCATCCACGAGGGGCGCATCCGTCAGCTGTGGCCACGTAACAAATCCTTCACGCACTGCACCATGGGAATCCATATAATACCATGCTACCACAGCAAATGCCCCAATCGCCACGCCAACCAGCAGCCACGCCGGATTCAGCCGGACGAGCGCCAGCATTATTCCAAGATAGAGACCCAGACGTGTCAATGAATTGAGTGCAGATGCCGTACACCGTTGGTCTTTTGCCGTAAATGGAAAAAACTCCGCTGCCTGACGCCACAGAATTGTGGGGTCCTCTACCCACATCGTCGGACACTTGTTGCTCATTCCTTACTCTGGGTGGAGCCTTTGCGTTGTTCCATCTTCTTGCGAAGCCGCTCCTGAACTGCCCGTCGCCGTTCAGAAGGAGCGCCATCATTACTACTACCACCGCCAAACAGGCTCGACAACCCAGCTACACCTCCCGCCATATCCTTAAATTTATCGATGGCATCTTTGAAAAGAGGGTGTTCCTTAAAAATCGAAATAAATTCCTGTGCTTCTGCAAGAAGTTCTTCACGATTCAGAGAGCCGCTTTGAATCTGCTTCTGAATCTTTTCGGCGATACGTTTTGCTCCAGAGATGAGAAGTGATGGATCGCGCTGATACATATTTGAAAGACCATACAGAACATCTTCAATATTATTTCCTGAGAAAAGTGACGGGTTGATTCCGAAATCCTCGGGTTTAAACTGACTTGACATTTCTTTTGCCATTTTCGCGATACGACCATTGCGAAGACGCTCTGGAATCTCTGGAAAGGGAAATTCTCCCCCTGAAGTATCGGTAAAAAAACTTTTCAGTCGGTCGACTAGGGGCTGGAAATGTTCCATTGATTCCGAAAATATATCGAAAGGGTCGTTTTCGCTGATATCCCCATTGCTCCTTCTGCTCTTTTTTTCTTGAGTGAAAATATCTAATAGAACAGCCTGTGCGTCGGGACTGAGTGTTTCGTTTGTGGAAACAGCCGCCTCGAGAACCAGTGTGCGAAGATAGCGCCATATTGCAGTTCGTGTGGCTTCACTAATTTCTAACCACAGCACTGGTGTTAAACGGACAGCCCCTAGAATGAATCCTTGCCGGGCGGGACCAAATAGAGCGGCACTGTCTTTTGATGCAAGTATCGGTAGATGCGCCTGCCATTGCCGCCAGAGCTGTGTCGGAGTTACTGATTTAGTTCTGTTAATAGCTTCTGACTGCTCTGGAAATGTACCAGCTAGTTCGCCACAAAATGAAAGTAATATCGTATCGAATTTCGACATTCTGCCGTTGCATGTTAATTTATAATATTGATGTTACCGCGCAACCGGGTAGGATATAAATTTGGTTCCAACCAGTAGGGGATGAAACGATACAGTCGCAGAAAGCAGCGCCGAAACAAACAGACCCGACGGGTGCGGTTCCAGCTTCAGGTCGGTGGAGCGGAGAGTGGATCACTGATGCAGTGGCTCTCCGAATTGAAGCAACTTCTGCAGAAAGAGCGTCTGCAGAGCGGCTGGACGCTGGGGTCATTACGTAGGCCTGAATTGACACCCGCGCCGATTGACAACATGGAGGATCAACAGAGCCAGCAGAGACAGGAAAGCCAACAGAACATAACGCATCAGGATGATGTAAATTGGAAGATTAACACAAAATACTTTCCTTCGGATATTCGTATTTTAATATCCGCAGTGCGTAATACGCTGGCGTGGGTCTATCCCGATTTGGATACATATGATGCGAAGCGGCTCATATGGGAACAACAGACCGACGCATCTTCATTTGTGCAGTTGCTAAAGAAAGATAACGAACAGCTATACGACATGATGGTCGCCATCCAGGGTGAGCTAGAGAAGAGATTCAAAAGCATTGATTCTACATATGAATCGGCGGCCGAACAACCCGCACTGATTATGTGGGCGTTAGCAAATCTGGCGATATCTAAAAAAGAATATCCGATTACCGAGATTTCCGCCAAGACACCGGCGCAAGCCTAGAAAGCTAAGCCAGTGTATCAGGCACCCGTCTCGCCAACAGCACCAGACTTTTCAGATACTTCCAAATATGTTGCTTGTTCGTCTCAGACATAGATGTCCAGTGCTTCTTGAAAACCCAGAACAGAGTCAGCATATCCGAATACTGCGAATCGAAAATCGCCTTGGCGTTGTCAATTACATAGGCATCGTCTTCAACCAGGATACGCTCCTGGACAGTAGGATTGACATACTCCGCAAACAGCCGGTGAAGCATTCGGGGATTCGCCTGTTTCATCAGCTTCATCGCCTGGACACCCATGAGTAGGTCCTTCTCCTCAGGATATGTTTCTGCGAGGTCCTCCACAAATGCAATCAACTGGTTGCAAAATGCCCCCAGAGCCGACATATTCTGTTGTATGATTATGTTGGCTGTGTTTAGATTGGACGCAGACGTATAAATTTTCAGTGTTTCTGCAACTAACGGCGACCCGGTCCGATATCCCGCTGCCGCTCTGCCTGAAACGCCGACATACGCTCATCCATTGCCCGTGCCTTCGCCGACATGGCGGGCCCGCCGCCGCCACCGGCGCCTCCTGGCTGTCCTCCTATGGGCGCTCCTGTAGAATTGTTGGCCTGCGGAGCATAATCATTGAGTCCCACCTGGTTCGCCGCTAATCGGACCATTGCGCCCTGTCCTGCCGATGTATCTTCGCCAATAAAACAGAAGCCTTCATCGCCGGATGCACACAGCGAATCCGCAATCGCATCGAGTCCCTCCGAGCTACTGACGCCCAGTGCTGTGGATGGACCCATGGGACCGCCTCCGTCACGGATACTGCGGGGCTTTGCGCTCTTGCTTCCGCCACTTTCCCGCATGCGCCGTTCTGATAACCAGTTCATTACGGCAGCGTCTTTTCGGGGCTCGGATTCGCCGGCAATGACCAGCGTCGGAACGGCCTTCAGCCAGCCGGGCAGAGTCGGTCGGGGCTTTCCTGGTTGAACATCCACGCAGACAAATCGAAATTCCGATGACCACGGCGTTTTGCTCAGTTGTTCCAGAAACATCTGTGAAAAACGGCATCGGGTAGAGTAAAAACAGACATGAGGCGAAGACTGACTCATTGTAACGGTCGGCGGAATTTGCTAGGCTGGCGTGCCGCTTGCCTTTTGCCTCTTCTCTGCACCAAGTGCAAAGGCAAATACAAACACAACCACAAACTTGACCTAAACCACTGCCCCCCTTAGAGTATTCAAGATGTCTTTCACCAATTATGTTGAATCGGGTCCTTCTCTGCTCACGGGCGCCGCCCGCATCTGTGGAACATTCCGGCTTGAGGGAACATCCATGACCGTGGCCAATACTCTCCGCCGGGCAATCCTTACAGAGACCCGTTCTGTTGGCTTTCGGGCGGATCTGACGGACCCAACGAATCCGGGCATCCGAATCAACAAAAACACGTCGGTCGTATTCAATGAGATGCTGGCCCACCGGCTCACGCTGCTTCCTCTGGGTGTGGTGCGCATCGACGATTTCAAACCAGAGCGATACGAATGTGTTCTACGCAAGCGACACGATGGCTCTGCGGTAGCAGCAACGGCGCCTCTGCACGTCAAGGCCAGCGATTTCCAGCTACGCGAAAAGCAGGAGGATGGCACATGGGTCGATTTGCCGACCGCGGCAGTAGAAGCCATGTTTCCGGCGGATCCCATTACTCGTGACACGTCTCTGTTAGTGACACTCCGTCCTCAGTGGAATCCGGAGCAGCCGCCTGAGGAGGTCGATTTGGTTGCCTATCCCGTCGTTGCCAAAGGCCGCGACTTTATGGGATTCTCTCCCGTTGCGCAGGCGACGTTCGGGAACACTATTGACCCGGACCCTGTGCGTCAGGAGCGATTCTTCTATGATTGGATGGCGGCCTATAAGAAGGTGAGCGAGCCGTCATCGTTGCCACCGGAAGTCCTGGAGCGGCATCGTAAGGAGTGGCAGACCATGGCTGTTCAGCGGTGCTTTATCGTGGATGAATTCGGAGAGCCGACATCGTTTGACTTTACCGTAGAGAGTGTAGGCATTCGGCCGGTGCCCGATATTGTTGCGGAGGCGCTGAGGGCCGTGATTGACCTCGTGCGGCCGTATGCTTCGGCGGAGACCGCGATGGAGGAGCTGGGTATCCGTGCGCAGCCTCCTGATAGCCGGATGGTAGGAATTGACCTGAATTTCGATGGTCAGGAGCACACGCTGGGATGTCTGCTACAGGCCTTTATTACGGAATTGTATCTGGATTCTGCTTCTACAGCAGATACGCCGATTGCCTTCGTTGGCTACAAGGTCAAGCATCCGCTCAAGCGGGAAGTCACATTGCGATTCGGAATGCGTGACGCGTCTGCATCTGCATCTAGTGAGGCGACAGTGGGAGTTGCACGACAGGCCGTGGCGGCGGCCGCGGCGCGGGCCGTGACAGTCTTTGAGGAATTGGGGCGGAGCTGGGCTTCTGTAGCTGGACCTGGATTTGGACCTGGACCTGCTGCTTCTGGTGCTTCTGGTGCGGGCGCAGGTACAGCACTAGAGGGATAAATGAAGCAAAAGACAAAAGGCAAAAAAAAGAAACAAAGCGGACCGTCTCTTTTTGAACACACACGGTAGAGATGTGGCATATGTGTATTATGTTTGGCGCCTTACTCGTTTTGGCGGCACTTCTGATTCATTGGAAGCCCCGTGTGCAACTGGAAACAGAAGAAGGCTTCACCGTCGCGGCAGTAAACCCCACACTGGTGCCTGCCTGCACGGCGCGGTCAGAGGCTGCCCAGCGTCTTCTGGCCCGTGTCGCCACGATGCCCGCCGGCGGAGAAAACACGGATGCAGATGAACTCCGACTACTCGTATCGAAAGTCTGTTGTATGGAAGCCGATATATCTTCTCCGGCCGCGGGTGTTATCCGCACGCTGTCGCTGCAGTTCCGGACATCGCATGATATGGATGTGGCGTCGACCATCGTAGGAAACTGCAGAGCCGCAGTGTTACAGAACCGCGATATTGAGCTCATTCAGGATAAGTTCTCAACACGGGGCCACGAGCTCATCGGTCGTTTAATCGGTTCAAAGGATGCACATGACGATTTTGATGCAGTTCTGAAGCGCTTACAGTGGGCGATGACATCGTTTTGCAAAGTGCCAGCACCGAATATGCAGACACCGCCGGGGCCCCGCGATGCGGCCTACTGGGAATCGAACGATACTGCCGACCTCAGCCAATACCAGGGCGTTTCTGCACTTCCTAAGTAGCCAGTTATTTGAACTCTATACCGTCTCTAATGTTTTCGTAATTTCACCATGGGTAATATTACGAAAATATAAGTTATTAGAAGGTTAAATAATTTTGGGATTGCCACGTAGAAGGAATGCAGAATACGATGGGACTCAAGGAGCGGGTTGACGCATGTGTGCGGGCTACAGAGGCGACGTTCGGGCGTTCAGTAGCGGAAGACCTTTGTAACGAAGCAGTTCTGAAGAGCCGCGGCCTTGTGTCTTCTCGGCGACAGAGCAGGAGCCAGAGCAAGAGACAAAGCAGGAGACAGAGCAGGAGACAGAGCAGGAGACAGAGCAAGAGACAGAGCAAGAGACAGAGCCAGAGCAAGAGACAAAGCCAAAGACAGAGACAGAGCAAAAGACGAACATCCACCGCTTAGCATGTGTGAAATACCATCTGCAGAAGCACTAGGAGCCCCAGTGTGTAGAGGAGAGAGGGAATCGGTCGGGCCAACGTCGTCACGCGCACCAACACATTATTCCACAGCCACTGCACCACAAACAGCTCTAACACAATGAGAAGCAGAATCGCCACACTGGCTCCCATCAGTCCAAACTGAGACATCGGCGCACCAGGATTCGTAAAGTTTTCCACGACATAACCAATCAGCGGATACATTTCTACTGATTGGCGCTAAATTAGTTGGATTCTAACTGAAGATTCTCTGTAACGCGCATCGGTCGGTGCTCATCCAGAAATAACGCGCACTTTTCCGCCATTTCCTTGTTGCCCTGGAAGAAATCCGTCAGGGTCGATACCAGATACTTCTTTGTGATAGGTGCCTTAGTTTTCTTCACCTGTTGCCGGAGCGCCCCAGCAGAAATTTTCAGCTGTCCCAGCTGGTGACCCTTCATGATTTTGCTAATCATATCGCGGACGAGCTTAATGCGCTTCTTCTTCTCACGCAGAGCCGCAGTCAGTGTGTCTGTTTCGTCACGGAGAGTCATCCACTCTTTCACGAGATTCGGCAGTTGTGATGTGGATAGTTCCTCCATACCTTCCATCTACTGGGTCCTCTTTTCTTAGCCCCAATGATGAAAAAATGAGGGCCTGAGGGGGTCACCAGAATACAAATCACAACAATGCCACAGAACTCAGCAGAATATGCGGAATCTACGATGCGACGATTCCTTACGAATCTTCTTACTCTTCGCGCCCAACGTCATCTACGGACTCTAGCGGTGATTCACAACTGGAGTCCGGAGGTCCTGAACGAGCACATGGCCAAATTCGTTACACCACAACGATTTGCATCTGTTTCTAAGCTTACGCGAAGTACAGCTTAATCTTGTCCCGTATCTGCACGCGGCAGATATAACATGCCGTCATTTGGTTACGACAACAATCTTCACAGAACGTGTGGCCACACGGAGTCACTGCCTGGCTTATTTCGCGGGTCATGCAGATGGAACATATCGGTGCCGTCGTCGCCGCTCTTTGAAATGTCCCAAGACTCAGAAGCGGGCGCAACGTAGTGAATTTTTTGAATTGCGTCGTCAATTCCTTAAAGTCGTTTTCAAGGTCGATTTTCTCAAGCACAGAATCCAGATATACACGGGTAGAATTACCCAACTGTTCGAGCTCTGAGGTGGGCTCCATAAACATCAGGTCATTGATACGCTGGCTCACCGCTTCCAAGCGTTTCAGTTTCTCCTCAAGGCGACCCTCTGCTGCGGACAGTGCCGATGCCGAATTTACGTATAGACGGATGGCTTTTTTGAGATAATCGCGCAGCGCAACAGGAGAGATACCAAGCTCTGTTTCTATTTGTCCTGGTATTTCGGATGCGGTGCTGAGAGCTAAATCCTTGATTGATGATGTAAAACTCCACGTTGGTTTGCTGTATTTATTTAGGACTGCGAGACATCTCTGTGTTATTTCCATATCCGTCATTGATGCAGAAGAAGCGCCAGAAGAGGCAGAGGCAGAAGAAGAAGAGCCAGAAGAAGAGGCAGAGACAGAAGCATGTCCATCCGCCAGCAGAAATTTTATAATGCGCACATTCTGCTGATTCATACAATCCTGAAGTTGCTTACGCCACGAACGAAGAAACTGCCGGTCGTCTGGTGCCGAAAGATTGAGCTCGTGCAGATTCCGTGCAGAAATATTGTGAATGGCTGCCGTCATGGGTCCGCACATGGGTGACGCGTGAATAGGACCGGAGCCGGCGTCCTGTTCTTCAAACGTTGCTGTCGCCATTGGCAACAAGGCATCCATCTTAATGGAAATGGAGACCTTCTGCGAATTTTTTTCTACGCAGACAGTTTCGCCTGAGCATTTCTGGCATTGGTAAGCGCTTTAAGTCGCTGCTCATCTGTAGCGTCAGGATGCACCGCCACGCGTACACTGGCATCGTATGCCTCCGTATAATGTTCTGTCTGAAATGCAACAACCGCTACCATATCGTCAAACATGAGCGAATATATCTGCGGATTCGCAAATAGCCAGCCTTCTTTCGTTTTGCGGTTTTTTGTCAGCATCATGAGAGAATATAGCTCCTGGGTCATCTTCCATTGTTCTTTAATAAATCGCAGAAGAGTGGATGATTGCACTTCCAGGCGTTCTGGGCACAATTGTACACCCTGCCAAGCGAGTCGCATGATGCGGTCCTGGCCGCCGACCATGTTAATCAAATTCATACACGCGATATATTTCTCTTGTTCCCAACCACCGCCACTGATATCAAGATATTTCTGATACCATAGTTGCGCATCTAGATATCGTCCAGCATCGCGATAGCTCTGCGCCAAATAGAATAACGTTCGTGTATCTGTGGGTTTTTTTCGGTGCTCTACCTCAAGTGTCATCGCATCCTTCAGATACTTATTGGGGTCACGGGAACGAAATCCTTCGCACCGGGTCTGCATCCAACAGTTGCTGGGAAGCATGGCAACCCGCGGTTTCTCGGGTGCTCTGCGGAGCTCAGGAAATTCATGGACCACGCCGCTATATACCCAGTCGGCAGCGATGCGAAATATTTGAACCCGTTGGTGTATTATGTTACCGTGACGGATTTTAATGATGAATCCATCCATATCGGGCATTGACCATAGTTTGGGTGGTAAAACTTCGCCGACCATGTTATCGTCGGCATCTAGCATAATCGCCCAGTCCATACGGTCACGGCAGAGTTCGAGCGCCTCCGTGCGATTGTGACCGAAATTTTTCCACGGACGTTCTTCTAGATAACCAGAGATGTCGGCGAAAGTGGTTTTGATGATTTCTTTTGTTCTGTCTGTTGAGCCTGTATCGACGATGACCCAGGTGTTTATCCATGGACGCACGGATGTCATTGCGCGCTCGATATTGGTCTCCTCATTTCTACAAATCATGACGAGACCAACTCTTTGGTGTGCCATTTCCCTGCTCTGTGGTCAGCATAGGCTAAAAAGTTGAGGCAGTAACCGCGCAGCCACGGATGACCCAACCACGATGATTGGGGTTCTCGAACTGGCTTCTAAGTATCGGTATGGACTAACGAGTCGCGGGACGCCGATGTATCTGTTTGTGCCGTATGATCCGGAGCTGCCGGATATGATAGTGGGATGCTCAGAGCGCGATGTGACACGGAATCAGATTGCGTGTGTTTCTGCATATGAAAACAAAGACAAAGGAGTGAAGCCGCGTGGGAATCTCGTGAAACTCTACGGTCGAGTGGGTGACAAGGCCGCAGAGACGGCGGCACTTCTCGATTATTATTGTCCTGTATTTGGTCTGCCAAAAGATATCGGTGTTCCTGAGCCGGACCTTACGGGGCGACCTGTGCTTTCTGCTGATACGGGATGGATTACCTTCCACGTGGACCCGCCGGGCTGCCGCGATGTGGATGACGTAATTGCATGGTCTCCTACGGAACGACGGTGGGCCATCACGATTGCGGATGTGGATGCATTCGTTGGCTCTAATGAGGCGTTACTGCAACGCTGCCGAACAATTGGTCAGACATTCTATGACCTGGAGGGCAGAGCGGTCAGGCCTATGCTGCCGGCGGCGATAAGTGAGGAAGCCGCATCGCTGTTACCTGGACCGCGTATTCGACCAGGAGTGACGCTATTCTGTGATGAAGATTGGCGACCGGTAGAGAAAGGATGGGCATTAACAGCCATTCGGGTCGATAGAACGCACACATATGATTCTGCTACTGCGTTGATTTCAGAATTGCCGATTCCTGCTACGACCGATTTCCATGACTGGATTGCACAACGCATGATTTGCTACAATACGGCGGCAGCGTCTTTACTAAAGGAGGCAGGGGTCGGTGTGCTGCGTTGTCAGAGTGTAGCAGATGCCGATGCTGTAGCGGCTTGGAGATTAATTCATCAGGATTTAGTTCATATGGCAAATGAGGCGGCGACCTATGTGCCATCTGTATCCGCCTATGGTCATGCTGGTCTTGGTGTAGATAGTTACTGCCATGCATCGAGTCCTTTGCGCCGGTATGCGGATCTGTATAATCAGCGTTTTCTGAAGATGATTATTATGGGGTCTCGGATTGCTGATTGTATGGATTCCGTGGCAGATAATCTGAATCAACGCTGCAAAGCAGGGCGATGTTGGACGCGTGATTTAACCTTCTTAGAGCTGGTGCCGGTAGGAAAAACGCTTACTTTAGAGATTGTATGGCTTTCGGATACGTCGCGTGTATGGGTGCCTGCATGGCGGCGGTTGCTGCGCGTAAGGAATAATACCGATGGTGCGGCTGGATGCAAAGGGACTATTAAAATATTCTGCGATCCGACGAAACGGAACTGGAAACAGCGCATCATGACAGTTTGTATTTAATATGCTGAAATATATATTAAAATATTTTGATTCTGATAGAAATGTTCCGACCGACGTATCAGTTTTTTTTCTTCTCAGGAGCCGATTTGTCCAGAGATAAATCCCGTAGGTCCTCAGGGCTCTGTAGGGCCACAAGGCTCAGCGGGTCCTCAGGGCTCTGTAGGGCCACAAGGCCCGACTCTCCCTATTTCTACAGCATTGGGAGCAACAGGACATTTTTTATTTGCGCAATCTGATGACGAAATTGTGTATGATAATCCAATTATTAGCTATACAGGTAGCAGTGTTGATATATCAGGATATGTAAATATCGGTATGACTGGCACAACGGCACAACTCACTGTATATGGAAATACGACGATTAATGGCAAGCTGAACGTGACTGGTCTGATTGACCCGACTGGTCTAGCTCTAAATCCCCAAACCGCTGCACCAGCGACTCCATATCCGGTAATGTGGGTCGATCTCTCAAGAAATTTTAATTTCAGTAATAATATTGTTATTGGTGATATAACGATCGGGATAACAGCCACACAAAGCAACACACTTACACTCAATGGGTCATTTATTCCTACTGCAAATAACACATATTCGCTTGGAACTACTGGTTATCTATGGAAAGAATTGTATCTTGGTCCTGGGACTATTAACATTGCGGGGCCGACCGGCTCTACTGCGTTTGGAACTATCGGCACCGATCTTGCGGGTATTGTATACACAGAGTCAGGATTCGCAACACCTTCTTTAGTTGTCGGACCGAATATCGCGTCATCGGGTGCGGTGGGAGGATGGTTGATGGGAGTAACCGGTAACAGCAATAGTAATAATTACGACTTAACGGCAATTCAAAATGTATCTACTGCCTTTGGAGGAACGACTGGTCCCATATATTCTTTAATTAACGTTGTGCGTTCAATTACCGGAACGAATGGCGTGACAGTGACAACGATTCCTGGAACTACTGCACAGCCAAAGATTAACTATAGTGTTGGATTGGCGGTGGTGCCAGGGCTAACAGCAGGCATGTATATGAATCCGGTAGTTTCTGTGAATAATTATGGGCAAGTTACACAAATCACAAATGGGTCATCGGTGTATGGTCCGCAAGGCTCAATCGGTCCACAAGGAGTAGCAGGTCCTCAAGGCTCATTCGGCCCTCAAGGAGTAGCAGGTCCTCAAGGCTCAATCGGTCCACAAGGAGTAGCAGGACCTCAAGGAGTAGCAGGACCTCAAGGAGTAGCAGGTCAGCAAGGAGTAGCAGGACCACAGGGTGCAATCGGTCATCAAGGAGTAGCAGGACCACAGGGTGCAATCGGTCCGCAAGGCTCAATCGGTCCGCAAGGAGTAACTGGTCCGCAAGGAGTAGCAGGTCCTCAAGGCTCATTCGGCCCTCAAGGAGTAGCAGGTCCTCAAGGCTCAATCGGTCCACAAGGCTCAATCGGTCCGCAAGGTTCAATCGGTCCGCAAGGCTCAATCGGTCCGCAAGGTTCAATCGGTCCGCAAGGAGTAGCAGGACCTCAAGGCTCAATCGGTCATCAAGGAGTAGCAGGACCACAGGGTGCAATCGGTCCGCAAGGCTCAATCGGTCCGCAAGGAGTAACTGGTCCGCAAGGAGTAGCAGGACCACATGGTGCTACAGGAACAAGTGGTTCTTCAATGTCATGGTTAGGAGGTGGTACATATTCTTATAAAACTGTCAGTATTGATATTCATAATAACTTAATTACACAACAATCAATAACCATAACATCGACGAGTGCAAGAGTTTTAGTATTAGGACAGATTGTATTAGATACTACAAGCGGAGGTACTAACGTTATATACGGAACAATCGCAAGAACTGCGCCGCCGGCAATAGGAGGAGTAACAGGAAGTAATTCTATTAACTTATCTTCTGAGTCAGTGACAATGGTTCCAACAATAAAAGGCGTAACAGGGTGTATGGCAATCAGCAATTCACCAAGTAACACTTCGCTTTCTATGTCATTATCGGTCGTTGACCAACCTACTGGTCTAACCGGTGCAACCGGTACATATTATTATTCTATATGGTGCGCTGCTAAATCAGGTGCTCCTAATGTAACTGCTGAAAATGCAATGCTATCGGTTTTCCAAGTTACTCCATAGTAGAAGGGAATCGATTAGCGACCAGACCCTCTCTAAAATAATTACTATTATTGCGTAGTATCACAGTTTAGTAATCTTATCTCCGATGAAATTACTAAAACTTAAGAAAATATCAATCGTGTTATTACATTAAATACACTAAGTAAAGATGCAGGCATCAGACTACCTTGCACAAAGGCGTTTTCAAGCAATATATGGATGTCCTCCAATTCAATGTCTTGGTGCAACAGGTCCCGCAGGCCCCCAAGGTCCATCCGGTGGCTCGTCAGGAGGTCCACAAGGTTCGGTAGGACCACAAGGTTCTGTAGGACCACAAGGTTTCGTAGGACCACAAGGAGTTGCTGGACCACAAGGTTCGGTAGGCCCACAAGGAGTTGCAGGTCCACAGGGTTCTGTAGGATCACAAGGAGTTGCAGGGCCAACAGGTGCGACCGGACCCGGTATAATCACTCAACCCGCCTTCGTCTATTATGTCGCAACAAATGGGCTGACCGGTGCTTCTGGAAGTATTACCGACCCCCTCAACACTATTAACGAGGCACTTACTAAACCCGCATCCACTATCCCAGTAGATGAACCGGGTATGGTCATATATGTCGCACCTGGCGAGTATTTGGAAGATGTCTCAATAAACCTAACACTGACCTTACCCGCCGTGAGCATCGTCGGTATGGCTGATAATACTGACGATAGTAAGCGGGTTCAAATACGAGGTTCTGTGTCTATCAACGGGACCAACTTTGTGGGACCAGTCAATACTGTAAATACAGTCACACTCAACAATCTTGCCGTGTTAGCAAAGAATGCTACGACATCGGCAGTTAGCATCTCGGGACAAGGTGTGAGGACTTACCTCAAAAACGGGCTATACACAACACCCTTTACCGCTACGGCACCTCTCATATCACTTTCCTCAACGGGGGCAACCTCAAACACCGTAAATCAACTGGTGATAGATGCGTGTAGTATGACTATGAGTGGAGGAGCGTCGCCTATCATTAATGTAGCGTCTGGGCAGATATTTCAGATTATATTCAGTGATTTGACGCAGAAAGGAACTGGATTAGTAGTCAATATGTCGGGTGGAGCATTCCCAGAGGCAAATCAATCTAACTTTATCGCAAACGGAGCGGTTCTCAATCTCGTCAATAGTGTTGCGGGACTGACATCCCTTACAGACTGCCTTGTGTCTGGCAAAGCCTCTACAACGGTCGCACTCATTACTTGCGGAACAAACGCAAACTTGAACTTGACCACCAGCACCATACAGAACACCAATGCTTCAGAGGCAAACAACACGAGCCGATATGTTTATACGACGGGTGCGACGGGAAATCTGGTTTCAGCGATTCGGAACAATTTCACAAACGCCGTAGGGTCGCCAGCAACCCAGATTACGCCTTTCCAAGCCGCAGTCCCCGCCGCGTCACAACTGTTATACTTCGCGAACATATATACCAATATTACCGCGACACTTATCGGCAATCTGCCGGCTCAAGGAGGTGCGAATTGGAATCTTGTCCGACAGTTTAACAACGACCTATACACCCAACAGATACAAGTTATAGCGACATCAGGGACGGCGATTGTCCTTACCCCTACCACACGAGGTAAAACGTTTATTCTGACGGGGACGGTGCCACAAGCGTTCTCCACACCGGGATTTACTTTGGCAGATGCAGATTTCTTCGTTGTGGTCCATAATGGAAACGCCACTGGTGGCGGAGACATCAACATGACAGGAATGACGGGGACCACCATCATACATAATAAGACATCAACGGCGAACGGTGGTATAGTGTATCTCTATTGGAACGGTTCGGGTCTTGTAGGGTATTGACGGCATAAAATCTTTTATTAGATGAAGATCCATAAAGAACGTGTGTGTGAGCGATACGGGTTAGACCCGAACGAATCCTACAGCCTCGCTAAGTTTGTCATCGGCTTCTGGTTCTTGGGCTTGGACAAACCGAATGCCTTTTGCCTTCGCCATAGGCGGATTTGGTGCGTCTTTCTTGTCTGACCGCTTGGCCTTCTAGTGTGAATCTTGGGGGCAGGAGGCTGCACACCACTCGCTTTAGTCCATGATTAGGGCGTGAACGATGCAGTCCTGCCGCGTCGATTCTATCAATATCTCAAATATCAACAAATCTGTCATTATTCATCTAAAGTCACTACCCCATGCTGCTTACTACAAATCTAAACGCTATTGTAATGTCAGGACTATGTGAAAAACTATGAGTTTCGAGTTACTACGAAATACCAGCATGTCTTAGAGGATGGCTGCTGAAGCGCTGGCCCAATTTATGTCGGCCTACACGCTCAAAGGCCAACACGTTCCCGACCGTGCTATGACGCGCTACCGTCACGATATCGGCAAAATGACCGAAAATAACGAAATATCCACGGGTCCCGGCCGCTACATGCTCGGCGTCCCCAATCGCTACGGCAACGCGGCTTTCGTTGCCGAGCCCACGCTCCTGAATCAACGCTGGGGTGCGTCTCACGATATGTCCTCCACCAAAACCGACGTTGAATCCGACCTCACCAATCGTGGCCGACCTCATACACGTGCCGTGTGTGGTCAGTATAATCCCGGTGACGATGCAAACACCCATGCGCTGACGGCCATGCCCGAAGTCACCTGGCCGCGCAACTGGGAACGGCTTACGGATCCCGCCTCAACGCTCCGAGGCACCGGCTGGAATCGCTGGGAGTGGCTCTGCCAGAATCCGCAAGAAAACACGATGGTTCCCTTCGAATACGGAGTGGAATCTCGTCTGGCCGCAAAAGATGGCTATATGCAACGTCTGGCCGTCGGAACGCCGTTGGCCACCACACAGGTCGCACAGGAGCATCGGTTTCTCTGCGGCGAACTGTATGTAGAGCCGGCTGTTCCTGTTGCACGACCCCAGGGACCTGGACCTGGATTTCAAACCACAACATTCACTGACGCCTATCCCGGTGCGTCGCAACATCCATCGGCAATGGGCGGCGCAACACTTGTCCGCGATACTCCACGGGGGCTCGTGGCACCTCAGAGCGCCATGCATGCACCGGGCGATGTCGGCGCCGTGCTGGAGCGCATACGGGCAGAGACAGGTGCAATGGCACCGCCCCCGCCTTTCAGTCCGGAACCAATGCCACAGCGTATTCGCATGTAGTTAAAGACTCTCAATGAAATTCCCGCGACTTCCATCAGAGGATGGATGTCGCAGCAATTGCCGGTCTGCTGGCCGTAGGATATTTATTGTCACGAGGTCCGGCGAAACAAGAACAAGCGGAGGGATTCGAATCACATACAGACAGCGACCGGTCGATGCCGGATCTGGCAAACGGTGGTCTCCCTCCACCTATTTACACCGATGCCCGCACGCCTCCCAATCAGGCCACTATTCCTGGCAAACCCCGCACCCCCTATCGCACGGCTGATGATAACCTAGACCTGTTTTATAATCTGCCTTCCGGTGGGTCTCTGCCATCCCAGCCCTACTTACAAGAAGACCTGTATGCCCGCAGTCTGGTCTATCAGAATCCGCCTCCCGTCGCACCGCCCAGACCCAACCAGGCCGTTACCGCCCAGGTGCGCGTCAATACGGACGGTGTTGAGGCACCTCCCGTGTATAACTCTGGGAAAACCATCATTTCGCCACTCTCAGGCCTGCCCATGACTCCTGACGAATTCACCCACAACAACATGGTTCCCTACTTCCGCGGCTCAGCCAAACAGAACATGCGCGACGATATTCACCGTCAGACCCTCGATAATTACACGGGAGCCGGCTCTACCGTCATCAGCAAACGCGAAATGGCACCACTGTTTGAGCCCACACGGGAGCCGATGGGCAATCCCAATGGTCTCGAGAGTGTTACGGATTTCATGCAGGACCGCATTGTGGCACCCACCAATCGGGCTAATGAGACACCCATTCAATCCACCATGGTCGGTCGCGGTATTGCACAGGGCTACTCTGCTTTCCCCGTGGGCGGCTTCCAGCAGTTCGAGGTGCTGGAGGTGGCGAAGCAGCGCGCCACTATCGATGAGCTGCGGGCGGAATCGAATCCCCGTGTGACCTATGAGACCCCCGTAGTGGCCGGCAAATGGGTCAATAGCATGCCCGCGCTCACCGGCGAAGTGCGCAAGTATCGTCCCGACAAGTTCTGGCTCAACGAGGAAGGTGAGCGCAATCTGGTTACCGTGGGTGAGAACTCCAGACCGACAGAGCGGCCGGCGATTGTGATGCCCGGACAGCAGCGTGCCGACACCTCCAAGGAGATTTTCGGTCCCGCGTCGATGGCCGAATCCAAGCAGACATACAATGTGCCGTCGTTCCGTGCTCCGCTGGCCAATCAGTTCGACGGCTACGGATACCGCAATGCCGACGGCTCTACATACGGTGTTCGGAACACGGATGCAACGAACAATGATTTCGGCAAGGGGGGGTACGACCTGCCGACGAACCAGCGCAATGTCACGGGTGAGCGCAACCAGGGACTGAACCTTACGACGGCGGGTGTTCCCAAGGGGCTCACAGTCTATGACCCGAACGATGTGGCGCGGACCACCGTGCGTGAGACCACCGGGGCGTCGGATTACGCGGGTATTGCCGGTCTCGGCTCCGCTCCCCAGAAGCTGACGGTCTATGACCCGCTGGATGTCACACGGGCGACACAGCGTAACACGATGGCCGAGCCCGATAAGATGCTGAACGTGACGCGGTCGGGAGTGCCGGGGGCAGCCGCGCTGCCGATGCAGGATGGTATGCGTCTGACAACACGTCTCAATACGTCGCAGTCCTATGGCGGAAGCGCGGCTCTCGCGACGGGTAAATTCGGACAGAGCTACGACGGTGCATACAATATGCGGCAGAATCCGAATAAGGAGCTCTTGTCGGCGGGTCGCCAGCCGGTGGCGGGAGCGGGTCTGTTATCGCTGTTCAACGGTGAGGACAGTGTGAATATTACGACATTGCGCAAGGTGGAGGCGGACTATATCAATGACCGGGACAATACGGTGGACCGTGTGGTGGGTCCGCCGGTGGGCATTGAGGCGATTGGCATCCAGCGACCGCGCCAGCCGCTGAAATTGGATATTTCGGTTGACCGGAATATTCACGAGATTCTGGACACGCTGAATGATAATCCGTATGCGCTGCCGGTCCATCGGATTGCGGCGGGATTAGCGGGTCCAGCAGAAATCTCGGCGGCGATGTCGGGCGGAGGCTACGTGATGGGCGGCGTGAAGAGCTACGCGCATTCATGAACGCCAGCCTAAGACCACTATGAATGTCTAAAGACAGATGGACTGTCCTGTTTCGGATCCTTTCCGACCGAAGCAGATATCGGACATGGCGGGTAACTGGCAAGGGATAAGCGCCTTGTTGCATTCGGCAAATCCGCCCAGTTGTATAATCGCCGGGCCCGCTGGATGCGGCAAGTCATGTGCTACGCGACTGGCTCTTACGGGAACAATCGCGTTATGGCTGCGTTGCTCAGGCGACCCGAATCTGCGCGATGCACGGGAACGAATCAAAACGATTGCGCGGCGACGCGTAGAGACCGGTCAAATCGCATGGATTGTTCTGGAGCACGCGGATGCTCTGCATGCCGATGCCCAGGCGTTTTTGCGCCGCATTATCGAAACGGCTATCGGCGGAACGCGGTTCGTATTGGAAGTGCGCGATTTGGCCTCGATTGCCGAGCCGCTACTGTCGCGGTGCCAGCTTGCCGTTGCACCAACACCGCTGCCCTATGAGATTCGCGCGGAAGTTATGCGTAGAGCACCGACCGTCACGCTGGAGCAGGCGGAGCAAATCGTCAAAGATTGTGACGGCAATGTCCGTTGGGCCATCTTACAGGCACTGGGGAGCGGTGACCGACAGGTAGATACATCCGTGCCGGCAGCAGACACGGTTCAGGATTGGCCGGCACTGTTGGCTGCGCTTGAGCGGCTCAATGAAACGGGCTCTGTATTACGGACGTGGTTGGGTGACGAACGCATACAATGGGAACGCGCGGGCGGGGCCTGTCCGTGGGCTTTGACGGCGAATATGTTGTCTAAGCAATTATCCTAATCATATACGGAGTCGAATAGAGTTTGGTGTTAGGCTCCTTGAATACAAATCGTTATTCACCCAATAGGAATGAAACATATCTTGATAGTTGGAGCAGGGCTATCCGGATGCACACTTGCCGAACAACTTGCAGAGAAGGGTCATCGTATCACAATAATAGAAAAACGTGACCATATAGGTGGTAATTGTTATGATTATCGTGATGAAAATGGTATTCTCATGAATAAATACGGAGCTCACCTATTTCACACAAATTCACTAAGAGTTCGAGAGTATGTTCAGCAATTTGCAGAATGGGTTCCTTGGAAACACGAAGTCATTGGTAGAATTGGCAACACATATTTTCCGATTCCTGTAAATATAGACACAGTAAATACATTGTGTGGGACCAATATTAAAAATGAGGCAGAAATGAAAGAATGGCTTGCTTCGTGCACTATCTCGGTCGGCCCAAACGGCGCCGCAAATTCAGAAGAAGTAGCACTAGCACGCGTAGGTGACCTTTTATATCAGAAAATATTTAAAGATTACACATACAAACAATGGGCAAAATATCCCGCTGAGCTCGATGCAAGTGTCTTGGAGCGGATTCCGGTGCGGACGAATCACGACCCGTGCTATTTCTCCGATGACTTTCAGGCATTACCAAAGGATGGTTATACAGCATTCATCGCAAATATGATAAAGAATCCGAATATTACGGTTCGCCTACGAACAGAATATACACATGACATGCGTGCACAGTATGACTGTGTATTTTATACAGGGCCGATAGATCTATACTATGCGGCGGCGGGGTATCCGAAACTTGAATATAGGTCTATCCGTTTTGAAATTGAACATCTTGATGTTGAAAAATTTCAGCCTAATTCGGTTGTTAATTATCCTTCTGCAGATGAGCCCTTTACACGTATTGTAGAGTATAAGCATTTCTTAGACCAGAATATTCCAGGTCGCACCACCATCGTTCGTGAATATACAATGTCTGACGGTGACCCCTATTATCCGGTTCCCACGAAAACAAATCAAGAGGTTTTTCAGAAATATAAGAAGTTAGCTGCTGAAGAAAAATCTGTATTCTTCGTGGGTCGTTTGGCAAACTACAAGTATTATAATATGGATGCAGCGATTCTAGCTGCATTGGAAGTTGCCGATAATTTTATGTAGGGCTTCTCTCTATAAATTATTTTAGACCTTACATCGTAGTGTCGCATTTTAGTAATATCCAATATCTGGTTAAGAATATACAGTAGTGAGTTAAAAGCCGCTACAACGAATCCCGGAACGCTACAGAAGATGGATAATGTGGCCACCTACTCAGAGGCCCGTTCGGAATATACCAAGCAGCTGGCCACCTTCGTGGTTCCGGCTCTGCTGACGTGGTTTCAGACGCTCTGGTCACGGAATGCGGCCGACCGAAACCGGTGCATGGCTCTGTTCCAGAATGAATGTGAGGAGATTCCGCGATGGAATAGCGACCGGGTGCATGATGAGGCGCGGGCTCTGATTGAACGGAGTGGATGCGATTACATGGAGGAGCTGATGACGGCGGTCTTTATTGCTCATACGAAGATTCTGACGGCGGTGCGTCTGTCAAAGAAGAAACAGGAGCTGAGTATCACGGTTCCCAAGCTGGACCATTTTGTCCATCGGATATTTCGGGAGGCGGCACGGGCGTTCTGGAAAGCGCCGTTTCTCTTTCAGGATACGGGTAGCTTCGTAGAGCGCCAGAAGAACATTCTGCAGATTGAGGGACTCGCAACAGAGGCCATTACCACGGCGGTTCGGTCGCTCCTTCCGGTCAAGGATATACTGAATCGGTATCTGGAGGCGGATACGGAGGAGGTGGATGATGAGACAGAGGCGGTTTCTGTAAGTCCGGTTGTTACGGCTCCTGCTCCTGTTTCTGCTGCTCCTTCTGTTGCTGCTGCTCCTCCTGCTTCTGTTCCTACTCCAGAGAAATCCGAAGTATCTGCATCGGACGCAGTAACAACAACGACAACAATAACCAAAGAAGTAGCTGCTGTAGAAGCACCGGCACCTTCCGTTGTGCAAATCGACACCGAGCCGGCGGTGCACTTTTCCGATTACGATGCCGTATTTCAGGAAGGCAAGGTCGGTCCCGAAATGGAATATAATCCGAAGGATGATGATATCATTGAAGAGGGGCGTATCGACATTAATGAAAGTTCGGCAAAACCTCTGGCGGATGATGATGTGGAGGATTTGGAGGCAAACGCAGAGACAAAAACAGTGGCTAAACCGGTCACAAAGCCAGTGAGCGATAAAATAGAAATAGAAGAGGTCGAAGTCCTAGAATAGAAAATCGTGATGCGGGCCAAACTGCGATAAAAAGTCGCGGTTCCCGGCAAAGATGGGAATTCAACAAATCCTCATCTTTGCCATTCTGGGCGCAGTTATTCTCGTCGTTGTGGCCGGTGGTGCTTCCGCAATGATGGATACAGATGCAGATACGACTACACTTGCGGCAGGTGGTGCCGTCGGTGCAGGTCTCGGAGCGGCGGCATCGTTGGTTTTTTCATCGGGTGGCTCTGTCCAGGATGTTATGGATACGGTCCTGAACAGCAGCGGCAACAGTGAGATGCGGGTAGGACTGCCGGCGTTTTAATAAAGCGGTTGTTCCTTCTATAAAAAACCAAAAAATATAGTAAATGATTTATCTTATAATTACTACATGTATTGAAAATGTGAAACAAGGTTCCCGTGATTTCGAATCAAGAAAGAAAAGATATTTTGAAGCAATTCCTGCTGTTCTTAAATTAGTAGAAAACGATGCATCTATAAAACCTATTATCGTGGAAAATAATGGTGCACGTTCCACATATCTTAACGAGTTCGGTTGTGATGTAGTGTATACGAACAACAACGCTCACAGGTTTCCGCATAAAGGTGTGAATGAATGGATGGATATAAAATATATTATAGAAAAATATAATATTCAAGATAACGACACAGTTATAAAACTTACAGGGCGTTATAAACTCCTATCTTCTTCCTTTATAGATACTGTTAAACGACATATTGATACATATGACGCATTTGTTAAGTTCTTCAATGTTTGTACACTACAATACATGTGGGATGATTGTGTTCTTGGATTATTCGCAATTAAATGCAAATATATAAAATCTTTGACTTTACGATGCATTCGCAGCGGAGAGTGTGAATTTGCAGAGCATGTGCGGAAAAATATTGTAGCAGATAAAATAATGGAAATAAAAGATTTATGTATGGAGTGTTGCTTTGCTATTGACGGACGTTTTTTAATTGTATAATCGTGCTCTATGCTTAGCCACTTAAGTTATAGTAATTTTACAGTAGGTAAGATTACTAAAACGTGCTACTAAAAATCCGTTAGATAGTTTCGGTTAGTTGAACGAATCAATCGTCAGCTGCAGACCCGTCGCCAGGTCAATCTGCGGTTCCCAGCCAAGAGCACGCAGCTTATCATTACTAATCCAGTAGCGCTGGTCATTAAAATGTCTATCGGCCACAAAGGCTACATCTTTTGTTAAGTCTAGAGGGCGACCTTTTATCAATTCACAGAGACGGTGCGTGATATCCATCACAGATATTTCTGTTTGTTCATTTCCGCCAATATTGTAGATTTCACCAATCACGCCCTGAAAAAGCAGTTTCTCAAAGGCGTGAACAACATCCGAAACATACAGGAAATTGCGCAGAGCCTGTCCGTCACCGTGAATTGTGCAGGGTGTATTTTGCTTCATATACGTGATAAATTTTGGAATAAGCTTCTCAGGATATTGATTCGGTCCATATACATTGTTGCCGCGACTGATAATTACCGGTAGTCGGAACGATTTATAGTAACTACATACCAGCATTTCCGCCGCCGCCTTTGTTGCCGCATACGGGTTGGTGGGAACCAACATACTTTTCTCTGTCTTAATAGAAATATCCTCCGCACCCGATTCACCATACACTTCGTCGGTACTTACGTGGATAAACCGCTGTATTTTTCCATATGTTCGCGATGCTTCCAGTAATACGTGTGTTCCCTGCACATTATCCCGTGTATATTGGAAGCTGTTTGTAAAGCTGCCATCCACGTGGGATTGTGCCGCAAAATGAATGATACAATCAATGCTGGAGGTTGTTAAAATATGGGAGATTAAATCATAGGACGTAATGTCTCCTTTAATTAATGTATAATTAGGTGCAGCCTGGTTTGTCTTTGTAATATTATCAACGCTGGCGCAATAATTCAGGCAGTCAATATTGTAAAAATGAATAGTGGGATATTTCTTAACCATATAGTTCACGAAATTCGATCCAATAAAGCCACAACCGCCCGTAACAAGAACATGCTTCGGAGACCACTGGATTTTCGGTGATGATTGTTGCGATTCCATAGTTACTTCGCGGTACGTTAAATTTCTCGTTAATTAAACGTATTTAGAATAAAATGAAAGTTCTATTTTTTGGACACGCAGGATGGATTGGACAGCAGTTTCTGGATTATATTCAGACCATAGCTTCCCCACCATGCCGTGTTGTTCTTGGTCAGTCGCGTCTCGATGACTACGATGCCGTTGAACATGAGATACAGACTGCAAATCCGACACACGTTGTGAGTTTTACGGGGCGCACTCATGGTATCTATAATGGCACGCCGATCAATACTATCGATTATCTGGAGAAGCCCGGTCGTCTCGTCGAGAATCTACGGGACAATTTATATGGACCTATGAATCTGGCGCTGCTTCAACAGAAATACGGCTTTCACTATACCTATCTCGGCACCGGATGCATTTTTAGCTACGATGTATCGGGACATCCGTTTGAATCAGAAGAGGCGGGCTCCGGATTCAAAGATTCCGAAGCACCAAATTTCTTTGGGAGCTCCTACAGCATCGTAAAAGGCTTCACAGATAGACTATTTCACCACCAGGACGTGCTGAATCTGCGAATCCGTATGCCAATTACGGCGACCGTAAATAGTAGGAATTTTATCACAAAGATAGCCAATTACGCCCGCATCTGCAGCATTAAAAACTCAATGACCGTATTGAGCGACTTTTTCCCAGTATGGTATGATTTAATGCAGAAAGGGCACGTTGGAACCGTTAACTGCACGAATCCGGGGCTCATTAGTCATAATGAGGTGCTGGCGCTCTATAAACAGTATGTGGATCCGTCATTTGTTTGGTCCAATTTTACATTGGAGGAGCAGTCTGCAATTCTGGCCTCCGCGCGGAGTAACAACTTTTTGGACACGAACTTCATTGAGAAAAATTATCCCGCGGTTCCGTCGATTAAGGCATCGGTTGAGGCCGTATGTAAGGAGATGGCTGGTGGAATATCTGCGTGATAGGTAAAAACTTGACACCGCTATTCAAATCGCGCACGTCTGACTCATAGGATGGAAGTTCTTCACACATACCATAACGGCTCACAACTCTGTCGTACCACTATAGCCACAATTCTTGCTATACCTGTCTGGAAAGGCAATCGGATTCTGGATCACGAACACGTCAAACGGATTCGTGATTCATTAGAAGCAGACGGAACCTCTATTAAAGCGCTGGATAGCGGATTTCATATTGTCCGTTATGAAGAGGCCGATGCGGGCGGACATCTAACCACGGTCCAAGCACTGGTCGACGGCCAGCACCGCTACGAAGTTATCCGTCAGCTACGGGAGCCCTGTCAGGATTTTCCTGTAACGTGCATTGTGAAACCCGTTGCATCAGAAATAGAGGCTATTGAGTATTTCAACACAATCAATCAGGCCAAACCGCTCCAGTACACCGAAGATCCCGTGCTCATCGTGAACCGCTTCGTGGCGGCCATCCAAGGCGCATTTCCCTCCAAAAAGAAGCTTATCCGCACTCTCAAAACCCGCCGTCCTTATCTGAGTGTGGACGACCTACGGGAAGCGCTGGAACGGCACGTGGGAGTGCTGCGCCGGTGGAAGCCTGACCGATTTGTAGCACAGATGCTGGAGGCAAACGGTCGCATCGTAACTGAGCTACAACTGGAACTATCTCTGTCGGCCAAAATACGTGATAAGTCTGTCAAGGAGACAGCCACAGAGATAGGATTCGGTCTAGCTATATATCCGGGACTACCCTGGGTCGCGACGATTCTAGCACCATCAGAGTGAGCTCACATATACAGATGCGCAATGCTGGAATCCATCGCCGGCTTCTTTTTGAGCAGAACATCTACATGGTCGACTCCCACATTGAACGGCAGCGCGAATCCTTTGATAGAGAAAGGCACGCGTTCTGGATCATTGTAGAAACGCAGCAGATTGAGCTTGCTCACTACCGTCTGGATGCACCGCTTCAGCTCACGCACACCCTTCTCCTCACCCGTGAAGTTCTCGATAATGTGCTTGAGAACGGACGCGCCGATTCCCACCTTCTCGAACAAACCCACCTCCTTGAGCGCCACCGGCACCAGATACTGCTCCGCGATGGCCAGCTTCTCCTTCGTGTTGAAGCCATCCACCTGGATATTGTACATGCGGTCACGCAGAATCGGATTGATTTTGTCGTGCGCATTGTGGCTAAAGATAAACAGACAGCGGCTCAGATTGAGGTCGATTCCAGTGAAATACTTATCCTGGAACCGGTCGTTTTGCGCACCGTCCGTCAGATGAATAAGCAGATTGTTAATCTCCTCACCCTTGGGCGTATCCGATACCTTGTCTAGCTCGTCAAAGTAGATTACCGGATTCATGCACTTGGACTTCATGAGCACATCGGCGATGCGCCCCCACGTAGAGCCCTCATACGTATAGCTGTGACCGTCCAGATAGCTGGCATCCGTAGCCCCGCCCAGCGTGATGAAATGGAAAGGACGCTCCAGTGCCTTCGCCACACCGTCCTTGATGAGTGTCGTCTTGCCAACACCAGGGGGGCCGTGGATGCTCAGCACGTTGCCCGCCGCCTGCGGATTCGCAATCCAGCTGCTCACAAACTGCAGAATCTGGAGCTTGGCCTCCTCGTGGCCGTAGATGGCGCTCTCCATGTGTTTCCGAACGCCGGCTACGAACTGCTTACAGGGCTCAGGACCGTCCTCAATCTTAACGGGCAGGTCGCGATACACGGCCAGCGGCAGACGGGTATAACCGTGAATCCATTGGCTGGCCTTGTAGTACTCTGTAGAAGACGGGTCGATATTCATCATGGCCTGATACTTGGCCAGAGCGACTCGCTCAATCTCGGATGGCACATCCTTCATCATAATCTGGAAGCGTAGCGGCACCGTGGGCTCGGATGGCTCAATCTTGTTTTGCAGCTTCGCCAGAAGTTTGTCCTGGGAGGTCTGAGGAAGCCCCTTGAAGAAGGTAATGTCGCGGTCGATATCGCCTTCGTCGGGCTCCATGTCGGTCTGGGCGAGTTTGACGAACCGACGCACGGCCTCGGGCTCGTTCTTCAGTTTGTATTTCTTGGGCTTCGGCGGTCCCATCGCGTCTCCTAGGTCACTGATAAGCAGCTCAATACCACCTTGGCGGCGGCGGGGCTTCTCGTCAGATTCACTGGATTCGTTATCCTCCTCTTCATCGTCGTCATCATCGTCATCCTCCTCATCCTCCTCTTCTGTTTCTGGCTCATCCTCATCGAACTCGTCCTCTTCGTAGTCGCTCTCTTCTTCTTCTTCTGAAGCGTCTGCCTCCTCATACGGAATCAGGAACTCTTCGTCGCTGCTATCGGTTTTGGTTGGCGACTCCTTCTGTAAACGGCGGCGGATACGCTTTTCTGCCTTTACAGCCGCCTTGCGCCGGGGCTGAGAACGTGACGCCGGAACTGTGGCTGGAGCAGAGGCAGTCGTCTTTTTTGAGATTGCGGAAGGTGGTGACTGCATTTTTGATGGCTTGGATGCCTGGACAGAAAAGGGCTTCTCTGACTTTTTTGACTTTGCTGACGGTGGAGAAGGAGGTGCTTCTTCGTCTAACTTTTCATCTGGCGTTGCCTCTTTCGCCTCCTTTGCACCCTTCGCTGTCTTCATCTCCTTCGTCGCCTTTGTCTCTTCCTTCTCCTCCTCTTCACCATCTTCTTCCTCATATGCAATGAGACCCCGGATATTGCCGTGACTATCGACGGAGCTGTCATCATCGTCATCGTGATGAGGACGCGACTTGCGCTTCTTTGGCTGCGGTGGTGCTTTCTTTGCAGTCGGCTGTGCAGGAGACGCTTTTCCGTCACCCTTGCTGCTTCCGCCCGTAGGCGTTTTCGTGGAGTTCTTTGCGGGGGCGCGTGGTGGCATCTTACTACTCATGGCTATTCGTTGCCAGGGCTTTCACGCGGTCAATCAACTTTAGGGGTTGCATACGGCTACGTAAGGATAAGAACACTGCCCGCCAAAAATATATCGAACTCCTTACAGAAGTTATGCGAACATATCCGTCAAGTCCATAAGAGCAAACCGTGCCTTGTTCGTAAGAGAAGGAGCCTTGGTCTGTGCGGCAGAAACACGATGAATCAGAGGCGCACATCCCTCATTCACCTGAAGTAGTGCCTTGCACGTCCTTACCAGCGTGCTGAGACAGTCGGCGTATTCCTCACAGAGTAGCCCTGCTCCTTCCTGGTGCTTCGCTGCTTCAAGACCATCCAGAACTATGTTGCACGTGCGAATAACATCTGTCGCCGTCAGCACATGCAAGGTGGCGATTTCACCCAGAAATGCTGCGTAACCCCGGCGGTACTTGCGCCTCTCGCGCAGCTTCACGAATGCCTCATACTCCGCCGAAGTCACATCGGGCTCGGATGCCGCCAGTGTAAAGACATTCAGGAACGCCTCCAACAGATTGCGCAGCTCCGTATCCAGTTGCGGAAATGATGCACGGAGCTCTGTCAGCAGCTTTGCATACAGTGCACAGAATGGCGGCTCTGCAGCAGCCTTTTCAAACACAAGAGTAATGAACCCAGTCATGAAATCTGTCTCACCGCTATCCAGCATCTGGTAGAGCCAGGCCTTGGTGGCGTCGTAGGTCATTGCAGAGAATTTATTCATCTTGTCACGAATCCGGTCTAGCATACGCTCTTCGGTAGTGACATCGGCGCGGGCCTTGTTACCGAATCGGGGAGCGGCAGTAAAGGGACGCCGGCCTGCAGGGCCGCTGGCACCGGCGGTTGTCGCAGCAGCGGTGGAAGACGACCGCCAGCCAGAGCCAGAGCCAGCGCTAGAGCCAGATGTATAAGAAGGTCCAGCAAATGCTCTGTTTCGGGAATTATTACCATACTTGTGTCTGCTTCCTCCATAGCCACTGTGACCGTGACCTGATCCGTGACCTGATCCAGATACAAATCCAGATCCGTGACCAGAGCCAGATCCGTGACCAGATCCAGAACCAGATACAAATCCATGAGTACCCGAAGAGGCACCCGTGCGCCAATTCGTAGTAAATCCGCGAGTGCCATGAACCTCCTCCACCGGCACCCGCAACGCCGCAATCCGAGCCTTAACCTCTTCGGGACATGCTATATTTCGTTGCATGTACCCAAGGGCTTCAGCCAGACACGGCGGCAAAGAATTCGCTCCGACAGTCGTCATATCTGTCATGTGGCTCGGTTTGTTTAAGCTTAGCATCTTTTGCTCCGCCACCGATTGATACCTCATGCGTTGCCCCCACCGTCAACTTTTACAGTCATACCTCAGATGTTAGGGCCATCTGTCCTAGAGGATATAAATGTCCAAGGCCTAGCCGACGCCTTCCGAACACAAACAGATGCAGGTAGAGTCGCTCTGGTCCAACGCCTAAGTAATCCAACTGCCGATGCACTTGTGATTGGTAATCGGCAAAGAGAGCTACAGAATATCAAGACCATCGTTCGCTCCGATAGACCAACAGTTATGAACCTATTATCCCAGCTCCACACAACAGAAAGCGATGTGCGAAGTATTGTGAGTGCCGGCTCTGACGAACGTCACGCCGAATGGTATGCGCAAATTCTGTGGTCGCCCACCGGACGCTGGGCCTGGTTAAACACCGCGGGATGGCTCACAGAGCTCGTGGTTCTGTTTCGGACAATTCTGATGCCGGGCCTTGCCGCCATGATACCCGTTTTTGTCTTGGCGGCTCCGCTGGTCTTTACGATACTTCAAGGCCGTTCTATTTCTGTTTCTGAATATATCAAGATACTGTCGGATGCAATAAAACGGGCACTGCCTCCCGTAATGGGCAAGCCACGATTTGCCGGGCGCGGCGGACCTTTAGAAGTGGGAGAGCAGTTTCTCAATATCGCGATGAGTGTGGGCGTGTTTGTGGCAAGTCTGTGGAGTCAAGTGTCCTCTGCCATCAAGATGCGGGTGGTGGTGGCCGATATGCGTAAACGCGCCGCCTCGCTACGGACCTACGCGAAGAGTGTCGGTATTCTGGCTAGCACACTTGGTGTCAGACTGGATTCGTCAGTGCGTCTCGTCTGGGATGATATGGACCTGGGCGCATTTGGTCAGGGATGGAATATGACGGACTCATTGGAAAAACTCCTAGAAGCCGGCGGTCATCTGGATATGTTAGTGGCGGTGGCACGGCGGGGCTTCACTTGTCTGCCGGCAGTGGGAGACGCCATATCGGTTACCGATTTGTGGCATCCAGGCTTGGAAGCCAAACGGGTGTATAATTCGCTGCAGATGGGCTCTGGAGGAGGGGCGGCAGAAAAGACAAAATCAAATCATGTGATTTTGACCGGACCAAACCGTGGTGGCAAATCGACTCTTTTGAAATCTCTAGGTGCGGCGGTTCTAATGCATCAGACACTGGGAATTGTGTTCGCCCGTCGGGCTTCTCTACCAGTGTTCGGTGCGATTCAGACCGCATTGCGACCCGCAGATACGCTTGGTTCAATGTCTCTCTTTGAAGCCGAAATCGACTTTGCCCGTGGCATAAGAGATTTACAACACGATGGCCCGTTGTTCTTGATGATGGACGAAATATTCCATGGCACGAATGCGCATGAAGGAACGGAAGCCGCTACGGTGTTTTTGGATTGGTTGTATGCGCAGTCGGTGAGCCGTGTCTTTAGTGTTATTTCCACACACTATTTGGATTTACCCCGACGGTATGTAGATACACAGCGGCTCTGTATGGAGGCGTATCCGACAAATGATGGTCTTCGGTACACATATAAACTAAAGGAGGGAATAAACGAGTACAGCAGTGTGAGAGAGATACTGAAAGAGCGCGGTCTGTTACGTGATGCATAGAAGAGTGGTGCGATGAACGATGCGGTGAACACATGCGGTGAATAATTTGCAAAAAAACGTGGTTTGCAGATAAGCAATGGGTCCGCTGTCCATGGAATCAATATTCTTAATTTTGAGCGGCGTGATTCTCGCCACGGGTGTTCTGTATTGGTTCTGGAGCCACATACAGATGACCCAGAAGAAGGTTCAGCTGTTGGAGAATGCGGTGTTTGAGCTGCGCGGCCTAGTTGGAGCAGGTGTCGGTAGTGCGGCGAACTCGAATGGACCTGCTTCTGCCTCTTCTGCTTCTACCGCTTCGCCACTCCCGGTCGGTGGAGCTGTATATTCTGATTTATCCGATGATGACTGGGAATCAGATGTTCCTGCAAAGGGACTAGCAGATACAAATGTGGCAGCGACAGCGGCAGCAGCGGCGGCGACAGCGGCAGCATCTGTATCTGACGATCTGCAGCCCGGTGGCACTCTAAATATCCCTCCTGAGGCTATGCAGTTTGCAGATGAGTCACCTTCTGACAGATTCCGGGCTCTATTCTCTCAGAAGGAGGAATCATCGTCTGCACCTGTAGCTGTATCTTCTGCTCCTGTAGCTTCTGTCCCTGTAGCGTCCGTGCCAGCACAGTCAAACATCCGTAGCGCTGATTCCTTAGAGAACATGCCAGTCCGTGACCTACGCCGTCTGGCGGAGCAGCGCGGAGTTACGGGAGCGGCAGATATGAAGAAGAAGGAAATCCTGGCTGCACTGCGTGCGCAGATTGTTCAACCAGCATCGGACGCATTTGGAGCTGCTGGTTCTTCTGATTCTGCTGCTGGTTTGTCAGAACTATCAGGGCATGACGTGGGAATGGCAGAGACAGAGAACGGCACCGCCTCAGTAATCGTAGAGAAGACACTGGACCTTGACACGATTGAGCCACTTGCGTAATAAAATTGGCATTGACCGTTAAGGATGAACAGTATTGCCGTTCCAAATCCGCATTGGTCGGGTGCTCCCGCACGTATGGCGGATGGACGGCAATTTACCGAATATCGCAGCATTTGGAATCTGATGCCGCCAATGCCCGCGGGACCATGGGGTGGCTATGAGCAACGTGCCCAGATTATCAACGCGGCAGCTACACAACGGTCATCCGACCGTGCAATGACGGTGCTACGCGGCGGCGAAACGAACTGTGTCGATACGATGGTTCCCGAAGTTCAGAAGAAGGTGTATAGTTGGAATGGACCCGTTATAGCACCTGGGCCGTGGCAAGGCGGAATAGGAACTGGACGGTCGTATCTGCCCGGAAGGCTGGACCTGGTTGGTGGAGGAAGTGACCCGGATATGTTGGCAGCGGCGACATTTCCTTCGGCTCTGATGCCAGGAACATTTGAGCCGAATCCGCAGCTATATGTTGCCGGGCCTATACGCCGTCCTGTGATGACGTCTGCTGCTTCTGGTGCCGCCGGAGGACAGCCGTCGTTTCATAATCGTTACTCATTTCCTTACGGAAACTGATTCGTGTTATAAAAATTATGTGCTGACCGTATCGATTACGAACGGCACAAAATATTCACTCCAGATGTATCACTTTCCGTCTTACAGGCGGAGAAAAGAAGGCTCTAAGCTACGCTTAGAGCCGAGGAAACCCCACCATGTTCGCACCCAGGCCGAAGCCCGCACCCTGGCGCGCCGTCAGGCCGATGCTCGGGGCCAGCAGGTCCAGCAGAGCGAACGTTACCGCCGCCACGATGGCCACTGCCAGAATCTCCTCCACATTCAGCTTCTTCTGCGGGATGATGAAAGTCGCCAGCGCAACCGCCAGACCCTCCAGGAAATACTTGATGGCGCGTGTGACCAGTTCGCTGACAGTGAAGCCGTCCATCTTATAATCAGGGCAACGATTTTTGCCACGCCGCCACCGGTTAAAGCCGTATGCCGGAAGAAAACCAACAATGGCTTCTGAAGATAAACCCATGGTGATGCTGGAGCCCGATGAGGATATTCGCGGACAGGCCTTCGTATGTCTATCATTCCTAACGCCGAACCGGGGACTGCTGAAACAAAAGGAGCATTATTTCTTCAGTGAGTTCCTGAAGTTCTATGCCCTTGATTACAAGATTAAGGCCACCGAATCGTTCGTTCTGGGTCAGTTCCGGGAGATTCAGAATGCTCTGGCGGATGCAACTCTGGCCATTGCAAATATGGACCTGTCTGATTCGGAGACCGTGGCTGCAAAGAAGAAGGAGACGGTCGCCGCACTGGATAAGGTTCGTGGGGCGCTTGCGCAGCGCTCTTCGGAGGATCTGCAGAACCATGTAAAGACAAACATGGCTGATTTCCGTGAGACAACCATTACGGAGGAGTACCAGAAGTGGTTCACGGCTCAACATGAGCGTCTGGAGGATGACTTTCACAAGCAGCAGAACTTTCAGACAACGATGCACGGGCTCAAGGTGCGCGGTGTCTATCCATCGGAGGATATGGCGAAGGCGAAGGCCAAGGCGCTGCACAAGAAGGACCCGTATTTCAACGTGTTTGTTGCACCGGTAGGTCAGTGGCTGCCGTGGGACCCGCATCCGGATGACGTGGCCGAGTCAGAATACCAGAACGACGACCTCAACAATCTGATGAAGGCTTACCGTGAGAATGAGGAGCGTCGGGAAGAGTTTTTTGAGGAGGAGAAGCGCCGGAAAGTGCAGGAGGCAAATGATGCGGCAAAGGCAGCGAAGGCGGAAAAAGCAGCACAGAAATCAGCAGCGGCAGCAGCACCAGCAAATGCAAGTACAGTTCCAGCATCTGCAACCGCGTCTATCTTCGGTAATGATGACGACCTGTTTCTGCGCCGTCGTCAGGAGAAGAACTCTGCATCATCTTAATAATCGATATAAGACATGACTCTGCTGTGTACTTTCAGCCATAGGCCACAGCAGATACATGAAAAATTCCATAGAATTACACAGTAGGGTGCTTATTCCACCCATCAATAGAAAACATATCACCATACCATATCTTGCCCTTCTCATACTCTGCATAATTTATCTTTGAAAAGAAGGCTAGATATCCTATAACTGCAGAAAACGAACCATGCGATAATATAATATTTTTACATGTAGATGCAAACTGAATTGTATCTATCTCATTATATTCAATGAGTCTAGCTTGAGGATATGCGGCGATTATCTGCCGGACAATACTATGATATTTGTCATCTGTAGCAATATACAAGGTATCAAATTCGTGATTACGAATTGTATTCAGAAAATATTTTATGCCTGGATTATGACGTGCCACATCTGTGAGACGAACATGGATAAATAAATCATTATTTGCATTGTATCTTTGCTTAAATGGATTTTTTTCGATGATAGCTGATTTTACCTTTTCTGAATGTAGGTATTTATGCACCATGTTTGTAATCTCTTTTGTTTGAAAATAAGCGTTATTTGGATCTAAATTATGTGTTAGATTCTCACAATTGTAAACAGAAAAATAATTTCCTTCATTCAATATCATCGACTTATTAAATATCATATTTCCACTAAATAGTTCGATTCCTAAACTATTTATTAGTTCATAATTACAATATTTAACATTCAAATCGTGCTTTTCTGCAATAAAGCTCACTGCCAAGTTTCTTATGATTTGATTGCCTAATCTACCAAGGGCCGCAGTAGTTGTCATATAATACTGAACCTGAATTTTATAATTGTGAGATAAACGAATCCATGCGCACGGGGCTAAAGTGATATTCAGGTTTTCATTAAAAAGATGTCTGTATATGTGGCCAGACTCTATTGTGGATGCTATTTTGAAGTGAATTCAACGGCGAACGGCTTCGGATTTGTGACCTGTCGCGATTCACATAGGACATGTGATGAATCTGCGACCTTACAACACGCAATGGAACTCCAATATGAAGTCGATAAGTCGAAACGACCGCATGACCTTCTGATGATTCCACACTGGCACCACCAACGGTGTGACGCTGTTCAACGGATTCCAAAGAACTGTAACTGCAATACCGTCGCTCCCTAAAATCGCTGAACCGCCAATTGATATTTCCTGGCACGACCCCCTGCCGCTCCATCAAATTCGCCACCCTCTTCCTCATCGGGACGAACAAATGATGCCGAATGTGCCCACAGGTCCGGTGAGCACAGCTTGAAATTCGGATGCTCCGACGCCTTGTACCAGAACACCTGGTCCTCTAACTTATTCGATTTTGCGTTATTATCAATCACGAGACATTCGAAATTCTCCGTGCACTGATTCATCACCTGACAGAAGCTGTCGAAATCGGGAAACATACCCGCATACTGGTCATACAACTTACGACGATTGGCAATAATATTCTCCCGCAGAATAAATACATAGTCAATATTCGTACGTAGCGCCGGCGGAATACCCATCGCATACTGCATCGTAATGATGAACATCGTATGCACGTGACGACCGTTCATAAACAGATAACGCACATTCCGGTCATTAATCCAGCTGTTATTATACAAACAGTCATCTAGAATCAGGAAATTCCGTGGATCAACAGCGGTATTGCCCCGTTCTTGGATATCTTTTGCGATTTTCTTGGCGAGCAGCTTCTGGCGTTTCAGTACGTTGGCTATGATGAGGGGGGAATACTCTTCGTGGATCAGCATCGACGGAATCACCTTACTATAGAACTGATTGGCACCCTCCGTACCGGAGATAACAGTCCCTACGGGAATACCCTGGTGATGCCAGAGCAGGTCCTTGACAAGAAACGACTTGCCTGTTTCGCGCTTGCCGATAAGCACGACCACCTTGTCGTGTCGGATACGGCTCATATCGAACTTTTTGAGCCGCAGATTCAGGCGACGGGGGCCGCTTCCAGCTGACGACATTCTTCTTCAACGAACGGATTTTATGTGTGTGTGTGAAACTCAAATGCTGCTGCGTCCTATTCGGTCATCAAGAATCGCCCAGTCCCCCAGATGCGGCAACCAGCAACGGAACTCCGGCTCTTTTATCTGTCACGTGCTCTGCCTTCCGGTCTGCCGCCAAGGGCGCAGTCGTATTTCCCCACTCTGGAAGTGATGTTTCCATCGCTGCAAAATGTTCCCGCCGAAAATCCTACTCTTGTCTCTATGGAAATGGTTACGGATTTGAGCGTATCATTTGTGACAACGGCGTTGCTAGGAGGGGGTAGCGGTGGAAACGGAAGCGGTAGCAGTGGAAGCAGCAGTGGTGGGAAGGCAACCGTAGAAAACCAGATGAATAAGAAACGCCGTGAGACATCAGTGTGGATTCGTCAGGTGCATCTGATTGAGCCCATTCGGGTGCTCGAAGGAGAATCGATTGTACCACAGGACGGTGGTCTGCCGGCACCACGGGAACGCTGGCAACAGTCTCTACGCAAAATCAACGATCCGATGAATGAGGCATATACTGATGCGGTGTTTGCATGCATGGCTTCCCGTCTGGCCGAAACTGAGAAATCGCCGCATTTCTGTCGTTTTTACGGAACCTACAATGGTCGTGTCCCAGAATACTGGTATAACTGCACGGATGATATGCCGGATATTGAGGGAGAGCCCTGGTTCGCGGCGGGACTGCGGGATGGCAGTCTGCGGATAATGGCTTACGATGCCTACGATGAGACAATCTGTGCGCCGGTGACGCGTCCGTTTGAGGATATTCAGGCGAAACTCGATTCGCTGGCCGGGTCAATAACAGACAGTGAGTCTTCTGCATCGTCAGAAATTCGTGAGTTGCCAGATGATGCCGACACCGCTTCTACGATTTCGGATTTAGTGGAAGCAGAGCCAGAGATTGAGGCGGCAGGAGAGAAAGGAGAGGCAGCAGGAGAAGAGGCAGGAGCAGCAGAGGGAGGAGCAGCAGGAGCACCCAGAACACCGGTCGTCGTTCAGAGGCAGCGTGTTCGCCTGCAGCGCCTAAGTTACGAATCCCATGTCTATCCAGGTCAAGAATCTGTCAGTGGCACAAGTTCCGATGACGGAGATGTGATATACAAAGTCCTTATGCGGAATTTTCCCGTTCAGGCCACGATTTTGGAGAAATGCGACGGAACTCTTGATGACCTGATGGAGGATGAAATTGAGGAAGGTGCATCCGCGGATCTGCGGGAAACGAAAGAAGCCCGTTGGACTGCCTGGATTTTCCAGATTATCGCTGCACTCACCACGGCACAGGCGACATACGATTTCGTGCACAACGACCTCCATACGAACAACGTAATGTGGGTAGGAACCGGCGAAACGCATCTGTATTACCATGTGCGCGGTGCACCAGGAGGAGACCGTTTTTATCGCGTTCCCACCTATGGCCGCATCATGAAAATCATCGATTTCGGTCGCGCCACATTCCGTGCGCCCGCGGTAGGCACCCAGAATCGTCTGTGGTTGCCGGACGCCTATGCACCGGGTGCCGATGCGGAAGGCCAATACAACTGCGGCGCCTATTTCCGTCAGGATGAGCCGAAAGTCCTTCCCAATAAATCCTTTGACCTGTGCCGGCTTGCAGTCGCGATTCTGGATACGCTGTGGCCATTTCCTGAGGGAACACCGGTGCCGACCTCACCTGCACGGGTACTCACAGAAAAGGACCGACAATTAGAAACCGTTTCGCCTCTGTGGAATATGATGTGGCTCTGGCTGACCGATAAGCACGGCAGAAATATTCTGCGCCTGCCAAACGGAGATGAGCGTTACCCAGGATTCGACTTATATTGTGCGATTGCACGGGACGCGGCGAATGCTGTGCCGGCCCAACAGCTGACTCTACCGGCATTTGACTCTATGTTCCGATGCAATAGAAAACACGTGCCGGCCGATACGACCGTGTATGTACTGCAGGCACAGGGACCGGTTACGCAGTCCAAGGCTCACCCGAAAAAATAAATACAGGTCTTCCTGGATAACACGGCTGGTCCAATGGTGACGGCACAGCGGCCAGAGTTCGTTGACGGCTCTCTATACCACCACATACCCAGGTGGCGGTAAAGACATTCGGAATTGGACATTCCTTTACATAATGAACACCCGTCCCATTGTTATGATTCATATGAATCATCGTGTGGGTTTCCGCGATTTTCTTCATAAACGTAAGGAAATTATCCGTGGTTATGGATTGAAATGATTTGAAAAAATCCGGTTTAGAAGTGATTTCGGCGGGTGTATGCACTTGAATAAGAAGTTGTTTTACGTTTGCCATTAGAGGCGCAATTGTCGATAGAATCAAGTATTCGAATCCTTGAATATCAATCTTGAGAAATGCGCGCCTGGCTTTCTTCACAAGAGTTTTTACACATTCTGCCAGCTCTTCTGGGGTGCATCGCTGGAATTTCAGCCGTGACTCTTCTACAGGAATCGTGGGAAGTGCGTCTATCCGTATATCCAGTGCATGGGCGTGTTTTACATCGTAGCGGTCCAGAAAATCCTTTTCAAATGATATTTCTGCCATTGTGCCCACTGTGATAAACATATCATATCCGCCACTCAAGTCTGCGACTACATCTCCACCCACGTGCGGGCATCCCAGACGGATTTTGGGATTCGGACACCGGTATATGTGTAATCCTTCCATTTTCTTTAACAGAGAAATCTCTTCTTAGGTTGCCTATTATAGAAGACTCCGCATACAGAACCGAATAGATGAACGCAATTCCGCCAGTGTTCCATTATTTAGAATGGACCGGTCGAAATCGGTATAGGAATCTAACTCATGTTCGCTGGCCGAATCAAACGGCGTAACAGAAGGTCGCAGAATACGACACGTCACAATTCGCAGAGTTGAGAAGGTTTTCTTTAGAAATGCCACTTCAGACAGAAAACGCCAGTCCGATATAACAAATCGTGATCTCCCGTCATCTATCTGTGTCTGTATGTCCCGTGCTACGGTGCGGCTATAGGCGTCAGTGTCCATGGAACGCACTTTGACGGCGTGCTGGATACAAATATCACGCGGAGTGCGGGCTGACGGATATGCGGGCACGCGCTTGGGCAGAGGCATATCTTTTTCCCGTGAATGGAATGCACTCAGCGGTAGATCCGACAGATGCGCACAATCGACTTTGAGTGCATCTGCGAATGCGTGACGAACGAACCCGAATTCGTCGACTAGGAGATTTGCAACCGCGTCTTTGCCAGAGCTGGCATAACCACTGAGCAACAGAATTATCGGTTGGTCGGAGGTCATTCCTTACTATCTATCTATGTGACCGACGTTTAACCTGGCGGAGAGAATGGCTGAATTACTATTTAAAGAAATCTCCATACATGCTACGTATAGAATGGCCGCCTCTAAAACCGTGATTGGTATTGACCTCGGAACAACCTACAGCTGTGTGGGCGTATGGCAAAATGACCGCGTGGAGATTATCGCGTCGGATTCCGGAAATCGCACTGTTCCTTCCATTGTGGCATTTACGGATGCAGAGCGTCTGATTGGAGATGCGGCGAAGTCGGCAGCGGCGGCCTATCCGCGCTCAACTGTCTTTGATGCCAAACGCATGATTGGCCGTGATTTCAACGACCCGCTGCTACAAGCCGATATGAAGCACTTTCCATACGGTGTTATAGATGACGGTAAGGGTCGGCCCAAAATCGTCGTCGATACGAAGGACGGTCAGAAGCAGTTCTATCCTGAGGAGATATCCGCCATGGTGCTCCAGAAGATGAAGGCCATCGCCGAATCGTTTCTAGGTCAGACTGTGCGCGATGCGGTGGTGACGGTTCCCGCATATTTCAATGATTCCCAGCGTCAGGCGACAAAGGATGCCGGGACGATTGCCGGTCTCAACGTGATTCGGATTATCAATGAGCCGACCGCGGCTGCTCTGGCCTACGGCCTGGACAAGAAATCGTCGGCGGAGCAAAACGTATTGATTTTTGATTTGGGCGGCGGGACGTTCGACGTGTCTCTGCTGACGCTCGATGCCGGCGTGTTCGAAGTCCGTGCAACAGCGGGAAATTCCCATCTGGGAGGAGAGGATTTTGACAATCTCGTCGTGGACTGGGCCGCCGATGAATTCCGTCGGAAAACAAAGATTGATATTCGGGACAATGCGCGGGCCATGCGTCGTCTCCGCACCTCGGCAGAACGTGCGAAGCGTATTCTTTCTTCATCAACACAGGCGACCATTGAGGTGGATTCGCTGGCGGAAGGTCAGGACCTCAACCTCACTCTGACACGTGCGAAGTTTGAGGCGCTATGTGACACCCAGTTCCGTAAGTGCATGGGACCGGTGGAGCAGGTGCTCCGCGACTCGAAGATAAGTAAGGATAAAATCCACGAAATCGTTCTTGTCGGTGGTTCGTCGCGCATTCCGCGTATCCAGCAACTGCTGAAGGATTTCTTCAATGGAAAGGAGCTGTGCCAGAGCATCAATCCGGATGAGGCCGTTGCCTACGGAGCCGCGGTGCAGGGTGCGATTCTTGGAGGTGTCCAGTCCGATAAGACGGATGGTCTCATTCTACTAGATGTGACTCCGCTGACGCTCGGCATTGAGACGGCCGGTGGTGTAATGACTCCAATCATAAAACGCAATACGACGATTCCCACGAAGAAATCGCAGACATTCAGCACCTACGCCGATAACCAGACACAGGTTAAGATTCGGATTTACCAGGGAGAGCGGGCGATGACGCGCGACTGTGACCTTCTGGGTGAGTTCGACCTGGGTGGGATTCCGCCGATGCCCCGTGGTGTTCCGCAGATTGATATTGCCTACGACCTGGATGCAAATGGCATTCTTAACGTGTCGGCGGTAGAGAAATCTTCTGGTAAGACGCAGAAGATTACGATTACCAACGATAAATCGCGCTCTAAAGATGATATTGAGCGGATGGTTGCGGAGGCAGCGAAATACGAAGCAGAGGATAAGGCCATGATGGAGCGCGTGGAGGCGCGTAACGGAGCGGAGGCCTATCTGTATAACGCGCGTAACTCGACACAGGAAGAGAAGGTGAAGGCCGCTCTGAGCGATGCGGACCGTGACACCGTCGATGCCACTGTAAAGACGGGGCTTGAATGGCTTGATGCGAATCGGGAGGCAAGTGCCGATGAGTATAAGGAGCAGCAGAAGAAATGGGAAGAAACCATTCGCCCGATTCTGATGAAACTCTACTCTTCTGGCTCCTCTGGTGCTGGTGCTGGTGCTGGTGCTGGTGACGGTGACGCGAAGCCGCCCCATGTTGAGGAGGTGGATTAAGGAATAAAGTAAAGACAGATATTTTTGAATTCTGATATATGAATATCGGAATTCAAGAACTTCAACGAATTTGTTCCAACTTTAGAAAGCACCGCCGTTGGAGTTTCCACCACGGCGATTGATGAAATCGCGCTGGGCCGGGGTTGTGCATACGCATCCACCATCGCAGGCCAGAGTAGAGTCGCAGCACTCGGGCTTGCACTCGTTGTTTTTGAACACGAACAGATTATCGGGACCGACCTCAATAGGAGGACCCGCCAGAGGAACATCGGGGTGATTGCCGCGGAATCCTTGGGCAGAAGCGGGCATAGAGGCCGCCATATTTACGCCATCGTAGGAGCCGATAGGGGCCGTGGCAAAGGGAGCGCCGTCACCGACATAGTTCATGAATCCTTCTGTTGCTGGTCCAGATGGTATGCCAACCACGTTCATGCCACCCATGTTCATGCCCCCCATGTTAGAAAACTTCTCCTTCTTGGCAAGAACCTTGGCCGCAAAACCCTCACGGACCTGCTGCGGCCAGTTCGTTAATCCCATCAGCATCGCCAGATTTGCCAGGAATAATACCGCTAACATTGCGACCAGCCACCATCCACGTGCGCCCATTGCTTCTAACTGTGTGTGCTATTTTAGGGAACAGAAGAGGCAGAAGCAGAGGGAGTGGAAACATCTCTAAGAATAACTTCATCAACCAGTGTGCCGATAGTATCTAGCCCAACATCCGATGCATCGCGAATACTTATGTAACCGTCTGAACCATCGGATACAATACGGAAGCTCCCGCTGGTTGTATAGAAATGCAACCATCGGGCCGGGTGAGCATCGCAGACCGCGGCTGCCGCATCAACGGGTGGCATCCAGCAACCCTCTATTTGACTCCATATCCAGCAACCGACAGAAATAAGACTATCTGCACCCAGCGTGACCGCATCTACGGAAACTGAACCTTCCATCTCAACACGACCAATGACTCGTGTCGGTCGTCCATCGGCATCCACAACGGTGTCGCCAATCTGAATATCCGCTGCCCGTCTCTGCCGGACAGAGCTCCCCCACCAGCTCGATACAACGACCTGAACCAGCGTATCCGGAGATATGCCGGCATCTGCTTCCGTAACCGCCCGCATATTGAGACTCTCCGCCAACGGCGCGGGTATCTGTGGCCGCGATGGATTGAGCCGTGCCCACACCGCCTTACACCAGGAATCCTTCGCCGCATCGTCGGAATCATCAATCTCTTCCCAATCCGCAAACTGGACGGTCTGGCCGCTGCCGCCGCGAACAGGAATACGCCTTGATGTCGTTGTGAGACACCAGACCCGCCGACTTTTCTGCTCTTTTTGTGCCTCTGCAACGAACCGCCGATTTGTCTGCACACGCTCTAATCGCCCCTTCTCATCTTCAACCAGATGGTCGCCCGTCACACGGATTCCATCGTGCGTCCAGACCACGTCACGGGTGTCAAATTCATGCACCGCGGTCACTACGGTCACCGAGCCGTCAGCAGTGGCGGCAAGTCGCGTTCCAATCGTGATTTTCTCAATGGGTCGTGTCGTTCCGTCTGCAAGAATGACCTGCGTTCCCGCGTCAAAACAGGCACCGGGAGTAAATAGCTCCGCCACCATCGCCGCCGACACCGCGGTCGTGACGGCCACCACGATTCCCGCAATCACCGCCGTCATCGTCAATAAAACGCTGGAAATCGGCAGCAACAAGAAGAAAAGTATAATTTGCAGCAGCAACAGGATTCCCACAACAACAATCGCCACAATCAGCGACAGCTGCACGCTGTTAATAAATCCCACGATGAGGGCAATCAGTCCGAACGCAATGGATGTAACAGATGCCTCCATGCGCATCACCATCGCGTAGGTTTGCGATAAAAAATTGCGGAACAAGGTGGCAGCGGATTTCATTTTTTCCATGAAACTGCTGTAGGCCTCGTAGCAGAAGCGCCACAAATGATAAAACATATCCGCGGCGGTGCCCGTAATCTGCGTAAATACCTGCGAAATTCCCGCTTGGACTCGGGTGGCGGCCTCGGGCACCTGGGCGGCGGTGCGGAGTGCGTGCTCAACGTATTCTTTCTGACAGAATGACCAATTATCTTTCGCAAATTGAGCGGATGTGCGGGGGTCCTTTTCGGGCTTGAGCCAGCCGGCCAACAGCACGACACCCGGCTCACAACGACGGGTTTCCCAGTCGCGGGCGACGGCAGCGCGGAAAGCGGTGGTCATCACCGCCGCCCACCCCAGAAATAGCGCGAATGTTACCGTTACAAGTGCTACGGTGGTTTGCACTGCTGCACGCATTCGTGCTCCCTGACGGAAAGGCCGATTTTGCGTGACCTAATTAGAACTATGGTGCGTCGACGTCAGACCCATCGTTGTCCATCCGGAACGATTTTGCGTAAAGCATATGTGCGTGTAAGTCGCAGAACCCAGAAACGTTCCCGAGTGCCCGCGGCGTGTATTTCTGATGTTGGTGCGCCGGGGCCTGGTGGGCAACCAGGAATCGGTCGGCTACGGCAGGGAGATTTGGCCCAGTTCGGCTACGTCAATGCAAAGGCGCTTACGGAAGGCAAACGGCATATCGCGTTGGCAAAAGCGGTGGCCGTATACGGAGCACTGTCGGTATGGCGTAAGCTCAATGCGGTGTATATCTACACACGACGAACGGCGCCTGCATCGTCTGCTGTATTCGGTGCCGACCGCGATTGGATAATGAGTCATTACGGTATTTCAGCCGCGTAAGGTTATTTTCAAAAAGGAAAGCCACTGTAGCGTGTAGGGGAGCCAATGGAGGCGAAGGAACCACCAGTCGCATCGCTCAGTGAAGACGCACTTGAAAAAATCCAAGCCATCCGCGAACTCGGCGCATCGCTCACCAACGGTCCCAAACCGGAAATCGGCACACAACCACCAGGCACATTCGTATTCATCATGATGACCGTTGCTCTCGTGTTTGTTTCCTATGTGATTCTTGGATTCGGCAGCTATCAGGAGATTCGCCGTAATTGGAGCCATTACCGCTGCGACCCGTCGATTAGTCCGTTTGCCGCGTTTTACGGTCACGACCTCAAAGAAACACTGAATTTCTGCGTCGGACAGGTGGTGGCCGAACACTCAGACACGGTTCTCAATCCTCTATACTGGGCCATCGGTGGCATCCAGAGCACGGTCGATGGCGCATTCGGTGTCGTGCGTTCCATCGACAGTAGCGTGCGCGGGCTACTGAAAGGATTCACGGATTTCGTCATAAATTTCGTTAATTCGTTCCGGCTACTGGGAACACGTGTCCGCATGGCGTTCATTCGGATGAAGGATATCTTTGCGCGTATCTACGGTATATTTGTGGCCTTTACGTATGCATCCATTTCGGCCATCACGTTCGGATACAATCTGACCTGTAATCCGCTGGTGGTATTTATCGCGGGTATTGCGGGTGCGGACGTGTGTTGCTTCGCGCCTGAGACACGTATTGCGATGGATGCAGGAATGCACCAACCGATATGCAACTGCCGAATCGGTCAGCGGCTTGCGGATGGCGGAACCATTACTTCGGTGTTCCGATTCGCCGGCGCGACGGTACCCATGGTGTCTCTTCATCAAGAAGGAGGAGGGGACATCGTCGTGAGTGGCAATCACGCTCTGATGGATGGCAGTGGTCGATGGATAGCCGCAAGAGACTGGCCTGGTTCTGTACAGACCGCATCACTCCCAGAAATCTGGTGTTTATCGACCACGACAAATCGTATCCATGTTGTTACGGCTGCGAATCCGAAACGGCAGATGGTCTTCACGGATTATGAGGAATCCAATGAGCCTGAGGTCGCCGCGGAAGCCCAGGTCGCCGCAGAGAAAGCACTAGGACAAATACCGGGACCACCGGTCACCGATTATAGTCTTGGTCTCGACCCGCGACTGTGTGTCCGTCTCAGTAACGGAGCATTGACGCAGCTCAAGGATGTGACCCTCGGTAGTCGGTTGCAGAATGGTGCCACTGTTGTGGGAATAGTGCGGGAAATCTGCGAAGATATTCGGCAAACACCGGGGGGGTGGCTTGTTTCCGCTGCACAACTCATGCGCGCCGATGGCCAGTGGAACCGGGCAGGACGGTTCCTTTCTGTGGCCGATACAAAACCCCAGGAACTATGTCATCTATTCTTGGACAAAAATGAGCCCTTTCTGGTAATCGGTTGTTCTCTTACAAAAGGCGAAATCTGGTGGGTACGGGACTATCAGGAATGGCAGGGCGCCGAAACACAGAATCCGTATGACCGCGCTCTTGGTCTTTGGCCTTAGCCTTAAGACATGCGACGGAGAATTATAATCATGGACTTGAAAAATATCCGTATTGTTATCAGCGGGCTTGCGCGGAATATTGCCTCACATCTGCCGAAAGTATTGGAGTGGATGCGACGTCTTCGTGAGGAGTTCCACCAAGATTCCTGTTTTGTGTTCCTGACGAATGATTCGAACGACAACACGAAGGAGATTCTCACAAATTTCCAAGCAGAGCACGCAGGTTACACGAAGCTCTATGTGTTTGACGGATTGGCCGCCAAGATTCGGGCACGGACTGCGCGTCTGGCCTTTTGCCGTAACATGGTTATGAATCATATTCATGCCAATCATCCCACATTTGACCTGATTTTTCTGGCGGATATGGACGATATTACTGTCAATGTAGATGCAGCCGTGATTGCAGATGCTCTGCGTTCGGCGTCGTCATTCGAATGGGATATGATTGCGGGCATGGCACAACCCGCATATTATGATATCTGGGCGTTACGGTCGAAAGCCATCGGATGTAACTACGACTGCTGGGATATCATTCGGCACGAAAAATATCGGGGAGCATCGCACCAGGATGCAGTAAAACGTCACGTAGATACTTGGCGATTTTCGGCAAAACCAGATGCAGCACCTATTCCCGTAGAATCTGCATTTGGCGGTATGGCCTTTTATCGGTTGCCAGCGACGCGCGGCTGCACATACGATGGTGTGAATAAGAGTTGTCCGAATGCCGCAGTATTTCCGCAGTCACTGAGGATAGGAAACTGTCTCTACGAAACATGTGAGCACGTCGCATTTCATGCACAGATGCGTGAAAAAAACGGAGCAAAACTGTTTATTTATCCAGCGCTGAGTTTTTCGCCTGCGTCCTAATCTCATTCATCCACCAGGATAATTTTAGTTTGTCCAGAGAAGGCGGAATCGCTACGAAACCTTCCACCGTAGCTGCAAGTAGTTCCTTTGTTACGTCGCTCCAGTTCTTGACTATTAGAACGGGAAGACCTTCGAACAGACCGTCAATAGAAGAAGAATGCAGGATAGGAATACATCCTAGGGCAAGCGCCTCCCATGTGCGATGGCAATCCAGACCACCACCCATTGGAGAAGCCACAAAGGCATACTGGCTCTGATGACACCATGTTGTTTCACGGTCCGTTGGAGTTGGTTCGTAATCGACCAGTTCCTTCGGTAGATTTGTAAGTGCGTCACGCCGGTCGTTTGCAAACTGGCGATTATCTAGTGCGAAATGGAAATTGCTGTGAATACGGAGCTTCCGTTCGGTGAGAGGCGGTGCTGCTTTTAGAATCCGCAGTAGTAATGCCTCCTGATTGGGAGGAGTCATCTGAGGCCCCCACGGATGATTGCGATTCGCCGCCATTGTATGGTAATCAAGACCAATCGGCATGGGCCTGAGCTTTGAATGACTCCGTAGAGCTCCCAGATTCTGAGTATACCAGGCCAGAAGCCGCGGGTCATTCAGAAATTTAGTTATGATATCTGCAGGTAGCACCTGGATGGGAACAGTTTGGTCGGCATCACCGGTTATCAGAATAATCGGAAAAGGGATTTTTGGGAATATCTGCGTTACAAATACCAGAGTTGCAGAAGAACATACATGGATGATAGCGCCAGGCTTTATCTTACTCCAGTCATGGTCGTGAATATGGCGAATACTCGATACAGGATTTATGGAATGCACGTCCGCACTTTTCAGAATACCACGAGAGCTCACGAACGTGCAGGTATCTTCCATCTATAGGGGAAGCTAGAGAATATTCGTTTAGGCAATGTTGCGAGAGGTCCGACCTAAGTCCATGCTACACTGAACTACACAATGAGCTCTCGGATAGGACACAAAACGAAACTCGTTTCGGGTGGAGATTCTCAGATGGTACTGTCGGACCTACATCCCACTGCTTTCTGGTTTGGGGTTCGCGTGCTTGCCTCTGCCTCTGCCGCTTCAGTTCCAGATATGAAGTTTTTCTATAGTCTATACATGGGCGATTTCTGTTCTGCACGAGGCTATTTGATAAACGGAGTTCTACAGGACCTGCCGATGAAGTTTACTGCGGCACAGGCGAAGGCAGTGGATTTGAAGATATTTGTGAGTCCTGTTTATTCGGAAAGTCTGCCGGCAGAAGAGGCATATTATGTGCCTTATCAGCTGCGTTTGTTCTTTGATGAGATGCCTTGACTGACTGGCACAACAAAGCCAAACCAAAAGTTGACGGCGCCGCGCCGCCACCGCAAACAGAGCCGCAGGATGCTCACCGCACACATTAAGAAGAACTATCTTATCGCAAAGCTTGCTGTTTCTGAACGTAATAGTAAGCTTCGCGATACTCTCCGTCTGGCTATTCTGTTGGACATCAGCGACAGTATGCGGGGCGACCGTCTAACATCTGTCAAGCGTACTCTGGCCGCCGTCAAGCCGCTTCTGAATCCCACAGACCGGCTAACGATTGTGACGTTCGGCACCGCCGCCGAAGTTCTTGTTGCGCACCAGCCTCCAACGGACCACATGTTTGACCTCGTCGATACGCTGGAGACAGCGGGGAACACGAATCTGCAGGCAGGACTAGAGAAGTTGGCGGAAGTGGCGCGTACCGGTCCCGCATGGGATGCAGTCTTTCTCCTCACAGATGGCATTGTCAATCTGGGTATCACGACTACCGCGGGTCTCCAAGTCATGGCGCAGAATATTCCGACCCGTTGGGGCGCATGGTACTGTCTGGGTTACGGCGGAAAACACAATCGGACGCTGTTGCGTCGTCTGTCTGTTCAGACACACGGTAGTTACGTGTATGTCGCCGATGAGGAGCTTCTGCCGGCAGCAATGGGAACAATTATTTCGGGGCTGCGCGCAGAGACGATTGGAGCGGTGCGGATTTCGGTGCAACCTGCCGATGAATGGGTCTGTCAGGAGGTCGGCTTCAACGGCTCCTTCTATGAGTTGGGAGCAGTGCAAGGAGAGCGCGACTATTGGTGCGTATGGCGACGGGCTTCGACGACGGAGACACAGGGACAAGAACAAAACACAACTCTGAGCTGGTGCGGGGCACTGGATGGAGGTGGTATTGGCGGCACTGCTCTTGTCAATCAGACCGATCCTCCTTCTGAGGAGTCTCTGGTGCAGATATGGCGATGCAAGGCGGCGACGGTGCTGGCGGCGGCATCCGATACACTAGAGGCCGATGGACTTCTACCACTACCGCCCTGTGTGGAGGAATTTGCCACATCTCTCAACGCGGTTGAGAGCAGCCATCCGTTGATTCTGCGGATTAAGGGACAGATTGCGGATATTCAGGAGATGGCGACTAAGAGAGCGGCGCAGCCTGCTCCTGGTCCTTCCCCTTGGGGCAGGTCAAGAGGAGGAGATGGAGACAATGATAATCTGCTGGCGACAATTAGTTCTGGTGCGGCCATGTTGAGCACGCAGCACGCAAGTGTCGGTGACCCAGGAGATTACTATGCAACGCCGTTGCAACGGGAGGCATCCCAAACAACCCAGGAATCCTATGTGCGGACTGCATAACCTAAACAGAGACGAGAACAGAGAGGCAGACAGAGAGCAGCGATGTATATGAACCGTCGGATAAGCGGGAATACATCACCGGTTCATCCCAACAAGTATTTTGCGGTTCCTCATAAATCCAAACCCATGTCAGCACGACGGCTCGGCGAACATCTCTGCCCTCCTGAAGGTGCATCAGGACACAGCAAGCCGCTGAAGGATATTCTGGATGGATTAAGTGAAGAGAATACTCTTGCCTATTTTTTTATAAAGGCTCCGTCACTTCGCCGGCAACAAAAGGGTGAATCCGATGATGCTTACGAAGAACGAGAACAAGAGTATTTGGATATATACCAGGGTGCGGATTACATCTTCAGAGATGAAATAGCAGAAGAGGAATTTGCTGAACTCCTGGGAGTGAAAGTCTGGGTAGAGAAGCCAAAAAAGCCAAAGAAAAAGGTTCAGAATCCACTGACGGCAGCGCAGATTACAATTCATAAAGAGAATATTGATGATATTCGGTCGGGACTCCGAGCTCTGGAACATGGAAGAGACCATGGTGAGGACAGTTCAGAAAGTGGCAGCAAAGGCAGAAAAGGCAGCGATGACCTGTTTGTTCGGTAAAAATGACGACCTTAAAAAGTTTTATTACGAATAAATAAAGAATGCCAAGACAGTCTTCTACAGCTCCTGTTTCGTCGTCTAGAAAGGCGCCTGTTCCTTTCTCTTCACCTGTACCAGCACCAGCACCTTCCTTTGGACAGACATTGAAAGAAGGATTCGCATTCGGTACTGGATCTGCGATTGCACATCGGGTGGTGGGAGCTATCTTTGGACCTGTCTTTGGATCTGGCTCTGGATCCGGGTCTGGCTCTAGCTCTGGCTCTGGCTCTACTCCAACACCCCAGGCAACCCTGACACCCCAGGCAACCCAGTCATATCCAACGGCATACGAACAGTGTCTGGCCGAGCATCGTGAATCCGATCCATTAGGCTACTGCGCTCACCTCCTAAAAAGAGAAGCTCTCAATCAGTAAAGCACGATGAGTAACAAGGCCGACAAACCCCAGAGCGACCGTATCAAAGAATGCATCAAGATTCTCAAACAGATTCGCGAAGAAGTCGGCATACCTGACGATAATCCTTCCATCCGCTTACTAAAAAAACGCATGGAACGCTATATGCGCGATGGCAAGCCCCAAGAGGACCGCATACCGCTTGTCAATTCAGACCGGCTCATTTTGTATAAGCTGCCTCGGAAAGCCAGCTCTTTTGTCGAAGTCACGATGCGTGTCAGCCGCATCAGCTATCCACAACTCCCTTCAGATCTTGTGGCAGAGCTTGAGGAGCAAACGAATAATGCGACGCCACCTGATCCAGCACATCCTTCTCCGCCGGCGTCAACAGACTAATTGCCGTTCCCTTACGACCGAACCGACCGCACCGTCCAATCCGATGAATGTAATTCTCCTTGTCCTCAAACGCCGGCATGTCGAAGTTAAAGACCACGCTGACCTGTTGCACATCAATGCCACGGGCCAACAGATTCGTCGCAATTAGCACCCGCGTCGCACCGCTGCGGAACTCCTCCATACGCTGTTTGCGCATCGCCTGCGACATCGGCTCTCCGTAAATCACGGAGACAGGAAAGCCGCGCTCCGTCAGAACATTGTAGAGTCGCTCTGCCCGCTCCTTCGTATTGACGAAGCAGATAGAAGACGCAATCGGCAGCGCCTCAAAGATATCGCAGAACGCATCGAGCTTCCACGAATCCTCCTGAAGACTGACATAGTACTGCTTGATTCCCTCCAGACTGACTTCGGCGGCCTTGAGCGTCACACGGACAGGATTCTTCAGAATCTCATCGGCTAGCTCCCGCACCTCGTCGGGTAGCGTCGCACTGAAGAGGCCCACCGTGCATGTGGTCGGCAGACCCAGCTTGACGATTTCACCCACCTGCTCTGCAAACCGGTCGCGCAGCATCTCATCCGCCTCATCCAACACGAAGACGCGCAGATTCCGGAAATCTAGTTCGCCACTGGAGGCCAGGTCGTAAATGCGTCCAGGCGTGCCGACGACGACCTGTGCACCGGCCTTGACCTCACGGGCATTAGCGTGACGGGGAACGCCGCCCACCGCCAGCACAACGTTGATTTTCATGTAATTACTGAGTCCGCGAATGACCTTGGCAATCTGATCGGCAAGCTCGTGCGTGTGCGCCATGACGAGCGCCTGGGTGGCGCGCAGCGTCGGGTCAATACGACTCAACAGACCGATGCCGAACGTGCCGGTCTTGCCGGTGCCGGACTGGGCCTGTCCGAGAATATCGCGACCGGCCACCAGCGGACGAATCGCGACAGATTGAATTGCAGAGGGCTTCTCGAAGCCGAATGCATAGACGCCACGCAGAAGCGACTCAGGCAGAGCCATGTCGTCGAAGCTGTTGGTCATCGGGAACTCTTTTGCATCAGAAGTCTCTACTACGAAGTTAGTTGTCATCCTGGTGAGTGGCAAACGGGTCCACCACCCTTGTCAAGTTTGTAGCCTTACCCCTCAAACATGAGTGCTGCGCGCCCGGCAAAGATACGGAGCATATTGTATCGCGTGTACCAGATATAGATATTCAACGGAACCTTGTTGCGTGTCGGATTGAGCCAGAATACCAGTTCCTTATTCGGCAGTTTATCCCAGTTTGCGAATCCGCGAATCTGGTCTGCCGGCGCCTCAAGAGCTTCTGCTAATCCGCCCGTTGGCCAAAATCCAAAATCGTAGCGATTCACGTATCGCCGTATGAATGGCGTGCGATTGCAATTCAGAGCCTGTGTTATGCTGCGTGTCCATGATGGACCCGTGAGCTCCATACGGGTGCTTCCATTATACAACAGACTCACCTCTTCAAACGGGTCGGCATATCGGTCAATAGACGAAGGCACATAATATCCATTGGAATAATCCCAATCGGGAATATAGGCATTGGGCCACCAGATACTGGACGCAGCGGCGGCTGTGATGCCCGGCAGAAATGGTGCAATCTTGGCGTAAATCGGCGGCGAATTCACAGCCAGGGCCGGTGCCCATTTTGCGATATATTTCTGAAGATCGGAAGGACCGTTCGAGCCCCGAATCTCACGTCCGAAATTGAACCATGCCCGATACGCAGGAGCAGTATCATTCTGTGCGACCCACGTGATATCGCGCACAAGTCCCTCTTGCTCCAGATGAACACGCATTCGCGTGGCGTTTGCGTTTGACACCACGGGCTCCGCAATGTGCTGACGGATAGGTATCTGTAAGTCGGCAAGACGGAACGCGGCGGCCTCCCGCTCTTCCAAACTGACGTATTCGATAAGCCAATAGGCATCGGCCAAGTGCCATGCAGAGGAAGGCGGCATCGCACCGACCTGGTTTCCGCTACCGTCGTATAATGGAGAGCCGGGCATGGTCGCCGTTGGATCCGTCACGGCACCATACGGATACAGCGGCAACACGACCTGATCCACGGAACGAAATCGCACCGTAAGTTGCACGGTTTCTTTTGCCAACGCTTGCATAGGCAGAGCAGTCGGACCCGGACCGCGATTCCACCAGAACGGCGGTGTAACGTGGAGCAACATGTTCGAAGTTTGATAGTCTGGATACAGACCCGCCGCATTGAGAGGCGGACAGGGAATACCGTCAGAATTGGAAAGCGGAAAAAACTGGGGGTCGCGGGCCAGCAACTGATTTTTGGTCGTCAGATGTTCCACAGATGTCTCCATTTCGTCCAGTATCTCCAGCTGTCGGCTGTCGAAACTATCAATAATGACACTGCTTATTTGGAATGAGATGCTGTCACAGAGGGCGTGACTCAACGAATTCGTCCAGACCCAGTTAGGATAGATAGCGGCACCTTGAGGTCCGAACAGGTCGGGCGGCTGAATAACCAGAACGGCACGGGTGATGAGTTCGGCATCTTGTGGGAGCGTACAGGTGACGGTTTTTCCGAAATCGGGTCGTCCGTCGAACGGAACGTAGCGCCACTGGGACGCCCAACGGGTTCGGCGCTTCAGGACATACCGATACGGCTCTGTCTTGGGCTGACCTGTGGAGTTCAGACGCATCAAATCCTGCAGACCGGAGCTGACGACTTTGAGCATGGTTTGCGGCGTGGCCGACATTCTCTCTGCTGGACACGGAGGCTATTGCTTAGGTGTGTTCCGAACACACGATTCATTGGTCTAAAGCGATACAGGAAACTATCCGTAATGGACGTGCAAAACCATATTGCGCGAATCAATACGCGGTGGCAGGATATTATCAAACAGATTGCTGAGAAGCAGGCCCAACTCGTGAAAATCAGGGAAGAAGATACCCAACTCCAGAATAATGTATCTACCATTCGTGAGTTGCTGTCTCGTCTTCAGCAGATTGGCATGGGTTGCGATGACGGGCCGGCACAGATGCACATACAGGGACTTCGAAAATGCACCGCTGAAACTATGGAAAAGCGGCAGAACGAGCTTCAGGTGAATCAGAAGGCTATCGAGAAATCACTGGAGAATCTCTTTGCGCACCAGACAGCGATGCGGACCATGGCGACCCAGCTGTCACCGACGATGCGAGATGCGTGCGTATGCATCGTATGTATCGATAATACGGTTGATACTGTGTTTGTACCGTGCGGACACACGATATGCAGTGGTTGCGCGTCGAATATTCCGAGCCGGTGCCATTATTGCCGGCAACTTATCACGAGTAAGCAGCGGATGTATTTATCGGGACAGGGGCCGGTGCCGCCGATGGCGCAGTCTCTGGATACGATTGTTGCTGCTGCGACTGCAGGAGAAACAAATGCAAGCGAAGCCAACTACGTAATATAGTTTTCTACTCCACACATTTAACAGAACGAAACCACCGTGCCGCCTTGCGACTTGTCCGTATTGCTTTGCGTCGGATATCACTATCCGTTGTGATGGCCGTTTTTCCGCATAACAACAGACTATGAACACGGGCGTATCCCCATTGTTGCTGCGTGGCGCCAGGACGGTGACCGGTTCTCCATGCGGCCATTCCGCGATTGTAGGATTCGCGCAAGAACGACTCAGGAACACCGGTGGCTTCGGCTTTGTCTGCAAGACTGTGGGCATCAGGAAAACGTCGTTGCCATACCGCAGTATAACTGCTGCGGCGGGTCTTGCGACCGACATCTGTTTGGAAACCGGTGTAAGCCCGTGGGTCGCGCCAGTCGTAGGCACCGAATTTCAGGATTTCTTTGCGTCGTCGTGTGGCCGCCCGTTTAGAGAGTCCAGCATAGTATTTGTGTGGCTTCAGAGCACGTACCATCTGACCTGAGCAGTCAAAAAAGTTGACGCGCTGCCTTCATTCTCAGAGAACATTCAATGAACCCTGAGATTGTAGTATTCGAGCCAGGAGACTTCTCCTTCATCAAGAGTGTCGCAGAGAAAGCCATATACTGTGACATGTACAAGGCCGTTGAGAAGCTCGGAATCTGGGAAGAGCTCAAAAACGAACCCTTCAGCGGCGGCTTCCTGTTTGGAACAACCGATATACCGAACCGCATCATGGCGAATCTGGAAAATCCTGACGCGCACAGCGGCGCATCGTTGGCCCTATGCATCCGTGATATGCAGTATATTGCCATTCATGGATGGCCAATGTGGGTCCTCATGTACGACCTGAGTCAGTGAACTCTAGATTCTGTTTCTTCTGGTTTTCCTGGTTTTTCTTAGTCGCAGACCATTCACCTCTCTTTTTTGCTCCCCTCCTTCCACAGTCTGTTTGATAAACAGAATCTCTGGAAACGGTCCTTTGCGCCGCGGATTGGCCCGCACATATTGCGGCCACAGTTTCAGCATTTTTTCCACCGTGGCTTTTTCTCTTGCCACACGGGCCGCCTGACCATCCGATTGGAGACCGCCACTATCGTTATATGTTGCCGTCTTGTGAGAAAGAAAATTCAGCCGCACAATCCGCCCATCAAGTTCCCAGAACTGAATGGCCCGCATATAGTCTTCTTTCTCACCATTTCCAATCGTGATGGCCACTTTGGTTCCGGGATTGAAGCATCCCCAGAAACTGCCGATGATGAACTTCAAATCATAGGAAATCGTAGGACTCATGAAAAATGCATTCGGAATAGGGTAATCTCCCCAGAAACGCGCACCGACGCTTTTACATTCTGCAAACGCCATATCGACACAGTCGGCAAACTCCGCAGAACGGAGTGGTCGCAGCTTACTTCCTTCTAAACGCACGAAACCACGAACATCGTCGTCAAATGAGACCAACGGCGTTCCTACTGGAAAATACTCGAAGATAAAATTGCGAACCTCGGGCAGACCTTTACGACCGACCACAATATGGCCAACCGTGGCCCTTTCTCCGCAACTTTCCAGCCCTTCCTCATATAGACGTTTTTGTTCTTCATTGGCCACAAAGAGATATATCTTGGACGCCGGCACTTTATGAAACTTGAGTGTCGCCAGAGTTTTCTTACAGAATCCCTCCACGCGATTGTAACTGGGCACGACGACTTTCCAATCCACCATCTCCTTAATGAATCGCGATATTTTCCTGGTGTCTGTCATTGGCCGCCCGGCAACGCGACATACACCCGCGTATGCTCTGCCACTCCACAGATTTCTGGTAATTCAAACTCCTGAACTTTCTCGAAGCGCCGCCGGCAGGCTTTCCGCACAGATTCAGGAATCTTTTGTGAACCCGCGGTAGAAAGCTGATTGATTTCGTGCCGAAGGGACTTCAAGAATGATTCGCAGCTTTTACGCATCTTGACAGGAACAGCCAATTCCTCTTCGATACGTCTCCTTACAATCGTCCATCGTTGCGCCCAGATTCCGTGCTCTGTTGCCGATGATGCATAATTGAGTTTATCCTGTAACATCGTCAGAATACTTACGGCTATGCTGAGCCCACCAAAGAACCACGACGGTTGGAATCCACCGGGCCAGGAGGTGCCACCCGTGATTACATTGCTGAATCCTGAAATCGCCATCAGAACATTGAGTGTAATCATGATTTGTTTTGACCGTGCTCCAAATAATGAACAGGACTCTGTATGCATCCATTCGTGGGCTTTGGCTTCGTCGCACCACCGCGCCATGAGAACTTCAATCGCGGGCCCCCACTGAAGGAACGGTGACAAATCATCGGCAGCGGCGGATGCGGGCGATGCTGGCTCTGGTGCAATTTCTAGTTCAATCTGGGGCATCCTTAATGGGAGGCAAGAAGTTTATCCGTTGCTGCACGGAGGGCCTTTGCTGTGGCCGGCTCAGATGCCGCGTGTCCTGCTTCTGTTACGATGAGCTGCGCACTAGGAAGAGCAGCGGCCAGGCGCTCTGCAGAAACAGGAGGGCACACATGGTCATGACGGCCCTGGACAATCACGACGGGCATCGCCATGGTTGCAGCTGCCGCGATGAGTTCGCCAGGTTGGAGCCAACAGTTGTGCCGAAAATAGTGATTTTCGATGGTGGCTAGCGGTTCGTTGTCGAGACCGTTGGAATCGGTAACTTGAAGAGCCGATAAATCTCTTTCCCATTTATTCCAGGCTTTTACGGCGGCCTTACGGGTTTTCCGATTACGGAAGCGTTTGGCGTAGGCAGAAAGACATGCGCGCGTGGTGCGACAGCCAGAAGGGCCAGAGCCAGAGCCAGAGCCAGATACAGATCCAGAGACAAAGGCTCTCCACCCAGCAGGGTTCAGCTGAGCTGCTCCTCCCTTCGCCGAATACATCCAATCGTTTTCTTCTGGCTCGCCCAAATAGACACCCCGTAAAATCATCGCATGTACCGCGGCGGGATATCGTGCGGCATAGGCCAGCGCCAGAGTAGAGCCCCACGATCCGCCAAAAACAGTCCAACGGGCGACATGCATGACTTCGTTACGCAGCTGTTCGATATCTTCCACCAGATGCCAAGTCGTATTATTCGTTAGACTGCCAGACGGAGTTGAACGTCCTGCTCCCCTCTGGTCATACAAAAGGACATGCCATTTCCGCAGATTAAACAGCCGTAATATCCATCGTTGAAGTCCTCCTCCTGGGCCTCCGTGCAAAACAACAACGGGTTTTCCTTTCGGATTGCCGTGTAATTCGTAATGTAATTGGTGACCGTCACCTACATCTAGCCGTGGCATCCCCCTTACTCTATATCGTTATTTTTCTTTGTTCTCTTTGACTGCATTGGACCCCTATGAATGGATGCACTCAATCAGACCATATTCGCGCTGACACTTCCGCAGCAGCACCTTGCACGCACAACACGGCGCAGAATACATTAGCTCTCCGCATTTGTTTATCCGAATCACAACCATCCGTGCACCGCGCAGGAGATTCGTATCACCCACGGCCTTGATTGCGGCGGCCTCTGCATGAATCGTGTTGCGACCACCGACCGTATTCTGACCAATGGCCAGCAGTTTCCTGCCTTTGAATACTAGAGCGACATGATTGTATGTATGATGCCGCGTCGTGTATCGGTTAATCATCCGCAGAATGTCATTCTCTACGTGACGAATTATCCAACTCGGCAGAAGATTACTGAAACAAGGAAGGAGCGACGCCATATCACTGATTACCAACATGCGGCAACCACCCCGCTCAAGTTTTTTGAAGGCTGGTCAATGTTCGCGCAGATGGGTCGGTTGCTCCCTGAACAAACCGCGGCATCCACATAATCGGTGCGACTTCTGCCGCTGCCACCTCCGGAAAATGCTGCGACCACAGATGACGATACCACGCCGCCTCCGCGGTTTGGGGCGGATTGACGCGGGGTCTCTGGTCTGATGTTTGACCCCCTATCTTCTGCTGTTTCTCTCCCTCCTCTCTGGCCATTTCGAACCACGATTTATCGGACCGTGAGATTCCGTCACTGAAGGCCTCTTTCCGTCGCCATAGAACCTCCGTCGGTAGCAACGCCGAATCCGCAAATGCTGTCCGCAGGATTGATTTTTCCATTACCGTGGCTGTTGGCATCAGTGCTTCGGTCGGCAGACCCCGCGCAACCGCAATAAACTGGCGATCCAGAAACGGCGACCGCGATTCCAGTCCCATCGTTGCCATGCACCGCTCCGAACGTGCCACATCATAACGGTGGATTTCCGTAAGAAGACGGTCCGTTTCGGCTTCAAACGCCGACACACTGGGCGCCGCCCGCATATACAGATATCCTCCCAGCGCCTCATCGGCACCGTCACCATTCAGCACGACCTTTACGGCGGGTGTCTCTTGTTTGACGAGGAGCGCAACCATATAGTTTCCCACCGAGGCCCGCACAGTTGTAATGTCGAATGTCTCAATGGCTTTGACGACATTGGGAATCGCCGCCAGACACTCTTCTGCCGTGAGAACGCGCTCATGGTGCACACTTCCGATATGGTTGGCGACGATTCGGGCATGGGCCAGGTCGGTGCTGCCACGCATTCCAACACTGTAGGTATGGAGGCGCTTACCCTGTGCGGCAAGAAGTTTCGCGGCAATGGCGGCAACCAGACTGCTGTCCAAACCACCGGATAGACATGCACCGATATCGCGCACCGTGCTCAACCGTTTGGCGACTGCTTCGGTGAGTGCGTCGCGGAGGGCAACACCACCCGCCGTCAGACCATCGACCGATGACCCCCAGAAAGGCACTTTCAGCCACGGAACTTGGTGCCAGATTTTGGGTAGGTCTATGCGACCGTCGAGCCAAAACCGCTGTGTGGTGCCGGGTTGAATAAGATGCACGGTGGTTGCATCTGGCGGCATCGCCTTCAGCTCACTGACAATGCCGGACCATTCTCCTTCTTTAGAGGCAAAATATAGCGGACGGACTCCGTATGGGTCGCGTGCCACTTCGATGTAGCCTTCGTTGAGAGCAACGACCGTGATGGCAAAATCGCCATCCAGTAGGCGGGCCACGTCTGCAAGAGAAGGAGAGAATGAAGACGAAAGAGATAATGAAGACAGCAGTGCCGGTATGACAGCACAATCACTGGCACCCTCTGGCACCTTCAGACCAAGCTGAGGAATCAGAATATCGGAATTGAAGATTTCGCCGTTGCAGAGAACCAGTCGGCCATCGGAAAGACGAAACGGCTGTTCGGGTCCTCCTGCTGTGCCGCGAATATGGAGACGTGTGAATCCCACGGCAACGGTGTGGCCGGTTGCATCGTGTTCAAAAAGTTCAGAATGTGTTACATCGGGGCCGCGGGGTGTCAGTGCATCCAGACATTGTTTATGGAGTTTTGGCGTTACAGACGGTTCTTTCCCCCAGAGAATGCAAATTCCGCACATCTTAACGGTGGCTGCGACTACGCGATTGCCTCTGGTGCCGCGACTGCCTCTGCTACCTCTGCTGCTACTGCCTCTGGTGCTGGTGCTGCAGCAGAAGCCCCATACCGCCGCTCATAGTTGATGAGCCACAGCTTGCGTGCCGTATCCTGCAGATTCATGAAGGACCGCAGCGCCGGAAAGTAGGCACCCGACCGGGCAGAGTGGATGTCCCACAGCAGCTTACGATACTTGTGAGGAGCCTGGCCAAGCGGCATCTCCCGTCGCTTGTAGATGACCTGGTAGAGATTGTAAATCTCCTCCGTTGCCTTCTTGAAGGCCGCCACCGCCTCCTCTGCCTCCACTGCCTCCTCAGGATAGATGGTCAGATATGTCTGCAGCGTGCCCTTCGTCCAGAGCTCCAGCCACTGATAGCGAAGGTTGCTCTGGTTGCCACGGAGATTGCGGGCAAACTCGTACTCAGCGGAGCGGATACGGTAGCGCGTACCCGTCAGAGGGCAGCGACCCACCAGACCCTGCCACTCATGTCGGAAGCGCTTTCCCCATATCTGGGTCCGGGCCTTGATGTCACCGACCAGCGTGATATCCGTGTGGGCCGGAGGGAGTGTCTTCTCCAGTGCCTTCTTCAGTGCGCTCTGGTTGGCGGTGTCACTGGGCAGATGGCTGACAAACTCACGACCGGTGCGGTGACTGACATCGGTGGTCGCGGGGTCGATATGGTAGACCTCCACCAGCGACAGACTGGGCAGACCATACTTGGCCGGCACAACCACGCGCTCTGCAGGATGGTTGAGCACCCAGGAGTAGCAGAAGCGGGGGTCGAACTGCGCCATGGTGAGGCCCAGCTGCGACTGCAGTGTCTCCGTAAAGAGCGTGGCGAAGGGCTTTGCTGCCTCTCCTGCCTCTTGTGCATCGCCAGGAACAGGTCCAGGAACAGATACAGACAAAGAGTCCCTATATGTCCCATAATAGGCCGACGTAGCGTCCAGCAGAGTCCTTGTGGCCAGCCGCCATGTTGTACCATCCCAGAACTGATTGATCATGGTACCATCCATGAAGTCCTCCACAACGAGACCCAGTGCTGGAGGGTTATCGCCCAGGATATCGCGACCCTTCGCAGGCGATACGCAGCACGGACGATTGCTGCGCTCGTCCCAGACAATGCTCCGGAACATACCCACATGAGGCAGGCTCATCACTGAAACGGTCTTGTCGTAGTAAATCATCGATAGCGGTATCTCCTTGCTCTGCCGAATCGTCAAGCGACCACCCTCTGCACTGCGCAGATAGGCAAACAGGGTCTCAGTAGTCGGGAACCGGGCAATCAGAGTCGCGAAAGTCTTGTTCGTATTCATCTTCCTGACTCAGCAAATGGTTGCGGTTTAGCCCGTCAACTTTGTATTTGGGGTGGCGAAAGGTGGGTCTCTGTCACGAGACAGAGCCAAGAGACAAGAGGAATGAGACAGAAGGCAAAAGACAAAAGGCAAATCAAAATCAGCGGTGTTCAGTTACAGCGAATTTGCCCGCGACCGATAGCGGATGGAACAACAAGCGGTTTCCGAAGCAGGTCCAGAGGTGGAAGATGCAGGAGCAGCAGGAGCAGCAGGAGCAGCAGAAGAAGTGACAGATGCCGAGTCTGAGTTTCTTGATCCGCTACACATCGGCAACACAGTAGAAATCATCAGCGATACCTACGGTTACACCGCCGGACGCGTCGTATTTCGCGATGGTGACATGGTGCGTGTTATGCCCCAAGAGGTATCCGACCGTGCCGTCGAATTCACCATGACCGACGGCGGCCTAGAATTCAGTGACGATCTCGGTGTCAAACGCATGGAAGTCATTACGACATATGATTCCGACTATTACGTCGATTTCCTAGGCGCCAAAGTCGGCGAAACGCTGGAGTTCTTTACCGCCGATGGACAACAGGCCGCTCCCAACGGCGTAGTCGCCGAAGTGCAGAAAAATGCCACATCCGATAACATTGTGCTGGAAGACGGCCGCGTCTTTGAGTTTGAGGGTCGCGGCCCTCCCGCACCAATTGCAGTGATTCGGGTTCGCACCGCCGTGAATGCCGCCGCCGCCGTAGAAGAAGGCGCACCCCAAGAGGAAGGACCCGTTGCAGACCGGGTCGCCGCTGCCAAACGACAAACCGATGTTCTGGCTCTCCTGGATAGCATTTTGCCGTCAGGAGCAATGGAAGAAATCCCCATGTCTGCACGAGGATTCCCGGACTCCTTACAGCGCGAAGATCTCTTTCAGGATTTACTTGAGAACGTGAAACCAAAACAACGGAAACAGACACGTGTGCTACGGCAGATTGAACGCGAAGTGGATGTCGCGGTCGCACTCAAAAACACCGTTGCATCCCATGATGCTGCGGGACGGGTTACCGGAGTCGTTCCGAATACGGTGGAAACATTACAGGAAGCGATTTTGGCATCCCCTGGCGCTGTAGGTATGGCAATACCGATTGTGGCGGCGGCCCGTGTTCTGAATATGGAAGTCCGCGGAAGCGGAATGAACTCATATAAAGAGTCCGATGTTTCTCCCCGTATTCTTTACGAAATTGAACATACGTCCGAAAATACGGCACGGCTCTTTGATGAAGGAGCGATGCCCGCGGCCATGGGCAAAGGCTTTTCGGCCTACACCTATGACCTGTTTAGTCGCGACCAGGTGACACTGACGGGTGTGGTGTCGGCATCCGGTTGGCGTGCAGACCAGGACGTGATGCGCACCAATTCTCTGGATACACCGGTTCAGGGATTTGGAGCCACTTTGCCGAAGGTCGGTGATAAGGAGGCCCCTCCGGTATCCGTTGATTTGCTGGAAGCAAATGTGCAAAACCGGGTTATACGCGTTATTACTGGCGACTTTGTTACGGGACGTCGCGGAGGTTCTTCGTCTGTGCCGATTGCGCCGTCGGATCCCGATACGATAACGGGATGGACTATCCTGCCTCCGAAGGCGGCGTTGCGCCTCAAACCTCCCACAAATCCTTGCCATCTTCCTACCGCGATTCTCTACACACAAGAGCTGGAGGATGCTACACTGCCGTCGATGAATGCCGCAATTCAGACGCTGTATAGTGTGGATATTAGTCCGGAAACCATTTGGACATTGAAACGGTCTGGACCTGGTTCTGTATCTGGTTCTGGCTCTGGACTTGGCTCTGCCTCTGCCTCTGCCTCTGCCTCTGCAGCAGCAAGCAACACAGATAATTCCATGCCGATTGCCGAATGGTTGGCCCAGAGTTTGAAGCCGACAATCCATCCTTCTGATTCACTGGCCCCAAGAACCCCCGCCTTACTCGGTCTGCAAGATGTGTTGGGTCTCTCCAACAGAGATCTGGCTCCCTCCGTTGCAGAAGTTCTGAATAAATGGGTGCTCGAATCGCAGCAGCTGTGGCGACGTCTGTTCAAAGCGAAACGGGAACAGGCTCGGACTCTATTGAAAGAGAGACGGGCGCGGGTCTTCAACAGTGTGACCGGCGACGATTCTCCTGTCTGGGCCGCACTCCGTCAGGCCGCCGCTCTCAAAGATGTTCTGGCCGATGCGAAACGTCGGAATCCCACGATATACGGCGCACCCCTCGTCGTTGCCGCCACACTGCTTACAGAAGCACAGGGAGACGCCCAGCCGCTGGTCTGGACCACTCTGGGGTCTCTAGAGTCACGAGATGTGGGTATCGATACCGTGACAGCGCAGGCCTCTCTTAGTTCTTCGCGTGCCTATCATCTGCGTCGGGCGGCCCTACGCGGAGCAGCACTGCTTGGTCTCCATGCGGAGCCCGAAATCAATTCCTGCGTACACGTTCAGCGTCTAGAGGGTATCCGCGGTATCGATGATGTGGCAGAGCAGGCGCGCATGCTGCGGGAGTTCGTGGATGAATTCCAGGGCGGCAAAAACGGCGACTGGGTTACCTGCGCACTCTGCCAACAGAACTGTGTCTGTTACCACGAGCTCATGGAGTTAGAGGCGCTGGCCCAACCAACCCGCGGAGATGCGATACACCGTCAGGTCATGACGCGGTTCGGCGGCGACCGTTACGAAGGCAAAATCATCTGCCGCAACTGTGGCCAAGCTCTTCAGGATATTGATTATGACGACCACGTGGAGTTCGATGACAATGGACGTCCTATCGTGGAGGCCAGCGTCTTGACGGAAGAACAGCTGGAGGAGGTGCCCACAGAATCAACGTGGCGCAAGGCCACCGCTGCATTGACCGCGGCGCCGCTGTCGTTCGCCACAGAGAGCCAACGGGAACTGAATCAGGCACTGACCACGATTTTGGAGCTGGGCGGGATGATTGCGGATGAGAGCGTTGTTCGGCAAATCGTGCGTTATTCGGACCTGTATGTTTCTACACGGGCGCCCACACAGGCGGCGTATGATGCGCAGCGGACGAAACTGCTGACGGCGGCATCAACACGGATGAAGAGTGCGGCTGCGGGTGCGGTTCCAGACGTTCCCACCTATGCTGCCGTTCTTGACCAGTTGCGGGTCTCGGCGCTGATGGCGATAACCGGAATCGCACTTCAAATGGCCGACCCGCCGATTCAGGTGAACAATCCCTTTCCGCCGTGCCGATTCAGTCGCGGAGGCTGGCCGCTGGATGCCGAAGCGAAACCAGAGGATATCGGAACCGCACTGTATTATGTGGCGTGTGTTACGGCCTCTCTGGCGCGCAGCGCGGCGCCGTGGCGTAACGTGGCGTGGGCGCATCTGGACAAGCTGGATGCCCGCGTGAAGAAAGCCCATACAACGGCTATCCAGGCCGCGAAGGCAATCATGGGTGCCGACCCCAAAGTGCCGCAGCTCTCATTTACGCCCGAGATTCGCACCGCCATTACACGGATTCAGACAGATGCCGGTGCGGCCAAAGAGAGAGCCCGGGTGACTGTCAATGACCGGCTGCCGGCGGGATTCCGACCGGAGCCCAATCCTCCGTCTCTTGCGCCCCCGGCACCAGAGGGTTCGCCCGTCAACGCGGCTGCCTCCGTCGCCGCCGAGGGCAAGGCAGCTCCTGAAGCCGTGGTGGATTCGGTTGCGCATGCCGTGAGACAACAGGCCATTTCGGCGATCGCGACTCTGCATGCAGAGGCGGTGGCAGGCTCGGGCGCACTTGTCGGCACGAAACAGAATGAGTCTGTCTGCTGTCCCGTATCGTTCGCCGATGCCGACGCGGGGCTTGCGCTGTTGGGTCGCAAAGAGCTGGCTCCACTCCTGGCTGCCGCGCGTATGCTTCAGGGAGCGCAGCCCGCCGTGAGCCGTGCAGGAACCCATCTGTGGGTGGCAGAGGAGAGTCACGCCGCGGCTGTCGTAGAGCCGGTGGTGGATCCGGGACTGCTGTTTCAGCTCTTCTTGCGTTACTGTTATACCGGCAGCCAGGTGGGCGAGGCACATCAGTTCAGCACTGGAAATCTGTGTCGCCAGTGCGGCCTCGTATTAGGCGGACCACCGGAACTCGTAGATGTCGTCAAAGACGGTGCCGCGATACTGGCAGCGCAGCAGGGAGATTTACGGGTTGAGCCATCGCCAGCCGCGTTTGAAGCACTCTCAGATGCCGTGCGGCGCAGGAAACTGTTGGTGGAGCGTATTGGTGCGGTCCGTCCGTCGTGGCGACAGAATCTGGACCGGCTGGCGGCACAACTGACTGCACGACCCAGTCATCAGACGTGTGGAGAGGCTCTGACGGCGGTTCTGGCGGCCATGTCGGGTGCCGAAGAGCTCGAAATAGACGAAGTGGGTCGGGCGACGATGTGGGGACCCGTCGCGGAGCTCATGGATGCGCATCGGAAAATGGTGGCCGATGCGATTGGTCCGCTACAACCGGCGGCAACAGGACCGCGCGCCCGAACGAGAGCAAAGGAAGCCGTGCAGGCACTCGCGATGTTCGACACGATTACGGAGGACCCGTTTGTAGAGGGACCGCGGGCCATACGGGAATATTGGTGTGCGAAGCTGGAGGCGGGTGGTCGGAATTTCGGTGTGCGGGAAACCGCCGGTGCGGTGTGGGATGCGCTCTCATCCGAACACGTGGAACGGATTAACGGACTTCTGCGGGCCAATACGGATTGGTATCCAGGCGATATAACGGGAGATATGCGTCTGGGCTTGGCGGCGGTCGGTGATTCGCTGGGTCCGGTGATGCGACTATGGACACAGACCATACATATGGCGACGGTGGCGGGACCATGGACAATAGCGGAAGCGCGCCTGCTGCTGCGGTGTCTGGTCCTTCATTCCTGGGCCGACGCGGTCACGGGTTCGTCGTGGATGTATCGCAGCATCGGTGCGCCTGGTGAACGCGCCACTGCCGCCGACGGTGTGAGTGACTGGACGCGGTCATTGATGGGACACGTAAAGATGCAGTTCTTGCGATTCAGTAAGGAGCGTGTGGCGCAGATTCTGCAGCAGCGGGCGGAGCTGGAGCGCACGAGTATTGTAGAGGAATTCCAGTCAATCAAGGACGATGATGAGCGGGCGGCGGAGCTGATTAAGAAGCAGCTGCGAATGGGTCGGTGGGGCGTGGCGGCGAAGGGCTGGAACAAGTATGACCCGGAGCTCTATGAATTTGAGAATGAACAGCGCAAACGCATGGGAATCGTGGATGCACCGGTTGACCCGAGCTTGCTACCTGCAGGAGCGGGGGCTGGAGCTGATGCATTCGGATTCGGCCCCTTGGATGGTGCTCCAGAAGAGGGATATGACGTAGATTTGGGTGCAGCGGGCGATGATTACTAATGGTTTCTCTTCTCTCCGAATAATCTTACTTCTTTGTATTACGGTTTAGTATATTTACCTGTGGTGAATATACTAAACTATATTTACCTGTGGTGAATATACTAAACTATATTTACCTGTGGTGAATGTACAAAAACGTAAGAATTATGATGTTATAAAATGTCACGCGATATAATAAAATCAATGTACTATGTATAATGTCTGTTCCTGGGGCACCTACGATTGGGGTGATTACACCAGGCAACGGGCAGCTGTCTGTTGCGTTTACAAGTACTGGAGCAACCCCAACGAATATGGAATATAGTATAGATAACGGTACAAACTGGGTTCTTCGATCAGGTATAGCAACTCCTGTAATTATTACTGGTCTTGCAAATGGTACATCATATACTGTCATGCTTCGTGCTAAAAATGCCAGTGGAACCGGTCCGAGTTCAAGTGCTGGTCCAGATGCTACTACTACACCACGAACGACCCCTGGTGCCCCAACAATCACCACTATTACATGTCCAAGCAGTGGAACAATCCAAATTAATTTTACAGCACCGGTAAGTAATGGTGGAAGTGCTATTACAAATTACGCCTATAGTACAACTGGTGCGGCCGGTACATTTACAAATATCGCACCTCTTCAAACTACATCGCCTATTACTGTATCAGGATTAGCAAATGGTACACCGTATCAAGTGAGTATAAGAGCAATTAATGCGGCCGGCAATGGTACTGCTGCTATTGCAGTAGCTGCTACACCATACACAACACCGGCTGCTCCAACAATTGGTACGATTACGTTTCCAAGCAGCGGAACGTTATCCGTTCCTTTTACGGCTGGAGCTACAAATGGTAATGTGTTAACAAATTATGAATACAGCACGGATGGTGGTTCAAACTGGACAGTTCGTAGCCCATCTAGCACAGCGACTCCTATTATCATATCAGGCTTGACAAACGGCGTTGCCTGTACTGTAAAGTTACGCGCCGTCAACGCAGCAGGCGCAGGTGCTACGCAAGCGTCAGGAACCGCTGCTACACCGCGCACTGTGCCAGATGCTCCTACAGGTGTTACAGTGACTCCTGGTGCTACTACAGTTCTTTCTATAGCATGGACTGCTCCAGCAAATAATGGAGGCAATGCAATTACATTTTACAAGATTGAACGTTCGCTGGATGGTGTATCATCTTGGACGGCACTGACATCTGCACAAGCGTCTTCCCCTTATAACAGCACTGGATTAACCAACGGCACGGTGTATCACTATAGAGTATCTGCTACAAACACTGCGGGATTTGGTGCAGTTTCTTCCACTGCTTCTGGCACACCTAGAACGGTTCCTGGAGCGCCTACTACAGTGTCTGTAACGACATCAAGTTCCACTGATGTAAGTGTTTCATTCACGGCGCCTGCTTCAAACGGCGGAAATACAATTAGCAGTTATGTGGTAACTCCCTATATTGGATTAACTGCACAAACAACCGTCAGTGGTGCTTCAAGTCCTATAAGCGTAACTGGATTGACTACCGGTCAAAGCTACACGTTCAAAGTACAGGCCGTGAATGCGGCTGGTGCTGGAACACAGTCCGCGGCATCTGCGGCTGTTTCACTTCTATATAATTCGGTTTCTGCTCCCAACAATGCGACATTTACATATGCTTCTGGTGTAGCTTTTACCGATTCAAAAATAACATATACTGGCACAGCATTTTCTGATGTAACAATTACTCCATCTGGAACCGCCTGGACTATTTCTGCTGCTGGTAAAACAGATACATTCAATTATGTACGAAAAGTAGTATTTACTGATAAAATTGTTTATTTAGCTGGAAGTGGTGTTGATGCAGCGACAGGTAGTTCTACAGTGGGTTCGTATACTATGACTAAAACAATTGTTGGTGGTGCCAATGTTATAGCAGCGTACATATCTGATGCCGCTACAGAATACACTGCGAATTCAAAACCGGCAGTAATATATATTGCGGGCGATACTATATATACACCCTCTCCTGCTGCGCCTGGCACAACAATAACTTCACCTGTTTCAATCGTTGGTGTTACAATGAACTCTAAAAAACCATTAATAAGTAGATGGGATAATTATACCCTTCGGTATTTAATGATTAAAAGTTCAGATGTTACAATTGAAAATATTATTTTTGATTTATATGTGAGTGCTACCACCCAAAACGAAATCAATGCCGGCTCTGTAGATATAGGTTTTATAAATCCTAATTTAACATTACTTGCAAATATCGTTTTCAAAAATGTAGACATGGTTCGTGGTTACCAGAAAGGTGTAAATATGAATTACGTAACAAATGTTACATTTGACGGTTGTACGTTTGCAAGAGTGTCTGCGCGCGCTACAATCGGTATGTCATCATGTAAGAATGTTACAATTAAAAACTGTACCATTCCACGAAGTGGGACTACATTAACCGGTTACGGTTCTATTTACATCTCTACAAGTAATGGACCCAGAGATATTTATGCTACTTCGGCAACGTACAACAATACTAGAGCTGGATGGACAGATGCTCAAAAGTTGGATGCTGTGAAAACCCAAAATATAGATTTATCGTTGAACAATACGTTTACAGATGATAATTCATTGCCTGCAACAATTCAAATTGACCCATACAAAGCCGAGAACGGCAACGATTCGTTTCAATACTCGCTGACATTTACGGGCACAAACCCTGACGTTAAGTTGCCTTCTAATTTCGGTTATTCCTTTTCACATTATGCTGCGGCTGGAACTGCTATATTGAAAACAAACATTACAAAGAATTCCACAGATATATCTGGTGCTTTAGCAACATGGGGATTTGACCCTACAAATGTGACTGTTCGTAGTTTGGATACAAATGCGCGAATTTATCCAACTGGTTATGAATTGCCCTTTTCTACATTTGATCCTACAACAATTACGAATGAAACAAGTATACCGATTAGCATTGGCGGAACAAGAACAGTTATACCTATTCTTGATTCTAACTCATTATCTGGATTAACTACAAATGCTCCTGTTTTTGTAACAGGAGTATCAGCTGCTCCTAAACTTGCTGTATTCACAGCATCTGACCCAGGTGCTGCTGTGAAAAATTCTATTGACAATAGCGTAAATGCAGTTGCTGTTCAGAGAACCGTGAAAGGGGCTGCCAAAACAAGTGTCATGGAAGTAAAGAAACGATCTGCAGTTACAAGTGTTGTAGCAACTAAAACAGTTGGCGGGCAAACACAGACCGCAACCGCGGATATTTCGTCATTGCCTTCGACCCATAGTGTGATTTTAAGTGTAGACGATATAGATGCCACAGCTGGATTGAAAGCAAATGTATACTTTAAGGTTATAGACGAAAATGGAAACGTTGTTACAAATGGTATTTCTTTACCTATTGACTTTGATGTTCCAGGGACTGAGGCTGTATCAGTGTTGGACTTGTATGTATATAACACAACTACATCAAACTATGACCAGGTAGGAAGCCTTACCAAAAAGGTAGGAACAACTACAACATTCAGTTATACGTTTACTACAAACTCTGATTACCAGTTGGTACTACCTTCACCTTCCGCGCCTGGCGCGCCGACAATCGATAGTGTTACACCAGGCGATAGTCAATTGTCGGTAGCATTTACAGCTGGAAGCAACGGTGGTTCGGCTATAACCGATTACGAATATACTACAAATAGTGGAAGTACATGGACCTCTTCAGACAGTAGTAGTTCTCCTATTACTATAACCAGCCTCACAAACGGAACATCTTATACAGTGCAGTTACGTGCGGTGAACACAGTGGGCAGCAGTAGTGCTTCCAACGATGTTTCTGGAACACCTGCTGGTCTGCCATTGGGTCCGGTAGTGGACTTATCGGGTACCGCCAGTGATGGCATTGTAACTCTAACTTGGACTAGTCCTAATGCCGATGATATAGATAATGGCTCTGCAATTACAAGGTTCAATATCTATCAATCTACAGACGGAGGAACCACGTGGACTCAATCACAACAGATTGGTTTATCGGATCCGGTTGACGTGATAGATCTCAGCAATGGCATCAGCTACTTTTTCGCCGTTGCGATTGTGAATGGCGTGGGTGAAGGTGCTAAGAGCAGTGCAGTTGGTCCGTTGGTCCCCACACAGCCGGTAACTCTATCATTTTCGAATACATCGTTAGTATATAATAACCAACTACAATTCCCCACGGTTGATAATAATGTTACGGTAATATGGAAAAATACCGATGGTAGCACGTTTACGGGGGCGACGACGGTGGGTTCATACCCAGTGACCGCAACACCGACAGGGACCTATTCAGGAGAAGCTGTTTCTGTAACACTGACAATCACGCAGGCACCGCTGACTATCGATGGTGTAACTGCTGCAGACAAAGTATACGATGGCACCTCTAACGCTGTTCTCAGTGGCGGTTCTCTGACGGGTGTTATCGGCTCTGATAGTGTTGGTATTGTAGATGGGTCAGGCAGCTTCTCTCAGCCTAATGTTGGCTCTGGACTCACTGTAACCGCTAGTGGTTTCTCCATCGACGGCGCTAACTCTGGCAATTACCAGCTGACCGCTCAGCCGACGGTTTCACCCGCCTCGATAACGCAGGCACCGCTGACGATTACCGGTGGAATAACCCGTTATTATTACAATCCTGTTGTCATTGATTCATTTGGAAATTACAGTGGTATTGAAACAGTCGCAGGAGGATTTAGACCATTTTCAGGTCAAAAAGGCTATTCTGCAGTAGGATTCATGAGTGGCGACAGTATTACTTCTGTTCACATCGACTGCTCAGGAAATCACTCATCAGGAAATGACCCCACCGCACAGCCGCCGAATTATTTAGAACCAGGAACATATGCATCCGCGGTTACGCCAAGTGCAGCACAGGGAGTCGGCCTGAATAACTATACAATTACCTATGTGCCTGGTAACCTCACGGTGCTGCCTACCGTTGCGGCCCAGCCAACAATCACGACGGCCGCACACGGTAACGGAACTCTTGTATTTTCGTATGTTCCACCGGATAATACGGGTGGTGTGCCGATTACATCGTATCGTTTATATTTCGATACGAAATTCAATATTATGAATTATATCTATGGTGAATTCATAGATGCACCAACAAATTCTATACCAAATCCGTATTATTCCCCTGGTCTCTATGATCCAACAAAAAGCTATGCTGCTCTGGACAACTATGCACCATCGACTTACCATGTTGATATTTCTGCAGGCATATCTGTAGGTGTGCTTAATAGATCTGCAAAAATTTATGATAGTAACGACCAGCTGGTTACAGACTTTGAACTTAGCTCTGCCCCATACCAGCTCAAGATTTGCCCATATAATAGTGTAGGACCTGGATTTACATCCTACAATTTGGATGAAACAACTTTAGCGCCTGGATATTCAGCAAATATTAGTCGTGGTGGTGAGATTATTACTACCATTGGTAGTCAGATAATTGATGGCCAGCTTTCTGACGAGAGTATTAAGATAATTGATGACACCGTAACTGCCTCTGCTGCAGATACATATACCGGTCTTGCGACTATGCGGGGCGCTATTACTGATACGGACGTGGCTATATCGGCCTATACCGAAGCGCGGACGATTGCGCTAGTTGGTGGCGATAGTCTGGGTGTGCCAACAGAAGCAACTGGAGATGAAGCGATGTCTATCTATACTCACATGGTGGCCTACGCCGCACAGTATCCAGGTACGGTATCGGAATCGCTCTTAGAAACTCTGCATTCTGATATTTGCAACGGTACTCCGTTACCCGTTACGTGGGCTAATTTTATCATTGACACTACGGGACAGCAGATTGAGCCGTATCCGGTTATCCCCGTAACAAATAACGGTAGTAACAACATCATTCCCATGCCGCACGATATCTCCATAAATTTCGTATTACAGATATCTGACCCTCTCCATCGCGATAACAGCGGTTTCGTGAATGTGACCCGTTCGGGTGATAACTCCATTACTGCACTTTCGGCGGGCGCAGGTATTCGGAATGTGTTTGGATTTAATCTGCCGCTGGCGGCAGGTTCGAGTTTTACAGTTATGTTTGACGATGGTGATACATGTGTTGTGTATATACCTGCGTTGGCAGATAGTGTTATTACTATTGGAGGTTTATCTTATGGTATTTCTAGCGATGGCAAAAATGTGTGGGTTGTAAATTATGTAGGCGATTCTGTAACGCGTATAGATGCATTATCAGGTTTGGTTGTAGGAGAGTCAATCCCCGTTGGTTTAGGTCCGGTTGCTATTTCGAGTGATGGCAAATATGTTTGGGTTGTAAATAATACCAGTAATACTGTAACACGTATCGATGCATCATCAGGTTTGGTTGTAGGAGAGCCAATCCCTGTTAGTTTAAGTGCGAATTCTATTTCGAGTGATGGCAAAAATGTTTGGGTTACACATTATTACAGCAACAATGTAACGCGTATAGATGCATTATCCGGTTTGGTTATAGGAAATCCAATCTCTGTTGGTACAAATCCGAATTCTATTTCGAGTGATGGCAAAAATGTTTGGGTTGCAAATAAATTCAGCAATAATGTAACGCGTATCGATGCATCATCCGGTTCAGTTATAGGAGAGCCAATCTCTGTTGGTTCAGGTCCGAATTCTATTTCGAGTGATGGCAAAAATGTTTGGGTTGCAAATTATTACAGCAATACTGTAACGCGTATAGATGCATTATCCGGTTCAGGTATAGTATATACAGTCCCTGTTGGTTTTAGTCCGAATGCTATTTCGAGTGATGGCACAAATGTTTGGGTTGCAAATTTTGACAGAACTGTAACACGTATCAATGCATTATCCGGTTCAGTTGTAGGAGAGCCAATCTCTACTGATTCATTTCCGTTCGCTATTTCGAGTGATGGCACAAATGTTTGGGTTGCAATGTATGGTGGCTCTGTATTAAAAATATCTATCCCAGTAGATCTGAGTAAATTAGTATCCGATATAACTATAGAATATAACGGTAACGTTCAGTATCTGCCGACACATTACGGCTCGGTTGATGTAACATGGAAATATGCCGATGGTTCTCCGTTTACCGGTGTAACGGATGCGGGTGTATACCATGTTACCGCGTTTCCATTGGAGAGCGCTCAACTGAGTGCAACACCTGGTTCTATAACGCTAACAATCACGCCGATACTGGTAACATTTAACATTTACGTGAACGCTAACCAGAGTGACTGGTTCTATGTTATACCACAATTGGGCGAAGTATCATTTACCTCTTCACCAGATATCGGAGGTAATTTTTCATATGAAGTCTTCCGTGCCGCTCAAGATGAGTTTGGCAATTGGTCTTTTACCATTAACATAGAAGCCAATGGCCCTAATTATAGCGGATCGAATACATTGATATACACTGTCACACCTCCAACTACGACATCCACCACGGAGCCTGATATCACGACATCCACTACGGCTCCTCCAACTACGACATCCACTACGGAGCCTACAACTACGACATCCACTACGGAGCCTACAACTACGACATCCACTACGGAGCCTACAACTACGACATCCACTACGGAGCCTACAACTACGACATCCACTACGGAGTCTCCAACCACGACATCCACTACGGAGGCTCCAACCACGACATCCACTACGGAGTCTCCAACCACGACATCCACTACGGAGGCTCCAACCACCACATCCACTACGGTCCCCCAAACCAACAACATTCCTTGCTTTGTGGCCGGTACGCTAATCCGCACACCTACAGGGGAAAAAGCAGTAGAACTGCTCAGAAACGGCGACACTGTCGTGACGGCCGATGGTCGTAGCGTCCCTGTCAATGTGTATTCTACAACGCTGAATAAGACAACCAAGGGAACCGCACCCTACCTAGTTCCTGCGCACTCGTTCGGTCGCAACTCTCCTCCTGCAGATATCCGTCTCTCACCTCTCCACGCATTCCAGATTAAGAAAGGACTCTGGATGAATTCGCTGTACGCGAATAACAAGGCTGTTCAGCAATATGCCGTAGGGGAAGCCATTACCTATTACCACGTAGAGTGCCCGAACTTCTTCCGCGATAATCTGCTAGCAAACGGCTGCGTAGTAGAAAGTTTCGCGGGCCGGCAGGTAGCGAATCCCAAGAATATCTATACATTCAATTCCCGCCTTGGTGGATTTACACGTGCAACGGGAGTAACAAAGACAGTTGCAAAGTAGTGGCAATGATGAGGGCATGAATCTTTTTATAAAACTAAGGAACCTGGCCTATCGATATATTTTTCTGTAAAAAAAATATATCGATAGTGTAGGTAATGGAGATACAGGCGAACGAAACTCGTATCATTCTTGGTGGTAGCTATCCTTCGGATGTTGATGGAGATGGGTTGAGTATATGGGTTGCAAATTCTTGGAGTCATAAAGTAACTCAAATTGATGCAGCATCTTGTACAGTATTACGAACAATCGATGTCAGTGGTGGGGCTTCCACTATTTCTAGTGATGGAAAATATGTATGGGTAACCGGTTTGGATGGACGCCCTGAACGTGGTAATATTCTGAGTCAAATCGATGCACTTTCCGGTAGATTGATGCAATCAATCGTTCTCCCTTTCCCAACAATCAATCAGGATGCTGATTATCAGGGTGCTAATATTTCTAGTGATGGGAAATTTGTATGGCTTACAAACCTGAATAGTAGCGTAACTCAGATTGATGCATCAAACGGTAATTTTATAAATTCATTCATCATTGGCTCTACTACTCTTAAAGGTATATCCAGCGATGGTAGATATGTATGGATAGCTAATTCTGGTGGCAGTGTAAATCAACTTAATGCATTGACGGGTGATCTTTTATATACGTTCGATACGGTCGATAGTGGAATTCCGATAGCTATTTCTAGCGATGGAAAATATGTATGGGTTGCTACTACTAATTACAAAGTAATTCAGATTGATATATCATTACGTGCGATTTCGAACGTATTCTCTCTTAGCTCTAGTAATCATAGTATAGGAATTAACGGTATATATAGTGATGGAATAAATGTATGGGTCGCAAGTCCCGCAGAAAGAGCTGTAATTCAAATTAATATATTGACTCAGGCGGTGGTAAAAAAATTCAAATGTTCGCGTGGTGACCCTATAGCTGTTTTTAGTAATAGAAAAAATATATTTGTAGTGTATGTTCAGAATGCAGCTGCTACGATACCTATACCCCTTTCCATTAATATTCAAGCAACTCCTACTGATGGTGCTATACAGTTGGATTGGAATTTATATGGCTCTACAAAAGATTTAGTTTCATATAATATTACACAGAGTATTAATTCAACTTCTCTGCCTATAGCAACGATCCCTTTTGGTACTAACACATATACTGTTACGACCGATGGAAATGGAACTGCTATTTCACAGTTATATTCTTATACATTTGTTATTACCCCAACGTTAAATAATGGAACAAATGTTACAAGTGCGCAAGTGACTACGACTCCTGCACCTACTACGAGGACAACAGACCCGACTGAACTTGCTACCCAAATAACAAACAGTCCAACAGACTTAATTTCGACCGCTGAGTTTTATATGACTCAATTTACTGATATAAATACTAGGGCGTATGCTGCCACGGCGCTTGTTAATGCAATAAATATTATTTCTCCGCCCAATCCGATACTGGTTTTATGTAATATTATTAATACTCTAAAATATCCAGTTATAAATGGATATGAAAACACAGGGGCTGCAGCGCGAGATTATAGTCAAGCGGTGGTAACTGCTCTGCAGGAAGAACATCCTGAGGGTGTTGATGTTCCTTTAACTAGCTCAGAGTTTACGAACCTTTTATCTCATATACTACCAGATAATGTTGATACATCAATTACACCTGCAGCGGCCAATATCTTGATTGCTGACAGTAATAATAAAATTTATTTAACAGATGATAATAATTCTTATTATATCCTGTTTGTAGCCGGCACCACATACAATGTGTATAATAACCAGGGTGTATACGTAAATATTGTATATAATGATTTGACTTCTGTTCTGACTGTAACTGTGCCTGCAACTGGCATTGTCACGCTATACAACGTAGGTGCCACTATCCCAATTGGTTTCATGAATTATCCCATATTTGCCATTGGAACCGGTGGATTTGCGAATGGCCAACCAAGTAGCGTAACAAATGTTACTGCAACGCCGGTGAACGATACGGCTATCAACGTATCTTGGTCAACACCGGCTACTGTGACAGATGTTACTTCGTATATCGTTGATATTTGCGATGGTGTAGCATACGATATATCCTATAATGTTTATTCATCGCCGTTAACAGTTTATGGATTACAGGCTAGCACGTTATATTTCATTTCTATCACAATGGTAGATTCTGCTGGTAATTTAAGTAATACAGAGGTTGTGAGTGCATCGACACTGTCGCCGACAGCTCCTCCAACTACCACATCCACCACGGAACCCGATACCACACCTCCAACTACCACATCCACGACGGAACCCGATACCACACCTCCAACTACCACATCCACCACGGAACCCGATACCACACCTCCAACTACCACATCCACCACGGAACCCGATACCACACCTCCAACTACAACATCCACGACGGAACCCGATACCACACCTCCAACTACCACATCCACGACGGCTCTCCCAGCCAACTACATCCCTTGCTTCGTGGCCGGTACACTAATCCGCACCCCAGCAGGGGAAAAAGCCGTAGAACTGCTACGAAATGGCGACACTGTCGTGACTGCCGATGGTCGCAAAGTACCCATCAAAGTATATGTTACGACGCTGAATAAGACAACCAAGGGGACTGCTCCCTACCTGGTTCCTGCTCACTCATTCGGTCACAATTCTCCTCCTACCGACATCTGCCTATCACCTCTCCATGCATTCCAGATTAAGAAAGGACTCTGGATGAATTGCCAGTATGCAAACAACAAGGCTGTCCAGCAATATGCCGTAGGACAACCCATTACCTATTACCATATCGAGTGCCCGAACTTCTTCCGCGATAATCTGTTAGCAAACGGCTGCGTGGTAGAAAGTTTCGCTGGCCGGCAGGTCGCAAATCCCAAGAATATCTATACATTCAATTCCCGCCTTGGTGGATTTACACGTGCAACAGAAGCAACTAAGACAGTTGCGAAGTAGTCGCTCTTAAGCAATAACATGTTTGTCACTGGTCATGAATGATGAGTGACAAACGGTGCGTATCTTAACAACTTTATGTGCGAAGCAACAATAGAGAGATGCTGTGGTTAGCAATCGTTATTTATTCGGCGGGTCTCGGCCTTATTCTTTACACCCGACCGTCGCTGATGTTTATGGAGAGTGGTGCCTGGAAAGAGTTCGGATATCAGCGTGGTCCCCGTTACACCGTATTTCCGTTTTGGCTCTTTGCGATTGTGTGGGCGATTGTCAGTTATTCACTTTCTGCTGCAATCACCGTTGGATTTGGAACCTATTCCTCTGGTATTTCTACTATGACGGTGGCATCTGCTGCCTCACGTGTAGGTACAGGATGGGGTGACAGTTGGGCTTCTGCCGATGATGAGGCAGAGGCAGCAGAGGAAGAGGCAGAGGAAGAGGCCGAAGAGGCAGAGGCAATGATGCCACCCAAGCGTCGTCGTGGCCGCCCACGGAAACTGAATATGTTTCCTGTATCGGAAGAATCGAACACGAGAACAGCAACAGCAACAACAGCAGCATCAGGAAAGCCACGCTCTGGTTACTATGTTCTCGAAGAGCCGGCCTCAAATACCGGCGGTCTCCGGCGCTACGTATACTACGGAGACAACCCGCCATCTGTATCTACGCAGTAGCCGGGCAGGCCGCCGCCACCAACGAACCCAGACCAACACCATATAGCCCTCCAAATGCTGCCCAGTAGCTCATGCCCATCCATGTTTCCTGGAAGGTCTGCTCCGCGAACTTATCGGCAGGAAGACCCATCTTGAGTGCGGCTATGGCGGGGTCCGTTGTCGTATCCCCAATAGACTGCAGACTTGTCTCCGCCACTTTACGATACAGCTCTTCCTCTCCTGGATTGAGTATCGGCAGATGCTTTCCCGCCAGCTGACTCACAACAAGACGCGCCGGCTCAAACAGTAACGGAATCGTCGCCATGGCGGCCACCACGGTGGTGCCGATAGCCGCTCCGCCAAACACCGTTTGCCAACTCTTCACGCCGTCGCACGCGGATGCCTGCAATCCTGTGAAGACACCTACATAAATCAGAAAAGAGGCAACGACTATGAGAGCGAACAGAATCCACGGATTGCGACCCATCTGCGCCACGAGTAGCTGGAGTCCAAACGGTATAGCCAGATGCAGCACACCTGATGCCACACTCACACCGTACAGAAGATTCGTGTCCAGTGGCATTCCGCTTGGATGATACGGAGATTACTGCTGAGTAAAACTTCCGGGTAATGTTCAGAGTAATGCCACCGGCGGCATCCAAGCGTCAGACCGTCAAGCCGGGTAATGTAACGACGCTCAGTAGCTGGGTCGCCCGTTGGCCCAATGCCGGCAATCTCGGATTTGATCCTGAGACCCGCGAACCCGCCATTTTCGCAGCCGACGGAGGCGCGCAGGTCGCCAAAATCCCGTGGCGGCGCGAAGCCGATATTCTGACGGTGCTCTCGACCCCAGAGAAATGGTCTCCCGAACTCGTAACAGCCGCACGCGCCCGTATGACCCAATACAAAGAACAAAAGACAACCATAGCTGCCGCTGTGAGCGAACAGTTACGGGTGGCAGAAGCGACTCTTATCGCCGCGTGGAAGGCCTACGATTCTGCAGATGCCGTCACGCGTCCCATGTTGCGGCGTAGCATCGTTGTTGCCGAGCGTGAGCTGTTTGAAATAGAGAAAACCGGTGCTCTGCCGGGGCGCACGACGCGAACGAATGCGGGGGTCTATGTTCCGACGCTGCCAATCGAAAAACGCGGTATCAGTTCTATCTAGGTTAAAGAAGAGTAGGAGGCTGTTTTGAAATCCCCCGCAAAAATTCCCGTCATTCTTTCCATAACGAACGGATGATGAGGGTAATGCTTTAATCCTGTAGCGTCTGTAAAAGTTGGCGGTGGGTGCGCCCATCCTGCATCATCATATAACAGACATTTCAATTCTGAATTACTTTCAAATATGGTTTTTACATGTCGTAAGAATAAAATATATTTATACAAAACAGTTGGAGTCATAAACCAATAATTACACCATATTGGTGCAATTTTCTGAAAATTTATGGGTATTAATTCCGATAATACTGTAATAATCTGTTTCATATTTTTATGTGCTCTATAGCCATCATCCAAATAGAATTCCTTAGATGGAGCATTATAAAAAGTAATAATTTGATAATCTTCTTTTTTTGCAGTCGCTAATTTGGAAAAATCTTCTGGTATAAAACATTTATCACGTGCCTTATACGAAATTATTCCAACATACTCACAAGATTTCCATTCATCTATCTTTTGAACAAGTAACTCCATAATTACAAAGCTCTCAAAATAAACGCTAGTAGGGACATATAAAAATCTACATATTAAGTTTGATGAATATTCTCTCATTGCTCTTGTCTTCGTTTCCTCATTATAATAAAGCACATAAAGAATTGAATTCATCATACAGTAGGTATAAGATAATTCTTTAAATTGGAGACCCTCTACTGTAATGGAAATGCCGCGATTTTGCCCTCGTTCTTGTCGCAATCCACCGTATCGGCGTGATATTTGAAACAGACATCGTTACGGTCCTGATACACGACCTTGCCCGCATTCTCCACTGTCGGATATTTATAGACCACGACGGGTGACGGTTTCAGCACATACACAAAAAACATACCGAAGCCGAGTCCCAACAGAAGTGGCAGTAGCTGTAAGTGGTTAAAAAACTTCATCGTGGTGCCCCTACTTTATATGCAGAAAGTAAGGGCAGCATGAATTACTGGAGTTACATGGAGATTCCCTGGTTGGCCGCGTTTGTAAGTTTCATGATAGGATTCGGAATTGCGGCCATGTTCCGACCACTTTGTAACGGACCTGAGTGCTATGTTATCCACGGTCCGCCTGTCACCGATGTTCTGCACAAGGTATATCAGATGGGTGAGCGCTGTGTAGAATTCACGACGGAAGTGGTGGATTGTCCGAAGGCGGGGTCTGCGGAGGCGTCACAACTGGTGCATACGGTGAAACGCGTTGCTTCTGCGTGAGCAGAGGCGTGAGCAGGTGCGTGAGCAGGTGCGTAGCGGGACGCGATTTTTTTCCGCCAAACGCCTTAACAATGGCCTCCATGAGCACATCGCTAGAGGATTTGCAGACCGGCGGCGCAACTGCAGGCCCCAGCGCCGATGAGGAGCGCGTGAAACGGATTCTCGCCGAAATGAACGCAGGAGACGTTGCGCAGCCTCCGGTGCAGGTCCCTCTAGCGGGACAGCGCGTCATTACGGAGCCACCGATTACGACCAGCACCAGTGACCTTCGTATGGATGCTGCGACAGCCCGGGCGAATGTGATTGGCGGCACATCACCGACAATGGCCGATTTCCATTCTATGTTTATGCAGGCAGCTCCGGGTTTGGCACCGTTCCATGGTCCGGCCGTGATTCCGGGAGCTTCCGTGCCGGCACCCAAGAAGGTCGTCGATTGGCGAACGGCACTGACGAATCAGCTCAAGGCTCCTGTGGTTGTCGCAATTGTGGTCTTTCTGTTGAGTCTGCCGGTCGTGACATCGGCCCTGAGCCGGTATGCTCCGTGGATGTATCTGGGCAATGGAGATATCAGCGTATCGGGTCTTCTGGTGAAGGCGTTTTTGGCCGGTGCGATATTTCTAGTGTATCAGACGGTGGCCGCCGCTTTGCCAGCATAGGAGGACCGCTGTCATCTACCTTAAAAATTAGCAGTTGATGGTAGAGGAGAATGGATGTGTTGAAGCGCGTCCGGAAAATGCTGCGACCCGCGGATAGCTATGCGGTCGTATTTGTAGCTCTGGCGGCAGTGTATGCTCTGGTCTGGGGAACACCGGTCGCCGTTGCAATCGGAGCGGCGTTTGGTCTCATTGTGTATGGAGTGCTGCCGAAGCAGATGACTCTGGCGTTGCTGGTTGCGGCATCGGTGATACTTCTGTTGCAGCGGCGACGGGGGAATGGGCTGTATGAGGGATTTGCGGATGCCGAAAAGGCGGAGAAGGCGGAAAAGGCAGCGGAGGAAAAAGCGGCAGAAAAAACAGACAAAGCCTCTGATGTCAGTGGTGAGATGCCCGTAATAACCGCCGCCTTTACCAATCCCGATGGCTCAGGAAAGAAAGTAATGCTCCCGGATAATGCAGACCGTAAGGAGCCGCTGGTTCTCGGCAAACCCTATAAACTGCCGTCCGAAGGCGATGACAAGGGCTACCATCTGGATGCGGGTACCACATTCTTGAATGCATACAAGGCACTGAAACCGGACCAGATTGCGGCCATGACACGGGACACACAGGAACTGCTGGCCACCCAGAAATCACTGATGGGAATGCTGGATTCATTTGGTCCGCTGATGAAGGATATGGGTAAGATAACCGGATTCTTCAATCAAGTGCCGGCGGCGGCTGGAGTCTGAGCGACTGTATGACGGGCCTCGGTGTTACTTGCCTTTGCCTTGGTCTGTTGTATGTAGGAGCAACAACAGCGGGAGACACTTTGACAGACGGTGAGGTTGATAAAGGATTGACTTTGGATGCACAACAGCCCATTTCTACGTAGTCGTTAGAATGTGGCAAATCATACTACTGATTAGTTGCCTCTTATTTGTGCTAGTGTGGCTGGCTCAAAAAAGAGCAGAGGCATTTATTGATATGCCAAATGATATACCGAACCCGACAGATATTCTGAATAAGGTAAAGGGATACATAAGTATGATTGACGACCAAGCAGCGGGTGATTCTAGTCTGCCAGATGTTATGCAGAAAGTGAAGAAGTGGATTTCTGCGGTTGATAAGCCCGAACTATGGACACACGCGACCAACGTAATGGATAAAGACCCAGGAGAGTTGGCCCGCATGGAGCTGCAGAAGAGAGGAGAGGATAATAGCCGCCTAAAGTAGGGAATGCGTCGCTGTCCGCGCGGTGTAATTTGCACCGATACAACGACATTGTGGTTGGCCGTGCTGGTTTCCGCCATGCTTGTGGGAGTTGCGTGGTGGCTTGGATCTGGACCTGGATTTGGATCTGTATTTGGATCTGGCTCTGCCTCTGCCTCTTCTGCTTCGAAACCACATATCGTTGTAGTGCAGACACCGTCACCAGCACCTGTCTATAATCAAGAGCCCCGTCAGAGAAACGATTTGTATCCTGAGCCGGTGTTCCGAACTGGATTTGGATCTGGATTTGGCTTTGGCCCTGGCCTCAGTTTAGCCACGCGCGGTCCCGCGTCACCATATCAACAAGTCGGTATCTTGACAGCCGAAGGCGGCTCATCCTCTTCTGCATCGCCAGACCGCACAATACTGCCGCTGTATGGTCGCGAACTGGATGCCCGACGTGGACGCTGGAACTACTACACGCGAACCGACGGAACGAATCCTGTTCAGGTGCCCGTTCGGGTTCGCAATCGTGTCTGCGACGATGACATGAACGGATGCGACGAGGTTTCCGACGGTGACGGTATCCATGTGCCGGCATTGGGGCGGTCATTCAAAGCCACCGTGTATAGACGGACGTTATTTTAGTAGGCTAAAAAGGAGTAATAATTTGACGCCGGCCGTTAGAGGATGGGTGACGTCAAGTTAGCCTGTGCAGAAACGCCGCTTGCCTGGCCATCGAACGTTGATGTGGCCGATGTTCCAAACTGCACCACGTGCGCTTTGAGTCTAACATCTATAAATGCCGGCTCTCTGCAGATTTTGACACGGCGACAGGGCGCCGGTGCAGGCGACGGAGTCAATATTGAAGAATCCCCCACGATTGCTGCCGATTTCCGTGGGCAACGCTACAGTCTCGATGAAGTTGTTTTTCATACACCGGGTCTGCATGTTTTTCCAGGACAGACCGATGTCTATCCCGCGGAGCTGCATATCCACATGACCACGGTTGGAAATCCCAAACGCTATGTCACGCTGGTTATTCCTGCTACACACAAATCGCCGGGCCCCGGAACAGATTGGTTTGCAGCGACAGCAGCCCGACCGGACCCATCCGTCGTGCGTCCCCAGATTACTACGCTTTTGACACCTGGATCCCGCACGATGCTATACATGGGTCCCGATATCCGCGGTCGCACTGCAGATACACCGTCTCCCGATGCGATTTGTAATGCCGACGATGAGCGCCAGTTTATTCTGGTGCTGACTCCTGCGAATATTCGGGCAATGGACCTGGAGCGCATCCCGCGGGAAGGGTCACTTTCGACGGACCCCCGTGACCTTCCTGCGCAACGGGTGCAACCGAGTCAGAAGGTTCCCCGCGACCGTCTCTTGAAAACCGCGATTCTGGCGCTACCCGGGCTGTCTGCGCCAATTGTTTCTGCAGCAGCAAGCCAGGGGCCAACAGGAACAAATGAAATGGTCTGCAATCCGCTCTATGTAAGGGATGGCCATAATGTTGTCGATACAAAAGACGGCGGAACCCAGGAGCTATCGTTTATATTAGGATCTGGACCTGCACCTGGACTTGGCTCTGCACCTGGCTCTGCTGCAACCAAATCTCTATCTGCTGCCGACTACGGATTACTTATAGGTGGCTTTCTGCTCAGCATAGTGGGTATTGCATTGGCCGACTATGTGTTTTATTATCTCGTTTGGAACAAAGTGTTCGATGACATGAAACCCGTAACGACTATCAAGTGGGTCTTTTATATTATTTATCTGTGCTTCGCAGCAGGGATTGGAACCTCTGTTCTTTATTCTCTAATGTAGAAATTCATCTGTTCCGGTAGGGGGACATGCGACTGTCAATGCAGAGCATACTTATCGGTGCAGCGCTCGTCGCGGCACTTCTGATTTTGGTTCGCATCATCTGGGGGTCGCCGTTGGTGGTCCGCATTCGTGAAAACTTCGGAAATACCACTCAAGGCAACACGGTGACGATGTGTCCTGAGGGAACCACAATGATTATGTGGGATGCCCGGGCATACTGCTGCGGCGGTAAGATTAATACGGATACTGACCGTGTCGATAAAGTATGTACGCCCATTACATCGGACCCCGCCGCACCGCCGCCGGTATTTTGCACGCTCGACGGAAAAACAGAGCATGTTCCCAACTGCCATACTATCCGAACGGATATGCTGATGAAGAGCGGAGCATCACACTGTCCCCGCGATGCGCCCAACTTCGTGCAGGGTCTACCAGGAACCGCCACAGAGCGCGGACGGTGCTGTGCAGGTCTCACAAATGAGGGGCGGAGCGACTGTCTGGAACAATCCGCCTGGAACTGCGATGTTACGGGAGAAACCAACTGGTTCAAAACCAAAGAAACCCAGAGCTGCCAATACCGTAAAGCCCAAGAGAGCACGACATGCCCACAGGGATACGGCCGATTCACGATGACAAACAATGATATGACAATCTTTGGTTGTGCGAACGGAGGAAGTATGTGCTATGCCGAATCGACTCTTCAGAGCTTACGCGGAATGGGGGTCGATACGACGGGTATGGTCCCCTGCAAGACGTAAAACCCGTGAGAGCCAATCACGCACCGGCGTTTGAAGTGGAGCAGTATCGTATGCCACATTCATCTCCAGTGAAACTCCCGGAAATCTTCCTCTATTGCAGACATTCATAGGATGCATGCAAGAGAGAGAGCAAGGTTTGCCTAATGCCTCTCCTAACTGTTTCGCCGCCCAGACACCGTTGCCGCCAATGCGCATAGCTCGTGGAACAGAAAACAACGGTAAAATACAGAATACAAAATCGTATTTTGGTGCGACCTGTTTGAACAGAGACTCGTCGAAAAGTATATCCGATTGAACGATACCGTCACTATAGATATACAGACCGGTGGTTTCGGGAATCCGAATCTGTGTCGCTAGCGCGATAAAGTTAGAATGAAGAACGCAAATCAGAACTTTGTTTTCGATGAGAGCAGGCAAGTAGCTCACCAACATGTGGTACGACTTGATGGATACAGATAAATTAGGAAGCGGTGGTGACCAAACATACTATTCCTATCTAGAGGTCGAGACAGCCCTGGCCCTCCAGACAGGTGACCTTGGGTGGCGGCGCATCGTGAAACCGCACGTGATTCGTCGCACCACCGGCTTTCGGTCCATAGCTCACGGATTTCTCAGTACCCGGCCATTCCCAACGTCTCTGATGGAGTTGGTATTGTCCAGGCGGTGTTTGCATTGGGGCCAGGTCGTCGGCAGAAGGTGCAAATATCCAGGTCAGCAGCAATGCGCCCGCAACCAGCGCCAGTGCAACAGTGGTGGTTGGTGATAGTAGGCTTCCACGTTGCATCTGCACCATCTCTACTAGGGAACGGCTAAAGATGACACGGCTAACCCTACCCGTATATAGAGTTAGCGAATCCATGTTCCTAACGAAAACATGGCCGACCACCGATTCCCGAATCCTGAGCCATCGCGGTTACGCCATTCGCAAAGACGCATTGACCCCCGCCGAAACGCGGCGACTCCGTGAAGCACTGACGGTGGCTCCTGCTGCGCCGCCCGGATTCGCAAAAGGCGCGGACCCGTTTCCGATATATTATGAGTCGCCGACGCGCTGGTATGTGCCTCGTTTCTGGGGTCTGAATAATTGTGGGATTCCTGACGGAGATGCCAGACAGCCGGGTTTGCCGCTGCCGGCGCATCTGACCTTTGCAAAAGAGCTGCGACCGCAACAGCAGGAGATTGTGGCGGCGTTTCGTTCGACAGCACCAACAACAGGAGCAGCAACAGCAACAGGAACAGACACAGAGACAAAAACAAACGCAGACAATGGTCTTATCTGTGTGCCCTGCGGATACGGCAAGACGTTCATGGCCATCTGGCTGGCCGTGGCGATTGGACGACGCTTCTTAGTCGTGGTGCATCAGGAATTCTTTCTGGACCAGTGGCGTAAGGAGCTGGAGGGAGCGATACCTGGTGTCCGTGTGGGAAAACTCCAGGGTTCCAAAGCGGAGCTGGATCCGACACGGTTCGATGTCACGATTTGCATGCTGCAGACGCTGTGCTCACGGGATTGGCCGTTAGACACATTCAGCGGCTACGGCTTCGCCATCTTTGATGAGTGTCATCATCTGGGCGCCGAACATTTCAGCAAGGCGCTCATGTCTATTCAGACTCTCAAAATGCTGGGACTTTCCGCCACACCGGACCGGCAGGATGGACTCACCGACGTATTCCTGAACTATCTGGGGCCGGTGCGCTATCAGATTCGGATTCGTGAGCCGGACGAAACAGTGGAAGTGCGCGTGCTGCGGTTCTCTTCGGCGGACACCGCATATGCTACCGAGCCTACAGATTGCCGTGGCGAAGTGAGCAGACCGTTGCTATGTAACCAGTTGGCGGCATATGAGCCGCGCACGCTGGCGATTGTGGATGAATTGGCTCCGTTAGTTGCAGAAGGCAGACAACTACTGATTCTGTCGGACCGACGGGGACATCTAGAGGCATTCGATGCTGCGTTCAGAGCACGAGGCTTTACGGATATCGGATTCTATGTGGGCGGCATGAAGCAGGCGGCGCGTGACGTGTCGGCGACGCGGCAGATTGTATTGGCAACCTATACGCTGAGCAGTGAGGGCCTGAATATCAAGACGCTGTCGGCTGTAGCGTTGGTGACACCGAAATCGAATATTGAGCAATCGGTGGGGCGGATTTTCCGTCTCAAGAAGGAAGAGCGTCAATTTCATCCGGTTATCTTTGATGTGGAGGATGTGCACGATTGTCTGAAAGGACAATTACAGAAGCGGTTGCGATTTTACCGTCAGTGCGCGTATCAGATCCGACTCAAGAAGGACCATAGGGGCTACTTGAGTTGGCGTGAAGCAAAAGAAAAGGAAGAAAAACCGTCGGGGCCGCTGTTTCATAGCTAACGGCGACTCTTTCTGTGGCTCTTCCGATGGCTTTTACGACGACCGCCGGACATTGTGCGGATATATCCCTGGTGGCCCAAAAAGTGTGCAGAGGGTGTGCTATAGACATCTGCCGGCGTGTGGGTAAAGCCGGTTTTGTAGCTGTGCTCTACATTATGTGCAACTACGGAGTGTGGCGTGGGCGGAGAGGCAGAGGCAGCACCACCGCGAAGAGAATTCGCATGCGGTGCAGGAGGGCACGGTGGCACAATGTAACCAGCGTATGTTTTGCCGAGAGTGTTATGGGCGATATCAATGGCGTGACCACCATTGCCGGAGCCTCCACCTCTTTGTGCTTCTGGTGTCAAAGTCTGAAGACGCGCCCCCGCCGCGCCTCCTGCACATCCGCCGCATCCGCCACCAACCTGCGGTGGGGTACGGTAGGAATCCCAACCGCACTGAGTGTAATTGGCATCACGCGTTGCGTAGGGGACGGCACCGGCCATGAACGCGGGACCGTGGAAACCGTATGCACCGTCGCCGCCACCGCGCTGTTTTCTTTGTGTCCGTTTACGGGACCGCTGCTTCTGTTTGCGGCTCTTTACCATTCTCTAAATATGTCATTTATTTTGCGATTCCCCTGATTTCCCATTTACCAAAGTCCTCAATCCATACGATTTCGACCGGCACAGTTGGTGTCTTAGCAGAACGCAAGGCAGATGAAACATCTAACTTCCGAATCAGTGCTCTGCCTAGATCTGTGCCGTCGGGCTTTTTCAGAGACCACTGGTCGGGTCCGGCTTCGCGTTTGGCGATGGCGACGGGGGGTTCTTGAGCCGCCAGCTCTTCAATATGCGGAACAGTGGAGGGATTTGTATTTGTATTTGTTTTGTAAGAGCCAGAGCCAGACCCTTTCGCATTCGCAGAATACTCCGCATCATCATTCGCAATCCACAGTAGTCGCCTACGACCCGGTTCATCACATTGTAACTCCCATACACCGTCACAGTTCTGAGCGCTCAGTGCAAGTGCATTCAATGGTTGCCACGGAGCGGCTTCAATTTCCAGTCCTCCGAGGAGTCGTGGGTCCATGAGACAATAATGCTCAATCCATTGTGTGACCAGTTTCCAACGGTCCTGAAACGATTCGTCATGAACATCACGACCTTTCCACTGGAGCACATCTTCAATCCAGAGATGTCGGTCGGCCGCAGAAAGTGTCGCTGTAAATACGGTGGGACCACTTGTAGAATTCAGGAATATTGGGTCAACCCGCATACGCATCAGTGCAACACGGGGACCGGGACGTTTTGAAGTGGGCTGTTCACCGGAAATATACAGACATGCCTGTACTTCAGGTAAAACGCAGAGCAACCCGCTGCGACTTTTATCCCGGGGGCGCTTGAGAGCAAACCAGATATTCCGTTTCAGAGCAGGCAGATGCTTACTCTGAAATGGTATAGAAGGCCCATGTAGTTCTTTAATAGATTCAATCGTGGTCGCCAGAGAAGTGGTATCGGTAACACACGGTAGTCGCAAGTCATCACTCCAGGTCTGTACTTTTAGAGGTAAAGGCAAAGATGTCATTACTCTATCTAGAAGGACGGGTTTTTAACCCTACACATTCAATTTATTCTGAATTTTAAAAATTTGTGTTTTGGCGGTTCCTATCAATCCTCGATCCAAATCTCTGAAAAAAATCTTTGCATTAAGCATAAATGGCCACGACTTCGGGCCCCGCTCCTACTTTTAATTTCAGTAGTCGCCCATCTCCTGTTCTCTCAGTGAGTCCTCCTCCTGCTTTAGATCCGGCATCATTCTATTATAGTATCAACGTAACTGATGCGAATGGAACCGTTCTAGTAAATACAGATTTACCATCAAATACATCTTCATATGATATACCGACTGAGGCAACTGACATTTCAGTATCTACTCTATATTATTCACCGACAGGGCCATATGAACCAAACGTTCAAAATATTTCAACATATGTAACAGTTAACCATAACCCTAAACCAATAGATATTCGTCTCAGTATGGATAATACTGGAATTACTGCCAACTGGCAACAGTTACCACAATTAAAACATTTGAGTCTGTATATATATGTTCCTGATACAAGTATTTATGTTCCTGTTACAAATCCTTATGTTGCTAATGTGAGTTGGAATATTGGAAGTAGTGTTAACTCGTTAACTATTCCCTGGTCAACTATTGATATTGTTAGTAATAATGTTAGTAATAATGTTAGTAATACTGAAAATCGACTTATATTATCTATGTCATCTGGTGGTGTTGATTATTATTCTCAAGCCTTTACTACATCTTTTTCACCTCGTAAGTTAGCAATAGTGCTCAAAGCCTACGAACCATACCCGCTACCACCAACAACAACGACAACAACATATTCGACACAACCGCCACCATCAACTACCACTACCACATTATCTATTCAAGTCCCACCAAAACCAGTGTTATTTATACCTTCTGCCGTAAATATTCAAGTTAGTGCAGATGACAATGGTGTTACTGCCTATTGGCCGCCGATTCCTTGTTTATACACTGTAGATGTAGTGCGGGCAGCTGAAACCATTGCAACTATCTATAGTGTTTACATTGCAGATGTCAGTAAAAATATTCCTAATTCCTATTTTACTAATTCCCCTAATGTATCTTCTCTATATCTCCCATTTGTTCTTCCAGGTATAAACAGTATAGTAATGGGTTTTAATTATACATTCCGTTTAACCTTCTATTTTAACAACCGTGAGTACTATATTTATTCTCAGGAGTTTAATCCTATATCACATCCTACAACCACGACCACAACACTCCCACCACTACCACCACTACCACCGCAGGACGCATTATCAGTATTACCGATAAATAATGGATTAATCGTTGCATGGAATCCTACATTATTAAATGCACCCACTATTACGATAACGAATGATAGTGGAATATCTTGCGGTACTTTACTCAATAATTCATCGTCATATGCCACGTTTACAATCGATAACACACAAGATTATACAATACGTGCCGAATTTACTGACTCTCAAGGCCCACATGCCTATACCGTCTCATATACGCCATCATTCGTTATGTTGGATCATACCTACTATAATCCAACTACTTACACGCTTAGTTGGCAACTTTCTACAAATGTAAACCTTAATTATGTTTTCTATCATGTTACATTGACAGACAGAACAACGAATGTTGTATCAACATATAATTTATATTCTAATAGTTCTTCATTCTATCCTGAAGGAATGTACTTTAACAATCCAAATACTATAGATATTGATATAAATTACGTTTTACCGTCAGGCGAATTCTACACAGCCTTTACAAATACCTTCTTCTTAATGCCAAATAATTATACTTTAACAGCTGCATTTTCAAATAATAAAAATCTCATCGCCGTCATGCCACTAAATAGTTCAGCTACCCCCGTGGTTGTTCCTGATAATGCGTTTAATGGATGCACAAATTTACGAATTTTCAATTTTCCAATTCAAAATATAGGAGCCGACGCATTTGATGGCTGTGTTTCGCTAGACGATATAGTATTAGCGGACTGTGTGCATTCTTCTACAAACCCATTTCAAACGTGCACATCTTTGAAAAGTATGTTTATTTCTTACTCTGAGACTGCATCATTAAATCTCATTCCATTTCCTACAGAGGTTTTCGCAACGGTGCCACATCTGGATACATTGTTCTTCACTGGCTTACCGTCTGGAATCACTCTTCCAGCATTTACATCATCATCAATTCGGAATATTTCATTACATTCACCGATCGTTTCGGTAGTTTCAATCGCTGATTCTGCATTTGCTGATTGCTCAGGATTGACAACCTTTATTGTCAATGCACCATTTAATAATCAGGGTTCGAACATATTCATCGGTTCAATTGGAGCTTCTGCATTTGCGGGCTGCAAATCTCTTGACGTCCTGAGTCTGGGTACAGCTAGGTTACCGATACTGTATGGTATTGGTGTAAATGCCTTTTCTGGAGATTCCGTGCGCTCACTAGAATTATATATTAAAAACGCACCAGAATTTTATCTGAATGAAACGTTTAGCGATATGCCTTCATTAACTAGTTTAAATATTTACTGTACAGAATCTGATATTTCATTTAATTTTCCTAGTAACTTTTTACAAAATTCAACAATACTTCAGCATTTATCACTTACCGCCTATTGTCCAGGACTTACATTCCCAGTCATGCCACAGACGATACAAACGGTGAATATCCAGACTACAACATCACTCGCACTTCCGTCCATGATAATTCCAAGTAACGCCTTTTCGGTTCATCGCTCACTAACTACTTTTAATACTAATTATGCCATAGAAGTGATACGTAATAGTGCCTTCTTAGGTGATGTTTCACTAAATACTTTTAGTAGTGGTCCAATAGATACGATAGAGAATCAGGCCTTTGCCGGCTGCGTAAATCTGAATTTTCCAAATATAGTTATAAGGAAATATATTGGTTGGGGTGTATTTTATCATCTTCCAAATACACAGCTTTCCCTGACATTTGCGAACCAACAAGATACTATCTGTGATGAAACGTTTGCAGATATGCCACACTTACAAAACCTAAGCATTAATATTGATACCGGTGGTATTTTAACTCTGTCGAATTATTTTATGCAGTCCGACACTGCCTATGGCGTGCTTCCACCTCTGCAAGAGTTGAGAATTATTGGTGATATCTCTGGTCTTACAATCCCACCGATGCCCGCATCCATCTCCTTGATTTCTCTATTTACCCCTACACCGCAGCCCAAAACGTATTGTTCAATCGCACCCAACGCATTTGCAAACAATACACATCTCACCAGTTTTTTTTGTAATATCCCTGTAGGTGTTGTTGGAGCTAATGCGTTTAGTAATACATCTGGTGCTATAGATTTTGATTGTGTAATTGTTATGATTGATGATAGTGCTTTTAGTGGATGCACACAATTACAAACTATCTATTTTGACACCGTTTCTATAATTAATGATAATGCATTTGCAGGATGCAGTAACCTTACAACCGTAAGAATCGATAATGTTGGATCTATTGGGGATAATGTGTTTAACGGTTGCAGTAAGCTAGCATCTGTCCAGTTAGGCTTATTCAACGGTGGTACCTGTAATGAATCATTTAGTTTTCCAACTTTAACCAATCTCTCAATCAATGTCGTAAATCATTCGTATGGGGATGCACCTGGTATAAATCTGCCTCTTAATTTCTGTCAAGACGCAGAACAATTGCAGAGATTAGATATTTCGGGCACGATAGCGTCTAGTATAGATGTTTCAGGCTTTTTAAATTGTGTTAATCTGCAACAATTAAATCTTCAGTGTGCATCAGGCACGTTTTTCAATTCTCAACTGTATAATCTAGATAGATTGGAATTCGTAACAATTTTAGGTGCTTCTATAGTAGCACCCAATTTCTTACAAGGATGTAATTCTTTGGATAGCATACATTTCGATAAATTGAGAACTAATATTCATTATTATACATTAAGTTTAGTCAAACATATACAGGGATTTCACGTATACGGTATAATTCCTTCACATTATTTCCATGGTTTTACAAATCTTGTTTCTTTTATTTGCAATTATGATACTAGTATTATTAGGGTGGGTGCCTTCGCTAACTGTACAAATTTAACTTCCATAACACTGAATGAAGGGCTGCAAGAAATTTCCGATTTTGCGTTCGCAAACACCGGTCTTCAACAGGTAACGGTACCGTCAACAGTAATGTCATTAGGAAAATCACACTTTCTGGGATGTTTAAGTTTGACAGATGTCACATATCTATGTAATGTGAGCCATTTTTGCGAACCTGTGCAACTTATTACAGATACGTATAATTTTTTGCAAGATGTAAGTGAGTTAACAATAGATATCTCGGCGGATGTTGCATCTGTAACGAAAGGAAGTGATGATAGTTTATCACTATCCTATACCGTGTTTGACCCGACAAATACTGACCCTAGTTACAACGGTGTGACAACGCAATTAGATAACAATAAATTACATGTATTTGCAGATGTGACTCATTATAACAATAGATTAAATTATCTTAACCAAGCAATACAGATTTTAGTTGATTATTGTATTACTCTAAATTTACCAGATGCATCTGATAATGATGCGAGTACAATTCTTAAACATTACTCTTCACAATTACAAATTTGTGCACAGCAGGCAGAATTGAGCTACGGCCCGTTGTCAGGCTTACCAACAACGGATATACCTTCATATCAAAATCCAGATGGTTCATTTACTGGAAATTTAGTTAACATGCATCCCTTTAGTATAATAATCGTACCTTTTGTTCCTTTGAAAACAGATACAGCAGATCCTAATTATTTTAGTTTTCTAAATATATGTCAAGCAATCAGAATTAATGCTCGTCCAACAGCAACGTTAATTTGTACTACGGAGTGGGAGGCGGGCGGAAGTGACGTGAACACGTGGATTAATAATATTAATACCTGTATTCCACAATTAAAAGCAGCATTAGACAGTGCAAATACAGAAAATAATTTCATACAGCAAATTTATAGTAATCAGATTCAACATAATATACCGGTTTTACAAATGCAGTTGGGTTCATTATTAGCCCCACCAATCATGACGTTTGAAACCATCAGAGTTCCAATAAAAAATCAGCTACCAAAACAATTTAGAATGAAAATTCCGACGAATATAATATCAAATTGGAACGGATTAGCCAGTTTCGTTAATGATAGTAACTATGATATGTATTATAGTTTATCAGGTCCTTCTTTAAAATTAGAATTAACAGACAATACGATTATCGATATTAGCGGAATGATGATAATCGATCTTTTATTTAATTCAGATAATTTTAACTATCTTACTTTAAGCCGATATTTTACAAACCCTCTTTTTGATACGGTCAAACCCCAACAAGTGAATTATAAGTTTTACGGTAATATTACAAATATTCGTTCTCTAGAAAATAAAACAAATTGTACAATTGATATAAGTTCGCAAGTAGTGTATATTTACGATTTAGCGTTTGTGAACTATAGTAATGCAACTATAAATATCCATAATTTTGATTTATTAAAAATGTTCGATTGTGCCTGTCAAAATTTGACAAGTAGCACCGTAAATATTAATGCACATACAAATGGAGTTGCAAGAATGGGCCCAGATGTGTTTTTAAATGCTAGCAATATATCGGTGAATACAAATATTCATCTTGTCAACAGACCCAATGTTGTTTTATATGATTTTGGAACAGCAACATTAAGTGATATTTCTTCAATTATTACAACTGTATTTCCAAATATTAATCATGATAATACACGAAAATTTAAAGTTGGTACATACGTAGTCCCAGTGGATAAAGAGTATTCTTCACCCCATACTTTACCGATGATAACATTTCAAAGCACAGAAGATTTGCAGGAATATACTATATTAGGAAAACCCGAAGATTGGGCGCTCACATTTTATCATCAGGATAATTATACCCCAGGTAATAGTGGATGGTGCATTGGTGCTGCACTACCAGATAATGAGCAACGGTTATACATGAACCCGACTTTCGCACCAAATGTAATTTCCTACAAAGGGTTTTCTTGGAGTAGAGATAATCCACTCGGTCCTGCACCAACTGTACATGACATGTTAAGTAGAGTACCACAAAATTATGCATTTTATCGGTTACTCCCAAATACGTATTATAGCCCTGGGGCACAGCATGACCGCAATGTAGCTGTTAATATTGGAGCAGATCAACTGCAGGCGTTTTTACCATATCTTATCTCATTTGCTTCCATAATTATTACTACTGCATTAACAGCTGGTGTGGGATTTGTAATTGGACCAGAAATGTTAGCATGGGAAGCAGCTGCGGATATTACTACTGGTGTTGAGGGTGTTGTAAATATTACGGATTTGACTGTAAATATGGCGGGTCTTATACCACAAAACCCTAGTGTTATAAAAAGTACTGACTCTAATAGAATTATCGTAGAAATTTTGGGAGAACTTTTGGGCACTGCAGCTGAAGCAGTGTGCCAGGGTATTTCTTTTCTTGGCAGAAGCGCATTACGGGTATCGAGATCAAGTAGAATATTAACAGAAGTAGGACCAGAGACTGTGACTGCAACGGAAGGAGTAGCCGTTGCTTCAAGATTTACTTCAGATAATCCTTTACGTGCAAATACTACTAACACTGCCGTGACATACACTTTTCCTACAAATGTCGATGGTCCATTACTACGTGGAGTTGTTGGATCTGCACCCGAAGATATTACCGAACGTGTAGGTCTCGGCTCGGGATTAACAAGAAATAATTTTTCCACAGCTGATCCCATCTCTCGACTAGCAGCAGGTCGCGGGCTCGCGGAAGGTGAGAGTCGCGCGTTGCGGGGGTTAGCCCCTGGGACAGTAAGACGCACCCAAGCAACACGTTTAGGTTCGGCACCAAGTACAGAGACGGTGGCACCAGGGTCAGCCAATATGACGGCGACAGCTGGTAGAGATATGGGGGGGGTTGAAACCGATATCACTGTAGCCAGTGAAACAGGAGAAGTAACGGCTAGTGTGGTGCTTACATCGGCTAGGCCACGCATACACATACCAAAGATGGCAAACCGTACGATAAGTATCAGACGTATTGGAGGAATTGTAACAAGCGAAGAAGATGCCCCTACGGTTAGCTTAGCACGGAATTTATCTCAACAAGTAAAGGAATCACCTCGTACCCCATTTTTTGATAACACTAATCCTACTGTTGTAAGGGAGAAAATGCGACGTGCAATAATTAATAATTATAGAAATCTATACCTTGAAGCGGGAGAGCAAGGTCCTGCATTACGGCTTGTTAATCCGCGTTCAAATCCATCTGATGTGATTGCAGTGCAGTTATCGAGTATGGAAAGACGTTATTTAGAGAGTATTCCTCCGAGTATTAGTAGTCATTTGAACATGATGTATGGTAGAGTTGATGGTGCTTTACAAGAAATTACTAATAAAATAATTATATATAGGCGCTTTGTATTTGAATCGGCTCTTCCAGGATTTATGACGTTAAGGGATGCGGTAGCAGCTATAAAACAAGACTTATTAAACTCGATATCCGACGCGGTAGCACAAGTTCGGTCATTTGATACTTATGTTCAATCACAACTGACTTTATATGATAAATTCTCAGCAGCGGCAGAAGAAGCACAAGCTGCACAGTTCACATTTTTGAGAAGCTTAAAAATAGCAAATATTAAATTCAATGCAATCACTGTTTTAGCTGCTTTGGCTGGTGGTGGTGTCCTAGCAGGATTATTTTATGGAATACATCTCCTTAATACTTATAGAATGTCGGATCCAACGACTACTACTACGACCTTGCGACCGAGAGATATCCAAAATACAAGCGATTCTGCGTCCCTTCAAACTAGAAGTATCTTTTCTGCATTTGAATTTGGTGCTGTCTTTGGTAGGACTCTTGGAACGCTCACACGCTCTTGCCGAGCTTTTGCACTTTGGTCAATTGACAATTGCACAGCCGATTATCTATATAATACTCTTGCAAATAATATACTTTTTAATGATGCCACCCCTCTTGGCCCCGCCGCCATAGATTCTGCACTCATGAATATAACTGCTGCCAACAATAACGAGGTAAGTATCTCTACGGCCATAGATAACTATAATTATATGAATATGAATGACCAAACAATACAAACATATAAAACTCAGTGGGGACCAGCCATGGGAAGTGTTGACCCATCGAATCCATTGCTTCCCACCTCTTATTCAAGTGATACGGTAACACTTAATCAGTTAGCTTCATATCTATTATTAGAAAACTTAAATACACTGATTGATACACGGCTTATTAATTATAATTCCGCCATATTAATGGATATAGAACAGGCATTATATGCTCAGTCCCACTGTTTCCAACCACTATATATTCCTTCATCGAACTATAGGTCGAATCCTCAGCAACCCCCTGGTGGAACTAACGAACAGATGATAGCATTTATGAATAACGTAAAACCACCAGTTACTGGAGCTAATATTTTACATTTTTCTGACTTTGTCGACAGAAATTATGGTGGAATGTCTGATCTAATACAAGTATACGTAGCAAATGGAACTAATTTCCAATTTCCTTATGAAAATAGTGCTGACAGTGGAAATCCATGTATGGTGAATCCTTATTGCAACGTACTGTACACATTGCCAACGCATTTACCTAAAGGTATGGTGTTAAGTAACCCTATAACACCCCAACATAATGATACAAACTACAGCACTGTATTTCTTTTTCCGACTATGGCTGCGCCGAGTTCAGCGGAAGCACAGGCCGCAGCGAATGAATTAGCAGCAAGAAATTATGGTGTAGATGTAAATATTTTTACTTTAACTTGCAATTATAGACGGTCAAGTCATTTAGTTGACCCACAAGCTGGTTTGGGTTTTACTGCTCCTTTTTTACAATATATGGATTATTCCTATCTGTTGAATGTAAAAGATATTGCTTATACTCAGAGAACAAGTGAAACACCAAATCTTATATTCGAAGGAGCACAGAATGTAAATCTTAATTTACTGGAAGGAATAACAAGTATTCCTGCATATGCCTATCAAAGCACCGACGGTAACAATGGTTATGCAGTCTCTAACTTTAATACGATTACTTTACCTGATACGTTGCAGACAATCGACCAATTTGCGTTCTATCGTACGAACGCCACAACTCTTTTGTTTAGCAAGCAGGAGGGTTCGTTAGTGCTTTCAAACTCAAGTTTTTCTAATTCTAATATTAAGACTATAGCTGTGCAAGGCGATATACAACAAGGAGTCTATTCTTCTGCGGAATTTATATTTAAAGATGCAACAGTTGTCAATGGTACGAATATGAATGACGGCACAACCGTAACAATGACAGGTAATAATAGCATCAAAATTGAGAATTTTAAATCTGTAACATTAATTCCAACAGGCGGAGGTGCTCCTGATGTTTTTACTGATTCAGAATTAGCAATAATATTCCTCAATAATTTTACCAATCTATCGGTTAACAATCCATCAAATATAGATTTATTTGATAGAAATGTATTAGTATGGGATAAACCCCCTGCGACCATTGTTGCTTATAATCCAGCATACATAGGTAATTATTCTTCTTCAATGTTAAATATCGGATTTTCCTCATCAACAGTAACGACAAATAATGTATTATATCTCACTAGTGCTATAAAACCAGTCGTTGTTTCTGGATCCGGTATTGAGGTGCTTCCATACCCCAATAAAAACAATACAATGCAACTATTATCGACATCACAAGCAAATACTATCTCTATCCAAAATCCATCATCAGTAAGAAGTGGTTCATCGGTTGTAAATTTGTCAAGTCTACTGAATAGCTCTACTAAGAAACCGTATGACCCCGCCTCGCTACAAGCAAATGTAGAATATCAGTATATGTTTGCCGCGGCAAACGCGCCGATAATCACGAATCTAAACTGGTCTGTGACCGATGTAAATATTAGCTATAATTCTTCATCACGCTTTACCGTTTCAGGATTTAGTAGTGCAGTCTTTGATACAACAACAGCAACCTTCGTTAATACCCGTGATATAGGGTCAAATGTCACAATTGGTCCAAATGCGTTCAAGGGTGCAACATTGCCCTACGATATCAACGCTCTCCTGGAAAATGCAATAAGTATCGGTGATAATGCATTTAATGGTGCCGCACCGCGGGAGGGCGCCCAGCCAATTGAACTTCCAGCAACCGTGCAATCCATTGGCAGCGGCGCGTTTGCCGGCTTTACGCACCCTGTCGTTATTCCTGCGTCAGTTGCGGGCAACAACAATATTGCCGACGACGCCTTTGATGCGTCAGCCAACATAACATTAACCGGTGATGTCCCAACAACCGGTGAGGCCTCAACCGCGATTGTCTCGTTTCTCCAGTCCTTAGGCCCAGGAGCGACAATAAACATTAGCCCTGAACAAAATGTCCAGCTGCAATCTGCACTTGAAACAGCCGGTGTCAGCGCACCCGCTGTGACTATCAATGTTGTCACAATCACAACACCCGATGCACCCGTCGCGAATGCCGGCGACATGAAAGTTGCTGCAACTTGGGATGTCAGTTCTTCATTTACATCGTATATCTTACGATTATATCAGGACAATAGCTCTCATCTCATTGCAACCAAAGCCGTGCAAAGTATTGGCGACTCATCGCTAACCTATGTATTCGACGCTTCGAACGGATATAATTATGGTGTTACGGTTGCAGGAAGGAATTTACTCGGCAATACAAGTTCCGAATCATCCATTTCAAATCTAGTAACACCGAATAACACAGATGTAAGTGGTTACGTAACCTACTTTGACAACACAGACCAAGTGCTATATATTAACTGGATTAATCCTACCCTTTTACCCGACCAAGGATACACTATATCGCTTTTTGATGTTAAGAATACTCAAGTAAGTTCAAATGCACTGCCTCAGCTTGACGCTCACGCGGCAGCGTTGTCTGATCTGTCTTCGGGTCTGTTCGATGTTGTTCTTACCGCACGTTACAGTACGGGATTCAAGACATATTCTAGCTATGTTGCCGTTAATTATGCAACTTCTACTGCGACCCACAATCTTTTACAAGCATCCGTCGGCTCATGGGCTAGTTATACGGTTACAGAAGTTGCTAGCCAGGTTATCCGAGATATGTGTGGTGCGTCGGTCGATGCTCAGCAATTAGTAATTGACTCTTTCATCCAACAGGTCACAAACACCAACGACAACGCAGCAGCTCTGACGATTCTCGTCGCCACATCCTTGCTGCTGCCAAGTGCAATGAACCACGTGAAGTCCAATATACAGCAAGCACTGTATGGTCTTGTGGTATCTCCGAATGTTCCGTTCGACCTCTCTCCCAGCTTATTCAGCTCTGTATTTGCAAATATTGCATCAAAATATAAGAACAATCTGCGAACAAATCGTTTGGGACTTATTGTGCCAGATTCTAACAACAATCTGGTTATCGATTTGGATAATTCTGGAGAGCTTATTTTGGCGATGTTGCCCGATATTTCATACGCGGTGACCGCGACGTTCATGAATGCAACCAGTAACAGCCATACTATGATATATAGACGGTCAGATACTGCTGGTAGAACAATATTATTAGACAATACTTCTATAATAAATCTCAATGATTCTATACCATTCTCATTTGGTGGTTTGACGAAAAATTTCGTTATCAATATGGTTGGCTGCCCTGGTGGAGCCAGTGAGGACTCTAACCAGCAGTCTACTACCACAACGTCCACTCAACCGACTACCTCGACAACAACTCAACCGACTACCTCGACAACAACTCAGCCGACCACCTCGACAACAACTCAACCGACTACCTCGACAACAACTCAGCCGACCACCTCGACAACAACTCAACCGACCACCTCGACAACATCTCAATCGACTACTTCGACAACAACTCAACCGACCACAACGACAACCACTCAAGCCGGCAATATACCTTGTTTCCCAACTGGTACGCCAATTCTCACTCCATCAGGATACATGTCGGTAGAGAACCTGCGAACGGGCGATATCGTCACCACGGCTGACGGTCGCTCTGTGCCTGTAACAATCTACAGCGTGAATGTCGCGAATACAACAAAACAGACAGCTCCCTATGTAATCCCTGCCCACAGCTTCGGTCGCAATTCTCCATCTGCCGAGTTGCGGCTGTCACCCCTTCACGCATTCCAGATTCGTAAGGGAGTCTGGCAGAATGCGGCAATGTCTGCAAATAAGAACGTCTATCAGTATGCCGTTGGTGAGCCAATGACTTACTACCACGTGGAATGCCCCAACTTCTTTACCGATAATCTGGTTACCAACGGATGCATCGTAGAGAGTTTTGCAGGAAAACAGGTCGTAGATACGAAATCGTTATACAGATATAACGAGCGGCTTGGTGGATTTACACGGAAAACCAAGGCGGGGGAGAAAAAGACGTTGAGAGCATAAGCTAAAGTAATTATTTATAGAATTATCAGTATAATCCAAACATTGAATTATACTGATATAAAACATTAAAGCAATGGTATGCAGAAACTAGAGCCCAGAGCCTAAATCCCAGAGTCCGTTGACGTTTAGCATCTGACTCGATATTAGCTGTGGAACCTGGGTATATCCTTTTGTCGATAAAAACGATGTTACATCCCAAATCAAATGTTTCAACATCAGCGCAGGGCCGTATGTTTGCCACGCGTGGGTTAATGACATTGTAAGTGCTCCACAAGGTCTTCCGGTAGTATCCGCTGTATCTGCATCTGTCTGGTTGTCTTGACATGCTGCCAAAAATAAGATATTGCCAGGCACAACAGGGCATGTTTTATCAACGGTGCATGTAATTGTATTTGCAGTGGGCGATGACCATGTATATGTCATCTCTATCGCAGTGCCGCTGTGGCATGCATCCAGAATAACGAAACACTTACATCCTTTTGGAATGCGCACTACAAGTGCGGCATACAGTTCATCCTCGTCAAGTATTTCAATAGCACCATTGTTGCACGGATAAATACAGTTATCCATACCACTTTGGCGATTTCCATTTTTATCCGTTACTAGTCCTCCGTGACCGGAATAATGAAATAAGATATTTTGTCCGGGCTGTAAGCCCGATACCAACCAGTCTAATGAAGCCATAATATTCGCTTTATTGGGTTTCATTACGGTATTATCTGTGAGTTGTCGATAGGATTTACAGGTTGGGAAAAATTTATTTAATAAAGAAATCATATTATTCGTATCATTAATGCATCCAGCTAATTGATACTTTGTTCCTACGTAATTGATACCTACTGTAAGGAAACGCACCAGGCCTGTCGTGATTGGATTTGATACTGGTGCTGGATTTGGTTTTGGTGCTGGATTTGATTTTGGTGCTGGCGCTGGATTTGGTTTTGGTGCTGGCGCTGGCGCTGGTGCTGGAGTTGGTTTTGGTGCTGATGTTGGCGCTGGTACTGGATTTGATACTGGTGCTGGATTTGATACTGGTGCTGGATTTGATACTGGTGCTGGTGCTGGATTTGATACTGGTGCTGGTGCTGGATTTGATACTGGTGCTGGATTTGTTACCGCTGGTTTCTGGCTCACTAAATTAATAGGAACCGGTGCAACTTTAATGATATTGGGTGGTGGTGTCGTAACAGCTACAATTCTACGTATAATATTCTGCGATGCATAACTAGGCATGCTTTTACTAAATGGATATATTTTTATAAATGTCAGTAGTCATACTGTCATAGATACACTCAAACTAAGAAATGGTTCTTCATTAAAACGATGAGAACCCTGATGGCTCCATACCATCAAACGCAAACACGCTGTCACCGATAAATGCGGAACCATTCTGTGCCGTCTCTGGACCAAATTGCTGCTGGTTTCCTGATAGCGGTGTGCTCAGTTGAGATGCGCGCCCCGACGGAACATCGTTAATTGTCATTGAGGGTGTCGCGGGATCACCCTGGGGCTGATGAAACAGCTGCTCTGGGTGACGCAGATTCTCGCCGAAGTCCGCCGGAGCCTGTGCATCGGGGCCGATACCCTCCTGCTGTGGAGGTGCATTGCGGCGCTGGATAGGCTCTTTCGCCGTCAGGTCGGCTTCTGTCTGTCCGGGAACATTTGGCATCGGCTGCTGCTTTGCAGTTCCATCTACATCAGCCAGTCCTGCAGAAGGCGGTTCGGGATTCGCATATGCACGATTCACCTTGGGAACATTGGCTGAGCTGTTTCTGGATGCGGAGCCAAAGCCAAAGCCGGACCGGGACCACCACTGGTAGGCAAAGAACGCAACGACAAGAGCCAAAATTAAACCGATAATATGGAGTACCTCCATCTAAGACCCGGCGTTTTTTTGAAAATCAAAATCTTCCCGCAAGTCAGAATGAGTAAATCTTGGTTTGCGAAACTGTTCCCTTGGTGGCATTGTAGCACGGATGTGTCTGGATCTGACTCTGTTCCTGTCCCTGCACCTGTCCCTGCACCTGTCGCTGCCGCTCCCGCTGCGCCGCTGGCCGTTCCGGCTGTAGCGGAGGTGTCTGTTGCAGAACCTGTTGTAGCACCGGTAGAGCCTGTTGTTGTAGCACCTGTTGTTTCAGCACTGGTAGAGCCGGTAGCGGAGGCACCTGTTGTAGCACCTGTTGTAGCGCCGGTAGATGAGGTTGTAGCACCTGCTGTAGCACCGGTAGAGCCTGTAGCGGAGGCACCTGTTGTAGCACCGGTAGAGCCTGTAGCGGAGGCACCTGTTGTAGCACCGGTAGATGAGGTTGTAGCACCTGTTGTAGCGCCGGTAGATGAGGTGTCTCCGAAGGCGTCAGAGCCGTCTGTAGCAGAGCCTGTGAATGTGGCAACGGACTTGGCAACGGGTGAACAGAAGGTCTATCAATCATAAGCACTGGATTTTCATTACTGTCATGACTGGAACTACTAGAACTACTTGAACTACTTGAACTACTAGTCCATTGATACACCTGCCGTCCATCCTGCTGCCACGACCACACTACATCCGTCTCCTCTGCGATACAACGATACGGTGGTGCGTGTATCTCCGGCCTTGTAATCCATACATCCGGTTTTATGATTTCATACGTCAGCCATTTGTGTTCCGGGTCACTCTCTAAAAAAGCAACATGCCCCGGCCACATCCATCGTTTCAATGTCGTTTGGTATGCAGATGCTGGTCTATCCAGTGGTCCATCACAGATTTCTACACGCAGCATTATTGCATTACCCAAACTTGACTTAAGCCCTTCGCCATCTTGATTTATTAAAGTAAGATGGTCCAGGTTGTCGTTCTTTCTGCAAATGGCGAATCGCGAACAATGCGAACCCAGGCGTTCAATGCTGGCGCAGCCACCGGTCTGACCGTTGCGAAGGCTCTGCGCAAAACGAAACCTCTTGAACTCATCGGTGTATGGACTCTGGAAGATAGCACGTTACAGCTGTGGGGTGCAAAAGAGGGAAAGGCAGGGTCGGAAAACAAACACGAACTGCCGCCACCGCACGATGAGATTCTTCTGTTTGGCGACGCAATTGTATGCAGTGTCGGAGGCGACCTGGTCGTAGAAGCATGGAATGAATTTTACGAAGAGGCGTTCGGCGGATTTGAGAGTCTGGATTCAGAGGATGAAGCGGATGCAGAGGAGGCAGAAGTAGAAGAGGTAGCAGAGGCAGAGGCCGAAGAAGCAGAAGAGGCCGAAGAGGCAGAAGAAGAGGCGGAGGAGGAAGAGGCAGAAGAAGCGGATGAGGCAGAAGAGGCAGAGGAGGCAGAAGAAGCAGAAGAGGCAGAAGAGGCAGAAGAATATGCCGATGTCGATGGCGATTTCGACGACGACGGTGGTGCCGGCAAGCGTCGTTCCGCCAGAAGGCGCACTGCCGCAGAATCCGAATATAGGCGAATGGAAATGGGCTCTAAACTGCGTGTGAAGTTTCCGCAGCCAATTGGTAAGCGGGCACCACGATGGCAGACCGCACCCGAGCTTGTTGCAGAGGATTATCAAATTTGACGGCCTAAGGCTCACCCTGCTACCTCCAGGCAAATGGCGACTCTACGACAACAGATTTGTCATACGATAGAGCAGCGACTATCCACGCTTTCTTCTGTAGAACAGGAAGACCTGGAGCGCGGTATCTTTAATGCGGCTCTCAAAGAGGCCGATAAAAAGACTATCCGAAAACACTGGGAAAATCCGGCATTTGCAGATATCTATAAAGTCATCGCACGGCGCTGCATTGGGAACTTGGACCCTAACGCATATATTGGAAATAAACGTCTTCTGGAGCGCTTGAAGGAAAAGGAGTTCGCGCCCCACGCCGTTGCATTCATGACGGTCCATGAGCTGTTTCCTGAAAACTGGCAGACATTAGCGGATGCCCAGCTCAAAATTGAGACTTCGGCTCTGGAAGGCAATCATGAGGAGGGGTCGTCACTGTTCAAGTGCCGGCGTTGCGGCAAGTCGCGCACGCGCTACTTTGAGATGCAGACACGGTCGGCGGATGAGCCGATGACGGTGTTTATTCGGTGTCTAAATTGTGGCAAGGAATGGCGGCAATAAATTGCCACCATACCACTTCGTTACGGAACCGCGGCACTGTATAAACACACAATTCATAGACGCAAGTAATGGGTCTGCGAATTGCGTCATATAATATGCACGATTTAACTGTATCTATTCTTTTGTCAAATGTCAAAATACTGCAAACTGTCCGCCATATCTTGAAAAGAGAAGACAACGATATTATTGCGCTGCAAGGAATCTGGTGCCGTTACGACACATGGGCCGCAGCGTTCGCCGTCGCCGGTTGGCAGCTCGTGAGACCCCATCGTGAGTCACACATTCTTGGATTCTTCGGCTCAGGTCTGGCGATAGCATTCCGTCCATCCCAATGGACCCTCACCGATTCCCGTTTTTATCCTTTTTTGGCCTCCGCATTTCCAGATACTACCGCTGTGAAAGGCTGGTTTCGGGTTGTCTTGACAGGATTCCAAGAAAAGTCCGTGACTATAATTAATACGCATCTTCAATCGGATTTCTCTATCGAAACCCGTCAGGCTCAAATACAGCAATTGCTGATTCATAATAAAGAGCATCCTGCCGACCATATTGTGGGGGAATTATATGCAGAGGAGTGAAATAGGGAGCTATGATACAGTGGCTACTGATAGCGCTGATTGTGGGAATGGCAATGGCACTTATGTTTCGACCGGTTAGCAGCAGCAACAGCAACAGCAGCCTGATAGAAGGCTTCGACTCCGACTATTCTGCAAACATAGAATCACCTGGCAACTACGCACTTCCCGTCAATACTGACCCTGACGATCTGCCCTGGTTGAAATCACTTTCCCGTCTCGATATTGCCGCCCGTCGCTCTCATTCGTGCACCGTCATGGGAGAACGCCCCGGCCCCGATGGCACGCGTCTCCAAACCGTGGCCCGCAACTGTGAATCCGGCATGCCCCACACCGGCGACGGCGACCGCATCCGAATTCCAGATGCCATTCCCGAAGCTCTGCGCGAAGAGATAATACGTCACGAACTCGTCCATATATGGCAACGGCGTCATCCTGATGCGTGGGCGACCTTCTATCGCCGGCAATGGTCGTTTGAATTCCACGATGACCCGCCGTCCGGTCTTCCCGACGACGTCATTCGTATGCGCCGCAGCAATCCCGATACGTGGCGGCAGCCCTGGGTTCGCTGGATGGCCCGCTGGTGGCCGGTAGCCGTATATGACGACGCCGAAGCCCCGCGCCTCCGGGAAGCCCACACAATATGGTGGGATGAACTCCGCCAGACAGTAATAACGGACCCACCCATCGATTGGACCGCGTTCTTCGGACTTCCATCCCAAGATGAACATCCTCACGAGATTGCCGCTGTATTTCTGGCAGATAACGCGACAACATCCGAAGCAGCGCGGCGTCTGCAGCGATGGTGGGAACTCAATGGCACAAAAATACGGAACCAATTATAGAGGCGCACCGTTATGACGACTTATACAGAATCTGTGTTTTTGATGCTGCCACTTCTTGAATTGCCGCAAATACTACAGCAGAAGTCGCCATACGGTGAGCAGCGTATTCCGTTTGCTCTGTCGCCACTCGACGCATATCGTGGCAGTGGCAGCGGCAGCGGCAGTCTGAGTAACAGCAGCTCTGACAGTAGTCTTTTTGGCAGCGAAAAAGAACACAAAAAATCAGCACGAACAGTAAGGGATGGCTACCCGCCGAAGGGTGCATCGTTCGTTGTTGCACACTCGTCGCAACAACCGCAGGGACAGACACTACGGAAAGCCTAAGGCGACATCCTGTGCTCTTGCCGATGATTTTTATAACTACCATAACGGACACTGGGTTCGCAAGGCCTTTCTTCCGCCCACCGAAACACGTATCACCCAGGCCTATTTTATTCAAAAGAAAGTCAATCAGGAGCTCCACACCATTATCGAATCGCAACCCCCCGCGTCGCAAATTGGTCTGTTTCTGCAGAGTTGGGACAACTATCGCACGCCTTCCGCGCTTTTTCAGAGTGCTCTGGCAATCCACAACACCAGCGATATCTGCCGCATGATGGGCTGGTTGATTCGTGTGAGTATCGGTGCCCCGCTGTCGATATACACACAGGGTGATGAACGGGACCACCGTGTTTGTCGTATCTGGATCGAAGAAGGCTGGCCGCGTATTGGCATTCCCGAATATTGGCTGTGGCCCGAATACGCCACTCACCGTCGCGCCTACAAGATATACTTACGGCGTCTTTCTGCAATTCTGAAGCTGCCCCTCATAGAAAAAGCCTATGCAGCAGAGCACGAGTTTGCAGAGATATTTCCATCGGCGAAACAGCGACCGCCTCCTTCTCTGAAAGCCTATCCATGGTCGTCGCTACAATCCGAATTTCGCCGCATCGACTGGCCCGCGCTTCTGACGGCAATCGGCTACAGCGAAAAACAACAGAAAGATGCGACCTATCATGTGACATCGGAGGCCTTCCTACATCATCTGCAGCGCCGTCTGGTGTCGTGGCCGCTAGATACCTGGCGCGGATGGTTCACCTGTATTCTGGCCCAGTGGCTGGCTGGCACGGTTCCACACGGTCCATTGCGCCGAGCCTGGTTCGCGTACAACCGCACATTTCTCCAGGGTATGCAGGCGGATTTGTCCAAGACAGAGCTGCGTCGCGCAATCGTGCCGGTCGTGATGCCCAACGTTCTCGGAAAACTCTGGGTCGACCGATACTGCAGCAATGACACCCGTAGAGCCGCCGCCGCGATGTGTGAGCGCATTCGTTCTGCCGCTGCCGCCGCGATTCGCACAACAGACTGGATGTCTCCTTCTACGAAAGCCGAAGCGCTAAACAAGTTACGTGCTTTGCGCATTGACGTTGGATGGCCCGACAAAGATAAATGGATGACCCACGAATTGAGCTGCGAATTCGCCGCGGATGACTACGTGGGAAATATGCTGGCGCTGGGCAAAGCGACCACCGAACTCAATATACAGCAACGGGATTGCCGCAAACCGCTGGGTGACAACTGGTCGCGTCCCGTGTATGAAGTGAATGCCTTTTATTCACCAGAAGAGAACCGGTTTCTGTTGCCGGCAGGTATTCTGCGTCCGCCCTTCTGGAGTGATTCCGTTCCCGCGACCACCAACTACGGCTCAATCGGTGCGACAATTGGTCACGAAATCTGTCACGCATTTGACTCCGATGGCCGTAACTATGATGCGAACGGCAACAAACGGAATTGGTGGACACCGGCAGATGACCGTGAGTATCGGAGCAAGGCTCGCGAGGTACAGCAGCTCTACGAATCGCGTAAATACAGAGGCATGCCCGTCGATGGAACACTGACTCTTGTAGAGAATATTGCGGATATTGGCGGTATTCAGTTCGCTCTGGAGGGTCTGCGCGATGAATTGGGACACGACTTGACTCCTGCGGAGTTGCGCGAATTCTTCGATTCTTATGCGATAAGTTGGCGGGCAAAAGACCGACGGAAGAGAGCCGCCCAACTGTTAGATACAGACCCTCACGCGCCTCCGATGCTGCGCGTCAATCACGTCGTTCGGCTGTTTGACGAATGGTATGCGGCCTACGGAATCGATGATTCGTGTGCCGAATGGATTCCAAAAGAGAAACGGGTGCGGTTTTTCGGGCCCTCATAGAATCATCAGATCCGCCAACCGCCAGTATTCGTAGGTGCCATCCGGTAGCGGGCGCTTCATAATATACGGCAGCCTTTTGGCCTCCAGCTCTGCTTTTGCAATATCATAGACGTCCGTGAGAAACTCAGGAACTTCTATGAAAGGAGGTGCTCCATGCGCCAACTGTGATGCCCGGAGGGACAGAACCTTCGTGCGCTCATACAGTGTTAAGAAGGGATACGTCGTATGTTTCGTATCATTTCCCCCCTCCTCAGAGGAGGAGGAAGAAGAGGAAGAGGAGAATGGAGGGTATGTTCCCTGTATCTGGAGCCGCTCTTGAATAGCATCTTCGTAATCCGGATAGATTTCGGGATGTTGCTCAAGAAGTCCCTGTGTCTGTGCAGACGGTGGCTGAGTAAGAGCAATGGCTTCGGCGGGGGTCATTGTCGGTATATCTCCCTCCTCCTCCGGACCCAGCTCAACATCGTCCAACTGATCCAGAGCCTGATTGTATTCGTCCATTGCTACTTCGTCGGCCATTCTGTTAGTGGTTTCGGTTATGCACTCACCGGCGGAACGTCAAGTTTGGCTTTCGGTGCGAATAATCGCACAGATGAATAAGGGAATGTCACGACGACTGTCACGAAAACGAAAACAACAGACACACCAAACGCGGCAAACGCTACGGCAGATTGGCGGTGCACCGAGAGGGCAGCCGTTTCCTGTTGTAACAGCAGCGCTTGAACCCTTACTTGCCGGACTAAATATTAGGACGACAGACGCCTTTCAACGGTGGATTCTGGCTATCGAAAATCAAGATGCCTTGTTTGAAAGCGCTCTCAATAGCATACGGCAAAAATACGAATTGACTTCTACGAGCACCGAAATGACTCCTGCACTTATGATTCAAAAAATAAAAGATAAGAAGGCCCAGATTCAAACAAACGAAGAGGACCGCCAGTTGTTACAGAGTGTTGAAAAGCTGGTGCTGCTGAAAGTGCCAACTCCGACACTGGAAACCCGTAGAGCAACAACAGAAGCAGGAACAGCTGGCTCCGAGAAGCGCGTGTCACGTGAAAATGTTCTTTCTCTTCTGCTGTTTCCGCAACGGGCCTCCAATTTATTTATTGTGGCCATCGCGGATGCCATCGACAGCTACGCCAAGGGTAACATAGGAAATGTTACCGATGCGGAATTAAAGAAATTCCAAGCCGAAAAGTTTTACTCCACATATATGGCGAACGCGCTGTATCTCACTGGAAAACAAGCGAACAGCAGTTTCTGGTTAGGCGGATACGGGATTCCTGACGCCAAAATGCAGAGATTCTGGCTGGACTTTGTGGAAGAAATGGAATTATTTCCAGAAGACCAATTCACAACGGAAACTATGTTTGCCGGTATTTCAACCACCTGTAATCCAACATGCACAGAAAATTGCATCCGGCCGGTGGATAGAGACAATATGTATAAGGACAGACTCGATATTGGAAGAAAGGCGTATAGCTGGGGAAAACTCGCCGCACGAATCGGCTGGTGGTGGCGTTCTAGTATGGAGAGAACGAGGCAGCCACCTGATCCCACCAGTCTGTGGGAGCTGTTCCAATGTCCAAATATCCCGGTTCTTGATGATATCTACAATCTACCGACCTACGCAGACAATAAAGATAAGCTGATATACGGAACACCACTCTTTAAAATCCTGAATTCAATGAATGTTGCACAAATCCATTTTATTCTGCAACTGGTGAGCCGTCTAAACAAGCTCTCTCAGCAAACGACAGCACTCGGAGAAAACCAGTGAAGGAGCGCAGTTCATCGGATCAATATCGTGGCGACGCAGGAATTCATAAATCCCCGTATTAAACTCAGGAGCACCACTGGCACCGGTCCGCCGCGGCCGGCCTTCTGGGGTGAATCCGTTCAGCATATCCACTGTCTGGCCACCGATGGTTATCTGCATCCACGAACGCAGAGTCGCAACAACTGCGGGCGGCAGAAAAGTCGGTAACGGAAAATAACAGTGAATACAATAAATAAGCTGAGCGATATCGCGTCCCACTTTACAGCAGAGCTCTCCTAACGGAAACCAAGAGCCGGCCTGCATTACCGTCATTGGCTGACGCGGAGGAGGGCAGCCGACGCAGGCAAACCCGAAATCAATGAGCGTCAGTTCGTATGCCGTGGTGAGTTTCGCACCGGCCAATTCGAGTGTCCACGCGGGAACCCGCCGAATCAGCAGATTGTTGATTTTCATGTCGCGATGATTGAGACGGAGTCGTCGTTGTAGGAACCACAGAATATAGGCCGTTTGGGCCAGTGTCTCTAGAAGCATTCGTGCGTTTTCAACGCATGGCTCCTTCTTCCATTCGCGACCGAAAAATGTATGGAGAGTCCGGCCATTCACGTATGCCATACAGAGCGACATACTTTTCCAACCACCTCCTGCTCCTGTTCCTGAACCCACATAGTCGCCAAAAACCTCATAGGGGCGTGGAATCGCCATTTTTGCTGCCGTTTTCTGCATTGTTCGCCACGCCAACACATGTAACAGAGATTCCGACACGTGCGCCATAACCTCTTCTTCAGGCAACAGTTCGGCACCCGATGGAGGAACGGTTTTCTTAATCACAACGGTATGGGGCGACTCAATTACAGCGCAATGTCCCGTGGCCGCGGTGCGCCGCACTACCATCCGATGTGCATGGTGGATTTTTCCGTATGTTCCTTCACGAAACAGCTCTCCCAGATGCCATCCTGCTAACAGGTCGGGCTCAACCAATCCCTTCGTCAGAAATCGCCATTCTTGGCCATGCACCATATGTATGCCGCCGACACGGGCGATTTCTTTGGCTTTTGGTATAATATCACAAATATTTGCGGCATCGTCGGCCAGCTCTGCATCTAGAAATCCGTGTGCCGACAATCCTGTCATTCCCCTACTTTTGCTGGAGATGTTCTTACATGATAACTATTAAATTTAACGCATTATCTTTCATGCCACAAAGACAAAAGACAAAAGACAAAGCAAAAAGCCAAAGTTGATGACCACCCGCAGGTGGCTGACCTCATTCAGTCCCAGTATGTTTGTGTATGGTATCCGCTGCACGTCTTCGCAGTTTGCACTTCCGTCGTCGCTCAGTGATACCATCACAACTCTGCCCCAGCATAATCTGCTTGTTCTGCCCCGACTGACCCAGAGTGCCGCACTGCGTTCATGGACACCGTCTCTAACAGAGAATTTCCGTCAGTATTGCCAGCAGTTTGTAGAAAGGAACGCAGATTCTTGGGAAGTTGAATGGCTGGAGCAGCCCTACCTGAGCAGTGAAGAGTTTTCTGCACTGCGCACGTGTAGCTCTGGAACACCGTCGTGGTATTATGTACCAGCACCAGCACTTTAGTGTTCTTCATTGGCCGAAATATCCATCTCTATTTTTGCTGTTCCTGCCGCCTTATCACAATCCGATACTTCTCCCCGTTGCATAGCCGCGGTTTTTTCATCGACGATACGCAGCCAGGACTTTTGTTTCTCAATCTGCTCACGCACTGCTGTCAGACGCTCATTCAGGAGAACCAGACCATTCACCTGGTCCTCAAATGTTTCTACAACAACCGGTGCAGTTTGCGCCTTACAGGTGTCACTGCGTTTGTAGGCCGCCTCAATCGGTCTGTTAGTAAATCCGCGAACCGTATGCTCCAATCGATTAATACGATTTTCTGCTTCATCGACGCGTTCGTCAATATCACCGCCGGTTGGACAATTGACAAGTGGTCCTCCGGCACCAGACCGTTCTGATTCAATCGCGGCAGACACTAACGTCGGATTATCAATACCTGGATGACCCACTTCGCCCTGAATAAACTCATTTGCACGGGTCACAAGGTCACACACATCTCTTTCTGCAGCACCGATATCTTTCCAGAGTTGTCCTAATGTTGGAGAGCCAGAGCCAGAGCCAGATTCAAATCCATCTACAAATCGTTCTGTAGGTCGCACAGTCATACATGTGCCGGCAACAAGCAGCCCAATCAGTGCGACTCCAATCAACACAACGCCCAGATTTATTACGACTTCTTTGGCAACGGTGGGGTCTATCTTATTAAAGAAAAACACGACCAGGAATACGGGAACAATTCCCGTAAGAAGAGCAACTGGAAATAATGGAGCAAATCCGTAAAATCCAGGGCGCGTTGCTGCCACTACACAGATTATGAAGATGATGATTGCACCTGCACTTGCAACTGTTGCCACATGCATGTGCCCCTACAGACTATTCGTATTTTCCGTTACATCCATTTTCCTTCCGTATCTCAGAGAGACATTATGAGTTGTCGCCTACCGAAACAGGGATATACTAAAGGATTACATTCTTCCATGCTTCTGAAGGCACAGGTGGCTGCCGTCGTCGATAACAATCCGCCACCGATTGCTGTCCGTCAGAATGTCTGCTGCACAAGACCATTACGGTCAACACGTCAAACGATGACTCCATCGGGAACCCAATATCTTTTGTCAAAATATGCGAATACACCGCAACGGATATTTAATCCTGATTTTACGGAGACCTGTGGTGGTATTATCAACCACACACAGGCGATTGACCCTTCTGTAATTGCGCCCGTAAGTGGTGAGACCGCGGGTTATAGTGTACCGATACACAGTAGTACATTATCTTTACCACCAACCCGGGCATCCGCCGAATATCAAACCCGTGTGCTGCCATTCAGTGTGGGTATTGAGGTGAATTCGCGCCAGATACAGATTCATGCAGGAAGCCGTGCCATTGCCAGAAAACGTGAGTTGGCGGCAGAGACAGTTGTTCTGCAGCCGTGGCAGCAACCGCAGGTTGTTCCTTTGTTGTGTCCGCTGCCGCCCTACACCCAGTCCGGTGTGCCAGTCGCACCGTTGCCGCCATGTCCATCCAATAATCTTGAGACAGAGTTGCCGTAGCCATTGCCTTCTCAAGATTTTATCCCCGCTACAAAGAGAGAATGAGTCGTTCGGGAAGAGAATATCTGCGCGATAAACAGCGTCTTCAACCGCAACGCTACACGCAGCGACCTATTGGTGATTCTTCACTTCTAACGCAGATGCATCGTTACAAGGCATCGGCCGCCTGCACAACAATCAGTCAGCAGCAGCGTTCAGACGGTCAGATGCTTCAGCCTTCACAAGATGGTCTGTTGGCGGCAGCGGGTGGGAATAGTGTATGCGGTGCGCCCCAGTGGTCTGACGCAATTGTGCAGACGAAGTGCTGTGAGCAGGCGGCCGCGGGCGGAGTCGCAGCGGGTCTCACCGGTTATTTTTGGCAGGGTGCTCCGCTGAAACCGTTGGGCATTCCAGGTCCCGTTGTCTATGAGGGACCGCGGTGTTGCGGCAATTCCACCGCTCCTCTCACGCGGACTATTTTGATATTCCGCACATCTGGAACTTGGACAGTGCCGCCGACTACTACAGAATTAACATATTTCCTGGTTGGAGGTGGCGGTGGAGGTGGCGCAGCCCATGATAATGGTGGTGGTGGTGGTGGTGGTGGCGGTCAGATTGAGACACAAACTCAAACTAGCTTCCTGCCTGGTGAAGTATTCACAATAACTATTGGTGAGGGTGGAGCCGGTGGTGTAGGGACAGTGATTCCGGGTAATAATTCTGGAACAGATGGCAGCGGCGGCGGCGATACAATAATTATAAGCAGTGGGAGTGGTGGACCGATGGCGATGGCGTTTGCATCAGGTGGAGGTGCTGGCGGACAAAGTAGAAATGATCGCACCGGTGCAGGTGGTGCAGTAGGAACTGATAGTCTTGCACCCGCGGGTGGTGAAGGAGGTGCGAACATATCAGGATCTCCAACCACATATCACGGTGGCGGTGGTGGTGGCAGTATGGTAGCAAATGGTTATACAGGAACATCAGGCACTAGCCCAATTTCTCTTCCTGGTGGAGCCGGCGGTGCAGCATATCCTTCAACTATTTCTGGAATATTACAGTTCTATGCAGCGGGAGGGCAAGGAGGAACATTTGGAGGTCCAGGTGGAACAGGAACACCAGGTTTAAGCGCAGCCGCAAATACAGGGAACGGTGGCGGCGGAGGAGGCTGTGGAAGTAGTTTCGCTGTGAATGGCGGAGACGGAGGGTCGGGTATTGTTATTCTCAGTTTTCTGGCGTAGGTGTTTCTTGACTGAAATAATACGTTCAAGTAATATCTCAATGAAGTAAATCAAACTCCTATTACATAGCCGGCGCCAAAGAGCCAGATACAGGTCCAAATCCAGATACAGATCCAAACTCCGCCGCGAAAGAAGCCTGTGGCTGCATATTGTTCCGCATTTTGCATCCACCGCAGTAACCCCGTCCTCCGCACTCACACTCTTCAGGCTGTGGCTCACCCATGACTCCCGTGCAGTCGTCGCGGCTCTTGCAATTCACCGCAAACTTCTCCTTCCGAGACGAGGCCAGCGCCCCACGGCAAATCCAGAACTGCAACAGGGCAAGCACAACCGTGACACCGACCGACAGAATCGTGGTCAGCACCATCGGCAGCAGACCCTTCTGCATTGCGGCGGGCTGCATGAAGGCATTCACAACCGACCAGACACCGGCAATCGCAATAATAGCGGCTACGGCAAAATAGTACCAGCAGAGGTCGTAGGCCCAAGAAGGAGTATTTACAATGGATGCAACGTAGTCCATTTCTGTAACATGCGGTCAAAAAATATAGGGCAGGAGTTTAAACTCCTTGACCTCTTTAGATTTTATTTCTTTTTTGGGTTATTTTTAGCAGATGCTGTGATTCTTACGCCTTCTTGGCGGCAGGCACTACCTTCTTCACCGTCTTCTTCGGCACCGGGACAGCCTCGACTACCGTCTCATCCTCAAAGGCTGCGGCCGCAGCAACAACCTTCTTTGCGGCTACAGGAGCAGCAGCGGGTATCTGTGGCAGAACCGCGTCCAGCACGCCGCTATCTGCACCGTCGTCCTCCTCACCCTCATCGCCATATCCGGCGGCAGCAGAAGCAGCGGCGGCCGCAGCAGCAACCGTGTTCCGGGCAACGAACGCCCGCACATCCGCGGCATCTGTCTTGAACGCCGGGCCACGAATCTGGTCCGGCTGAGTATCTACGCGCAGCTGCACTGCCTTCCAGGTCGTGCCATACTTGCCACCCGCGAACCAGAGACCCGTGCACTGGATAATTGACGTCACCTGCGTCCGCTTGGGCAGAATCTGGTCAATCGGCGTATCCTTGGCGAAGGTCGCCAGAGGCTTCTGCGTGCCGTCATAGAAGTCGGTCTCAAATGCACCGTCCTTCTTCTTGCGGAGCGCCAGCTTGAAGGTCGGCGGATACGGCTTGGGATTGCCCGACTGGTCGCGGCTAATCTTCACCACCGGCGTGTAGAACGCCTTGATGACATCCCGACTGGGGTTGGCCATCTTGAGCCACTTACCGGCATTCTCTACACCGGCATCAATCATGCGCTCGTCGAAGGCCTCCAGGAAGTCCTGCAGAGCCTTGACCTTTGCATCTTCATCCGCACCGCGCAGCGACAGGTCGACAGAGAACTTCGGAGGACCGTTCTTGTCAAACACGCTGACACCGTACGGCACACTGAGGCTCGGCGTCTCCAGCATGAGGTTCTTGCCCTCGTAGCGGAGATTAACCGACTTGCCGCCGCTGTCAAGAATCTTGACCGGACCGAACTCGATAGAGCTGACATTCACGTCTGAGGGGAAATGAGTAAGACTGGACATCGTTATGCCTCATTCATACCGGGGCGACAGGGGGCGTCAACTTTGGGTCGGGGTTAGCCAAAACTGTTTGAGTGGGATGTGCCTAGATAGATGCCGATGTAGAGACAGAAACAGGTGCAGAAACAGATAATAAGATGTCCGTCAGTTCTCCGTAGAAACTTGCAGACGGCGGTTCATCGGTCACCCACGGCACGGCACGGTCAATGGCCGCCAACAGAGAACGCACAACCGGTGATGCCTTCGCTATTGCCGCATCGCGCATAGCAAACATTGCAGATTCCGATGGGGTCCTTTCTCTGGGATTATTCCGCCGTCGAATAAATGCTGCGTCAAAGCCCAGTCCTTCCGCAGAAGGCCACGTCAAATCCAGAAGTAGATATGCAAGCATCGTCAGATCCATACGGTAGCTGACAAAAGGCTGGTCCGGTTCGGCACCAAAACGATAGTAATAATAACGGAAATCGGTATTGACTTCTCTTGTAAGTATCGTGCTAGGAGATTCACACAGTCCATAGTCGCTCACAATATACCGATTCCGCTCAGACTCATACAGAATGTTCGTGGATTTTATATCCATATGCACGCGCCGGTACTTCCGATGAACATCTTCCAAAAATTGCAGAACATGTAGCCCCACCTGCTGCCAATTTGTATCGAGCTGTTTCAGAGATGGAGCGGTATATTTGCGCATGATGTACCAGTAACAGCATGAATCGTGAATAGCGAATCGGCAGGATGGGTCCGAATAAATCTGCACCTGATTCCGACATGGTTCTTCCACCGTAAGTTGGATAAAATTAATCTCCAGATTTGCGCTGATATCTGTATAGTACACTTTCATGAGCCAATCGGGATAATCTTTGAGTGTGTAAATTTCGGTATTTCCGCGACAGTATATGGCTGTCGCCCGCTGCCATGGTTTATAGATATCGGCATCGCTTTGGTTTTCTTGGTCCTGGTTATCCATCTGAAATATCTTGTGATTCTGTCTTTTTATTAGGCCAGCCTAATTTATTTGTCCATACTAGAATGCCAACTGCGGATAATTCCAACACGGAACGGATTCGCCGCCGCAAAGCCATCGCGTTAGCAATCGGTCCGCGACCGGTGGTGCAGCCAGTGGATAAGGAAACACTGCAAAATATCGATTTCGGCAAGGCTGCGCCGTATATCGGTGTATGGGCGAACGGACCCGCGCCGCCGTCTGTGTGCTGCCCTCAGATTATGAACTAGTATGCCAGCACCGACGGATGAATCACATGTAACTGACCCGCCGTGACCCGCGATACACAACCCGGCGCGAACATCTCGACCAACCAAGGATATGCTTCGGCCGCTCCTTGACTAATACAGGAAAGTGCTCCCAAGACATACATAACTCCCAAGCGCCGATCGCTAGACTCTGTTGCCGATGACACCAGAGTTTTGCAGGTCTCCAGCAGTAACGGACGCAAACCCTTGAGCGGCATCAACACTACCGCCCGGGTCGCCATCTTAATAACTTTCCCTGGTGGTGGGACAATACGGTTTTTATCGTTGGTGCTCAAAGAGGCCCGATGCATCCAGATATCGGCAATCTCCAGATATAGACGCTGAAGATCCAGCCGACCGAGGTCGATAAACCAGGACGGGTCCGTATAGTATCCCTGGTCTTCCATCATGCGGAACACATCGGTGACGGCAAGACTCAACCGTTGCTCTTCGGTGTGCGGCTGTATTACGGCCCATCCTGCGACCTTTTTGTGCTGTTGCCGCTTCTTGATGCGTTGGAGAAAGAGCGGGGGGAGAGAGGCACGATTGAACGGATTCAGCGGCACCTCCTTATTTGATTCGGCATGACTCAACAGACTTATGACAGATTTGACGTCCATGATGTAGCCTTTACCGTCTGCATCGACGAAGCTGGTGAAGTCCTGTAGGGGTATCTCAGCAACGGGATCGCTACTGAAGAAATCAAACGGATTGTTCGCCATGTCGCGATGCCGAAGGAGCGGACCGGTTCGTTGTGCCAGATGGCGCCGCCATACAGAGCAAATTCGGTGCGCAGCGGCGGCCTTTTCTTTGTCGGTGGCCTCTGGCTTTGGCTTTGTATCTGTATTTGTCTTTGGCTTTGTCTCTGGCTTTGGCTTTGGCTTTGTCTCTGCCAGAGGAGCAGATATGCTATCTCCGGTGTTATCCAGATAGCGGACTTGCGTGGTCTTGTGTCGCCCGCACCATTCACTTCCGGTCTGCGCTTTGTTAGAGCATTTCTCCAGAGGCTTGTCTTTCGCCCGGATGCTTGCACACTGAGTCATAATCCCTACAGATGGCATGGTTTTTCAAACTAAAAAGTGGCGGTGGGGGGCCTCAAAACCCGGCAACTTTTGCCCCCGCGCCACCCAAACTTGACAGGTCATCCCGGCGTGCTATTCATGAGGCATCCGCGTTAGATGTCGGCAATTTCTTCCTCTGACCTGAGCAACAAGATGAGCGCCTCCAAGACGACCACCAAGAAGACGACTAAGACTGAGGTAGTCGCGCCTGTTGTAGCAGCTGCCATTGCTGCTGCACCCGTAGTTGTTGCAGCCGATGTAGCCTCCAAGGCCCCGCGTGCCAAGAAGGCCGCTGCTGCCGCCCCTGTCGCTGGCACTGCAATCGCTGTCCCTGTTGCCTCCTCTGCAGTCACGGCTGTCGCTGCTTCTGAGGTTGCTGCCTCTGCTGCCGCTACCCCTGCAGTCGCCGCCGATGAGGACGTCACCGTCTCTCTGACTAACTCCATTACGGAACTGCAGGCGCAGCTCTCCACCCTGAAGTCCGCCTTCTCCACGGCGCTGACCACGCTCAAGACCATCGAGAAGCAGGCCGCCCGCGTGGTCAAGAAGGCCGAGCGCCGCCGTAAGCGCAAGGCGGAGGTCGGTGCCGATGGTGTCGTCGCCGCCGCCAAGCCGTGCATCTTCACCAAGCCCGTGCGCATCACGGAGGAGCTCTGCAGCTTCCTGGCCAAGCCCAAGGGTGCCGAGGTCAGCCGGTCTGAGGTGACCAAGAGCGTGATGGCCTACGCCCGCTCCCACAACCTGCTCGACAAGCAGACAATCAAGGCAGATGCGACGCTGCGCAAGCTGCTGACTCTGTCTGAGACGGACAGCCTGACCATCCTGAACCTGCAGAAGTATCTGGGTCGCCACTACATCAAGCCTGCGCCGGTCGCTGCGTAAGAGTCCTTGACCCCAACAATAAAAATCTTCTCTGAGCCTTCTTAGCTTATCGGTAGAGCATCTCACTTGTAATGAGAAGGTAGTCAGTTCAATTCTGACAGAGGGCATCTTATTTTGTTACGGACGTTTGGAAATATTACTACAAGTAAGTTTTCCAAAAGCCAAAAAGACCACCGTTGCCACAAACCGCTACGCCGTCAAGAGTATATTCATCCACGACCGCGGCCATCCCTTGGTTTCCACCAGCTCTGTCAGCTCCTGCGGTTCCTTTTCGAACGAACCAATCGCCCATCGCTCTTTCTGTTTGCTATCCAACATATCTTCCGCACCCACTCCCACCCCCCGTAACAGCCGCACGGCTTCCTCCTGCTCATCCGTAAGAACAGTATCCTCCGCAACGGCAAGTCGCATCGCCTTGGGAACCGGCATAGAGGACGACGTATAATCCGACCCCATCAGAGCACACATCCGAATGAATGTGTCATAAGGCATCATCAGACCCTTCAGCACTGCGGTTAACGACCACTCAATGAGAACCGTTGCATCCGATGTTTCTGGAACAATGACCCGCGGAATGCCACGGGCGAAGGCATCCGTGTCGGTCGTCAGAACAGCATGAATCTTTCCCTCCCTTGCAAGAGCAGCAAGAAAGTCATCCGCCTCTCCACGCACCGTAACAAAGAGCACGCCGGCCATATGAAGAAACTGCTTTAACTCGTCGCGGTCCGTGCGTGAGACCATCGGTGCCTTCTTTTGCAGAGCCGCCTCTTGTAAAGCGCAGGTCTCCTTTTCAGTTACTGTTTGTGCCTTTGTGGCGGCTTCCCGCACGTGTTCGAGAGCCGACGCCACTTTCTGGCGTTCCTGGCGGCGAGATTCCAGGAGGTCGGCTTTGGCTCCGCCACCGGTGAATCCGTCAAAGACCACAATCGGCCGGATACGGTGATGCAGAAGTTTTACGAGTAGTCCCGCCAACACGGTCAGAATATCGAGATTCGCACCACGGGCTTTGAATAGCAAACACGAACAATCAATGCCCCATATTTGTCCTGGTGTTGTAAAATCTGGCATACGTCTGGCCTGGGGGACGCGTTGTTTTAGAAGTTGTTGCAGCCCCCGAATGCCCATGGAAAGTTGGATGTTTGTTATATGGATATGAATTAAGTTTGTCATTTTTTGCGCCAAACTTGACTAGCCCGGGCAACAGGTATTCTCACACCCAGTCAAGATGGCCACCACCCAGATTGTTCCCCATCACTTTGCCGCCGTCCATCTGCCGCGCGGAGGCACCGCCTGGCAAGCTCTGCAGTCGAATAAGAGCCCTGTCGTCGGCGGTCTTTACAAGCATTTCATTGAGCCGGCGGTTGAGCCTCCGGTGGGAATCCCTCAGAGGGGAGTGGTGACGTATAACACGTACTTCGGCGCCAAACAGGAGTACTGTATGGACCCGAATGACCCCGCCTTTGACCAGGGATGGGAGAAGCAGCGGAACCGTCGGAAGGAGCACAAGATGCGCCGCAAGCAGCGGGCCCGCCGGCCGTCGTGGATGGGTGCGATGTTTGATGCGGCAGTTCTGGGAACTAGCGTCGTTGACCCCAACCGGTTCGATGAGGAGGCGGCGGCGGCGGCAGTTGTCTAGCCACTAGGACACGTCATTCCCAGCGCCAGCACGTGTTTCTCTGAGGATGCCTTTTTTGACGCGGCAGCATTCAGGAACGGTAGCGCCTCCTGCCACCAGCGAAACCAATGTGCAACAGACGCATCCGGTGCCAACACAACTGCCAGTTCGTGACCCATCAGCACCCATTTGAGAATATAGTATGCAAACACATTTGTATCTTCGGCTCTGGTGGAATCGCGGATTCGTGCCCACACCTGGGCCGCCTGACCCGCCGCACACCGTTTCTGCCGTATCCAGGCACGGGTCGCCGATGCAGCTGTAGGCGACGACGCAACTGCCCACAGTAGCTCGGCGCGCATCTCTGTCCAGGCTTCGCCGAGATGTGGCCACAAAGAGCGCCCTAGTGCCGCTTCAAACTGCAGACGGGAATGGTCAGCGGCGACTGTATCCACATCCAGGCGTAGTGCGTGAATGCATTCGTGAAGCAAGACTTTATGGGCCTCTTCACGGCGATATACATGGACTTCCGGCACACCGACAACGGCCCATCCACCATTGATATGGTCGCGGCCAGGATCTGTATCGGCGGGTAAGAGGCGAACCCATGGCTGGTCCCACCAGTACCAACGAAGCGGTTGCGTTTGAGTCATCCAGGACATAAGACGCAATCCGAGATACAGGTCGGCCATTGGAATCTGTCGGTCGGATACCGCATGGATTTCGTGACCTGTTACGGTGTCCCGAATCCCGAACCATTTTGCGTTAGGCAGACTACGCATCCAGTCGGCAGTGCGCCCGCCATCAAACGCATCCATTGTGATTTTGTCATGCAGAGCTTGTTTGTCACAGGCTATTGGTTTTGGTTTTGCATTTGTCTCTGTTGCTTTTGTCTCTACTGTCTCTCCTGCCTTCTTATGGAAACTCCCCCACAGCTGTTGCAGCACGTCTTGCATGCCGGCTCCCTTATTACTCGCGCACAAAATTACCTTTTCTATCCGGCACCCACGTAGCCCGACACCGAAACCGTTGCTCACCCGAAAAACAGCGCCATTCTTCGATTATATCCCACATCCGACACGCCCGTTGTGCATCTGCGAAGGTCCGATAAATTAGAAAACTATCCGACCTTTGCACTATCCAAATACTGAATTCATCCATGTGTTGCCTCTGTCGGATGAGAAGATTCTCCAATAGCTACATAGACCTCCGTAACAATCAGCTCATACATGATAGGCGTTCGGTAGCTGGGAACCCAGCGCGCCCGCGCCAATACATCTAATACAGCCTTCGCTGCTGCTGACGACATCCCACCGGCCGCAGCCAGACGAACCGTTGCCCACACCAGTCCCGCAACTAAGTCGTTTCCCGTCACCATGAGTCCCAATAATTCGTATATCCGTGCCCGAATCCAGGCGGCCGATTTGAGGGTCGGCGGACCTAAAGAAAGTGCCACAACCATCTGCCGCAGCATTTCGGCCAAATAGTCGTAGATTGGTTTCACCTGTGGTCCGGCTGTAAGAGAGCCAGGCAATCCCAAGTCAGGCACAACCGTTGCCGATGCAGATAACAAGCGATTGTGTGCTTCTTTGGCAGTTGCACAACAGCGTCGTAAAACGAATCCGTCCATCAGACTCAGCACCACCGCATTGGCGACACGTGCGGTCATCCATATAGTTGCCGTTGCGCCTGGATCCCACACCAGCTCTTCAAGACAGACACGCAATCGGAGAGCCGCCGGTGGTGATAGCATATGCACCCGACGCAACAGCATGAGTTTCCGTCCACCACTCGCACGTCCCACATCCCGTGTCGCCAACAGCTGATTCAAGACTTCGGGAAGTATCTGTTTGTCCATCATTGACAAATCACTAACATCCATTTCCATATGGGTCGGCCACTCCCAGTATCGCGCAGAATAATCACCGATTTCCAGAAGACGTAGATGGGGTTGGGTGGTGCCCGTGCACCCAATCTCAGCCCGTGCTTTTTTGAGTTTGCCGGATCCCGCCGGTCCTAACCAGAGAACGGGAAATGCAGTCATTGCTGCCATTGCCTCTGCTTAAGACAGATGGCCTTAGGCGTTCGTCCCTGCTAGACCACCCGCCAGCAGATTCCGTGTGTTCTGTACTGCCGTCACGTTCATCGCCGTCGCCGCAATCGTGGCCGGAAGAACGACGAGAAACATCAGATGTGTATTCAGCCAAATCAGTCCATCGGGATTGCTTGAATAGAGATACAGCACACATACCCAGGCTAAAAAGGCCAACGCATACGACACAGACATGATAATGCTGACTCCCGTAATGGCCGGAATACTGTCAAGAGGAATGAGCAGCGCAAAGCTTACGATGGCAATCGTGGCCGCGGCGGCACCGACCAGGAGATGCAGCGCGAAATTAAAACGGGTTGTCGTCGTGAAAAAGGCCGTTATCGCGGTGCTAAGCGACATCTCTCTATCGGGCAATGCCAAAATCCTTCCAATACTTTTATGCGGGGGCAGCGGCAGCAGCAGAGGCAGCAGAGGCAGCAGAAGAGGAAGAGGCAGCAAATGGCAGACCCGGAATGGCACGCAATGTCACGGTTTTTCCCAACAGACCCGCCAGAAACAGCACAATTAAAAACAGCGACCATAGTGGAATTGTCCATGACCATAATGAGCTAAAATCGAGCTCCGTCATTCCCTAAAATGCTCACGTAAAATAAGGGATGCCATCGTCTGCGACAAACAACAAAAACGATTTTAATCTTCTGCAATGTAATCCCGCCACACTCAAAGAAACCCGCACAACCTGTCTGCCGGCAACGCTTCTAGAGCGCCTCCGCGACAGCTGGAATAATCTATACCCCCGTTTCAAGATTCCGCTTTCCATCAAAACGAAAGAACGTCTCTGGGCAGCTCTGCGCCGTCGTCTGGCGGCCCAACGGGAATGCAATTCGGAATACTGCGCTTTAAAAGAAATCGGCGACGCAACCACACAAACCGACGGAACCGGCTATTTCCGTCCCACTCAGCCCCACAACTGGCAAAAAGATCCGGATGAATGGCACGATTCCATGACGATAAGCCGTGTTATGGAACAATATGAAGATGCCTTCCCCGCTTTTGAATTTATCGGACCCGCTCCTATTGATTTCGATTCACAGGATTCGTGGGGACGATGTGTTGTCGATGAACTCTGCTCTCTTGATTTAAAACAGATGGCCGCCGGTGGAACAAAATACATCGGAATCGTATTTAATCTGGATCCGCACTACAAGGAAGGCAGTCACTGGATTTGTGCCTTTTTGGACCTCGTAATCGGAGCAGCCTATTACTACGACAGCTACGGCATGCCTCCACCATCCGAGATTCGGAGACTGCTCCGTCGCTGCAAAGACCAGGGCATTCAGAAAATTCTCTGGAATGATATACGCCACCAACGGAAAGACAGCGAATGCGGCACCTATTGTCTGTATGTGCTGATATCACTGTTGCAGGGCCGGACCTTTGCGGATATCTGTAAAAATCCCGTACCAGATGACATAATGAACTCCATGCGTGACCTGCTGTTCAGTGTAGAACGACCGCGTGAGACAGCAATACGGAATGCGATTAAAGTTCTGGCCAGTAATCGCAGTACAAAGTAATGGACGATACCGGCGCATTTGCGCGGATGTTGGCATCACTGCGCTCTACCTTCAATTCGCGTCTGCCGATGGGATTAACGGCCGGAGCCGATAGTCGCTTGCAGCGAACGCTCACGCATTTTATTAAAGAAGTCGTACGTGTCCAGGGTTCGTTGCAAGAGCGCGAAGTTCTCCGGGAGACATTTGATTCTATGGCCGGATGGTTTCGGCGCAAGCCAAATGAGCTTCTTGATGGAGGTGACGGAGGAAAACCGCTATCTCAGCAAATTGAGTATGCCGTTGCGCCCGATTTGGTTCCAGGAGGCGGCGGTCTGGCCGTCATCGGCGGCAGTCCCTTCGTAGAAGAAGATGTGCATGTTGCTCTAGAGCGCATTCGCGCGGCCCGCCAAGGAATCTCTCCATCGGTTGCACCGACCATGAGCACGCCGCTGGAGCTGCAGCCCGTGGAAACAAAGATAGTGCCGACCGAACATGTCCAACAAAAAGACATCATCCAGCGTCAGGAATCGGTTGTAAAGTATCGCGATGTAGAATACAATCTGATTCTGAACTCAAAAGACCGCGACTGGCTCAACAATATCAGCAGTCAGAATCGCTATCAGTTTTCCGTAATTCCCGATAATAATCGCACCCAAGGCTCGTCCCCGCAGCTCATTATTATGAAACAGTTCCGCAACATTACGCGGTTAGAATTCGTCAAGGCGATTTTGCCCGTCGAATCACTGGATATCGGCATTACCCAGCCATCCCCCACGCCAGATAAGGTGTTTTATTCCGTGCTGGCGATGCCGTTTATCAATATCATCTGCAACGAACAGGTCGGCAATAATTACGGCACCAACGATTCCGTTGACCGTTCGTTGGCAATCTGTCAGTACGATGCCGCCTGGCGTTCCGATTTGCAGCCAGGAGAGGCCCATCTGAATCGGGGTTACACGCTGTTTTTTCCGAAATTTATGAAGGCCCACCGTCTGTATCAGCCCACACCTCTGAGCAGCTTTCAGAAGCTCACGTTCGAAATCCAGAATCCCGAAAATCAGCCACTGTCGCGCATTCCCGATGCATCGCACGTGGCGCAGGTGCTGTTCTCGAATGCGTTTGGCTCTCTTACGACGAACTCCGTATTTGCGGATACGTCAGGGATGTATCTGTTTATTCGCACGGCGCAGTGGTTCCCACAGTGGTCTTACAGCAAGGTAGATAAGGTCACCTTCGCGGGACTCACTTTCACAGACATAAGCGGTGCGACCACGGGGGCCGGCGTGGCTTCACTCACAGAATGGCTACAGGGACCCGATGGACATCTGGTTCTCGGTATCGCACATACGAATGCGACCACCGGTAGAATCGAAGACGGTGCGAACAGCTGCGGCTTTGCCAACTGGATAATTATTCAGAATCGTATGACGACTCCGTATTCGTCTCCGTCGTATAACGGTGCGTGTTCGCTGCAGCCTTTTTCTCCGTCAGGAGATGATACGGCCTTAGGAGCAGCATTGGCTATATTCCCTGCCGCACATCAGGATGGTGGTGTTCTGAATCTCAGTCGCCAGGTGCAGATTGTGTTACGGGTAATATGTCGTGAGCTGGACCCGGCTACAAATATTCGTCCGGACAACGCGTAGCGCATGCACTTTTTGGTGGTGGCCAGTAGGGGGAGATCATGATTCCCATGATAGTTATTACAGGAATTATGGTGCTAATTGCCGTTACCGTATTTATGGCCGTTACCACAACAGAGGCATTTGCAGATGTCGGCGACGTGTCAAAAGAGCAGCGCCAGCAGCTCCAGTATGAAGGAGAGCGCCGTTACAACGACCTGGCCCGGCTCCAGGATCCCAGCAGCAAAATCTCCGCACAGCAGGCGGAGCTCGCATTCGGGGGGGCGCAACCCGTTCCGACCACCGCTACCGCTGCACTTCAGAGTCTGTTGGCCGCGGGTCCGCAACTCAAACCTCAAGACGACGGAACGGGCAAACGCGGCATGGGAGTAGAGCAAACGGGCGTGCTGCATGATAAGATTTCTTTCTGTGAGTCGCTGAAAACGGTGGATTGTGCTTCTTTAGATGACCCGCGGATGGCCGAATGCGGCTTCTGTCACCGTAACGGCACCGATTCGAAAGGACACGCACACCGCGGCGGCATGTTCATCTCCGCAGATGACCAGATTCGTGCCAACGAAGCCGCGAATGCATCCGGTCGTCCCGCACAATACAAACCCACGATTGGCACCTGCGAACCCTACGATTTCACGCTGATGAGGGACCGCTGCGAGGCACGGGAACGCAATCTCGAATGCCAGCGCGCCGGCGCACCCACGACCAACAACAAATGCGGACAGTGCTACGGAGGGGCCGCACCAGGAACGACGGGACTTCTGTATGTGGGACCGAAACCGCAGGAATTTACGGCAACTCTGTGGCTGAGCCATCCCGGCATGCACAGCGCCAAGGGAGCCGGAACCGTGATTCGGTTATCCGACGGACAGACGGTTCGCATTCCTTTTTCTCCGAATCCCATTCTTGCGCCGCATTCCGTCACACTGCAGCTGAAGGAAGGCACCACCCTTAGCCTCACCGTATACGGAATGCCGCGCGTGTGGTGCGGCTGGCTCACGAGTAGCGACGGAAAACGCAGCATACCGCTGGACATCGGTGTCACGAATCGCACCAATCTGCCGCTGGCCGTTGCGGGTAGCAAAAATGCTCCGGCCGTCACGCGTCTTGTTGGTCAGGACCCCCAATGGGCACAGTTTCAGGCCCAGATGCCGAATACGGTGCTCTGGTATCAGCGGCAGTCACGCATTCCACCCTCCGTCACGAAGGCCATGTGGAGCGACAACGATGTCACGGCGTTCATCCGGACGGTTGCCGGTGACGGAGAAGACCTCACTGTATCGGCACAGGCATTTGGCGGTGTCCCTGGGACGGCTCTTACGATTAATCGCGACAATGGCTCTCAGCTGGGCGTGAGTGACGGTGGTATCCTGAATAAAGAGCGCGTGTTCAGCGTCGTGACGCTGGATATTACAATTCCCGGCACGTTGGCCAATCCGTTCTATGAGGAGGACAATCTGGTGTGCCCGACGGGACCGATTATTCATACCGAGATTGGTGCCGGTATCATGGGCGCGAACTCCTGTTTCAAGGCGGACGGCGGTTTCAATCCTTCGCTGGTCTGCATGCAGGATATCTTCCGATCCGCGGGAGGCACCCAACAGGGCGACGGATGGCCGGCCACTCCCGAAAAAATCCGTGCGCTGCTCCGTCCATCGGCAGAGGCACCGTCACTTGATGAGACCGCAGCGCATCTGAATGATTTGGGACGCATCGCCACCTATGGAGTCAATTCGGCGGGTCGCACCGTGGAGTTCAGCGTGTTTCGCGATACCTGTAAGTTCATGTTGGGCTACGTGCCGATGAATCCGTGCGAAGGACCGAATAAAGAACGTGGTCCCCATTCGGCGGCCTGTCTGGATTATCTGTGGCGCACGGCGGCGATGCCCGCAGCCGATACCTCAAACAAAGACCCGGCGGCGTGGCCACACAGCGCATGCACTGTCAATGGAGCGATGGCGCCCCTGAATCCCGATGGGTCTATTAACGAGGCAAACGTGGCCTATGTCAATAATTCGCAGCTGAACGGGATTGGAATGCAGGGAGTGCGCGGCATGTATAACGATATTCATCGGGAGGCACAGGATTCTTCCAATTTTGAGAAGCAGGCCCGTGCGGCACGGAACTGTTTCGGTGTGCGTCTGGACCCTCCGAAGCCGAAAGATACAGATTGCCCTGGACCGAACGCAGATGAGTGGCAGTGCATGAAACCGACCGCGGAACAGGTAGATAACAGCACGAGAGCGACGCTGTCTCTTCAGTCGGTGGGTCGTCCGGGTCAGTACTTACGTGTGTCGGGCGGTCGGTGGGTGGTCCAGCCGCTTCAGAAAACACGGGCATTTGCGATGGACACCTGTATCAATATCAAACCGGCGCTGAATGGCCGTCCGAATGCCGTCAGTTTCAATTCTATTCCGATAGCGGGTAGCGGATTTTTCCGACACGCTGGCTTCCAGGCATGGGCGCATCCTCCCGATGGTTCGCAGTTATTCAACGATGATGCCAGCTATATGATTGTACCGGGATTGGATGGTGGGCGACACAGTATTAGCTTTCAGAGCTCCAACTATCCGGACCGTTATATCACGGTGGATGCGGCGGGAACCGTATTGATAATGCCGGTCGCAACGTCGAGTGTTCAGAATGTCCAAGAAGTCAAAAATGCTTCCTGGCTCCCTATGACGGCACTGAACGGTGAAGGCGCGTGGGTTACAGCATCCGCAATTCCGATGGTGCGGGAGCCGAACGCCCGTCTGGGAGATGGAGCTGCCAATGTGGAATGTACCAGTGAGGACGGTGTGCTGTGCACTTTCTTTGGGTCGTATAATGAATGCCAGGCAGCGCTTCCGTCGGCATCCTCCATGAAGACTGTTCGTCCTGGGACATTTCTGCCGAATCTTATCGATGATAACATTCGTCGTCGAGTGTAGAGGATGCAGCAGTTCGAACAGGCACAAAAAAGCTATTATCTGGATGAAATCAATCGGGCTATGCCTGGTCGCGGAAGTACTCTAGATGCCCAAGCCATTGCTCTGGCGCTTGGAGGCGATTCACCAGTGGGAGAGCCCGCCGTGCCGGCCATTACCAGTCGGCTAGTTTCGGAATTCGGTGGCAACTCTCCCGCGCACCAACGAGAGCAAACCTGTCGAGCCGTGCGCGACCCCGCAACAATGCGTCCGAACGTTGAGGACCGCACGGGATGTGGCTGGTATTTCCGTGCAAGTCCGTCGGTGCCGTCTACGGCAGCATACGGAACGCGACGGGGTCCCATGAATCCGCATATGGGGACAGCGGGAGCGGGCGAGTGGATTTGGAATCCTGAGGAAGCCGCTGCGAAAGAGAGCGGAAAGGTTACGGCGAATGTTGCGGCCTGTGCCGATATAGGGATTGCATCGGCGCAGTATCCGAATATAGGATGGTGCACGACGACAAATCGGGCCATTATCCACGATGGGCGCGGACAACCACGATTTCCGCGGTCACCGGGTGGAGACTGTCCGGGTGGACAAATCATCACAAATGCGGCACAGTGCCCACCGAGACAGACAGGCGATGGATTTGGACCTGGTCTTGGATTTGGCTCTGGCTTCCGTCAATCTGTAAGCGATATCTGTGAGCCCGCCGCAAATGGTTCGCTGAGTCCCGGTTGTCTGCGTGCGCTCACCACACAGGTCTGCTCTCCCAACGGTCTGTTGGCTCAGAGTCTGTCAGGTGCCGGTTACGCCGGCGATGTAGATGAATTCAATGCAGTCAATTCCGTGCTGGTGCGGCGCAACTTTGAAATTCCAGCGGGCATTCTGAGAGGCGGAAACGTCACACGGGAAGCCGCTCTTTCAACGGCGAATCAGCTCAAACAGATGTCTGGAACTGGGTCTGGTTCTGGTAGAGACGCCGCCGCCGCCAGCCGCATGTGTTTCGGCACGCCGTTTGACCCCTGTGCCTACGTCGATAGTGACACGAAGCCTTTTGAGATGAGCTGCTTACAAAGAGAGGCGATGCGCGCCGGTTGGTCGCCGAACGGTGAAATGTTTCCAGGTAGGAACGCAGAAGCCACGAACTACTGGAACCAATTTCAGACCTGGGCAGATGTCAAGGTCCATCTGCGCCACTGGAAGACATATGCCGATAATCCGGGACAGAAACAGCCGCCATCGCTGAAATGGGTATACGGTGTCAATGTCAAAAATCCCGCGTTCGGTTGCAACACGCAGGGCGTTCTGATGTTGCGATATCTTGTTCCCTCCAATGTTGCGTATCGCGACGAAACACCACAGGGTCATTTCTTGGGACGCTACATTTTCAAGAATGGTCTGCCGAACGGCAATAAGGGCAACGCCGACCAGACCGAGGCGGGGTCCTTCCCACATGAGATGCAGCGTATGATCACTGCGTTTGTTCCGTCACAGGGAGGCAACTATCAGTTTCTTATTGAGCTGCGCAATAACGTGACGATGACGCTGGATAATAGGAAAATCGCAGAGGGTGCGAATTCGGTATTGAGCTCTATCATTCCGTTGGTCGCACACCAGAGATACACAATCACATGGGATGTATATCATGCGTCCGATGTCTGGATGTTTTCCTGTATGTTTTCGGTCAATGGAGCCGCCTGGCGACCGCTGCCCGCCGACCAGCTGTTTATGCCGTATGACCGGCGACTACCCGCATTGGAGCTGGCGTTCAATAAGATGCCCGATTCAGGTGTGCAGCTTCGCGATGTGCGGGACACTCATCGTATCTTGGATAATCTGCAGATGTCGGCCCCGATTCGCGAATTAGCGGGACGGCGGTGTATGATTGTGGGTGAGGGAAGTGGTGTGATGAATTTCAAATTCTGGAATCAAGGAATTCGGGCCTACGCTATGAAAAGCTATACCGCGATGTTGCTGATTCAGTCGGTGGCATATCCATCGGGTATCACTCCGTCATTATTTGGATTTTACAATACTCGGTCGGCGGATCCTAGAGGTGCGCTACGGCATCACCATCCGCAGGAGCCGTGGGATTACGCACAACAGAAAGATAATTTAATGCTGACTTCGGGAGGAACGAATGTCTATGGATGGGGAAAAAGTGCCACAGACCCCGCAGTAGAGAGACAGTTTATTACGAACGCCGCACAGACCGTGCCTATACCGACGGGTTCCTGGTTTCACTTTGCCTGGATATGGGATGAGAATCTGCAGGGATATGCCTTTTGGATAAACGGCCAGCTTGCGCAAAAATTCGCATCTGTTCCATTGGCATCGTCACAGATTATGGAGCAAATTCGGATAGGAAACGATACGACCGGCGACGGCTCGGCGTGGTCTGGAGGAATGGCCTGGTTCCGTGGGTTTGATTATCGTCTGAATGAAGAGCAGATTCGGCGAGATATGAACGACGACTGGGGGTCTCTTGCTTGAAAACTTGACAAGGGGGTCACGGGTCTCTGTATTTCTGAACAGGATGCCGCATCGTTTGATTGGCAAAACTCTTGAGGAAGCACTACAATACGGATATGTCTGTCATAACTGCAATGACGGTTCTTGGAGCTCAACAAAGACAAATGTTGAGCTCTATGAAAATCGCATTACGAAAGTCCATCCTTCCTTTATCGAGGAGAAGCTTATTCTGCCGTTGCATCCTTTCATGGAGCAGAAGCACCAGCACCAGCCGCAGAAGGAGCACCCTTCTCTTTCACTCCGCCATCTTCTTCGGCCGCTGCTCTCTCTTCTTCCTCATCCGATTCATCATCACGACCAGCGCCTTCTCCAACCGCACCCTGCGCTACATCACGGTCAATATCTGGATGATGTAGAAAGCTGGGTCGTGCAGCGCCTTTGAATTTGTAACAGCGGGTGGCTGCTCCGTGCTCCAAGAAGTGCAGCTGGCAGTCAATCGCCGCCCGTTGCGCAATCCGAAACAGACCGTTCGCCAGCTTCTGTTTGTTTTTGGCAATATCATAAATAATCTGGTCCGTTGTTTTGCGCTCATCGGCCATGATGATTTCCTTCGACCGCCCCGAAGCGATTTGTTCCGATGTAAATACCGATAAATACGTAAATATAGACACTTCGCGGTCATCCCACGGCAGATTCATATGCGAGCACAATCGGATTGCACGACCAATCACCTGTTGGATACGCACATGATTCCAATATGGCTCCAACAGATGCACCTGACGGGTGTTCATGAGCGAAATACCCTCCGCACCCGACTGGGTAATCATAAACACGCGGGCAATACGACCGTCGCGGTTATCAGGTGCTCCGTCAAGCAACGTGGCGCACTGTGCCGACAGACGCGGCGGCAGATTCGCAATATCCGCATTGTAGAGCTGCAGTAACAGTCGGCGCTTATCGAACGCCTGGTCGCCCGTATAGAGGATATACCGCGGCTGGCCCGCCACCATAGACGATTCAGGAATCATCCATTCTCCGTCGGGTCCTTTGACGATATCTAGAGGTGCGAAAGCGGCCGGTTGCGCAGCACGGAGCACGGCCGTAAATATACCGAGACCTTCCAGTGTTTTGAATTGACTATATACGAGAGCCGGTCCTGGACTGGCCTGGATGCGTCCGAGAATTTCGGCGTATTTCACCGAATAGGCGGGAAGCGTTGTATTCAGATATCCGTGGGTCGCCGATTCGGATTCTAGTTTGGCCATAATAGAGCCGATTTGACTGACGACGGCGGGCTCTGGGGATGGCTCTGCAGCGACTGCGGCGGCCTCATCCGGTATTACGGCAGCGGCTTCGGCAACGGCATCTGGTGCGGAGGGAGCAAGAAGTGCTGCGGCACCCTCTTCCAAATCGGCATCGACGTCGGCACCGAGATCGGCCGCAATTACACGGTCCTGATCGAGCCCACGGAGCTTGATGGCATCTTTAATAGATGTGGAGGAGGGTCGCGTTACTCCTTCTGGCCATACCCAGTTGCAGGCCGCACGCGACTGCATTAGAAATCCGGACTGAGGTGTCTTGACAGCCTGTGCATATAAATCTATTTCGGCGGATGTCATGCCCTTACGCTTAGGTTTGCTATCTTTGCCATCTGCGGCAGCACCGTCTTCTTTCGGTTTGGAGGGTTCCTCCATGTCGAGCTCTACTTTGCGGGCGACTGTGTATTGGTCAAAGGCATAATCAGAGAAGCCGACTTCGACAATATCGTTGCGCGTCACCCGTGGCATCAGCTCTTCGCTGCCTCCCCGATAGAAGGAAATTAGACCCATCGACCGTGCAATAAGAAGTTTTCTTCGCTGGATACGTAGAGTTTTTCGATTAATGAATGCATCTACGAATTTCTTGCCGTCATCGTATAGTATCGGTGAAGTTTTGAGACGGAAACCCGTTGTCGAAGGAGCAGCAGCAGCAGCAGAAGGAGAAGCAGAATCGTTGAGTATCCCCAAACTCTTCAATTCACCGACCAACTGTGCGGCCCAAGCATCCATCTTCCGCTCATTCGAGGTCGCCGTAGGAGCTAGCCTTCCCGCAGGTAATCGCACGAAGCCCCGTGTGGAATAATCCGCCTCATTGATGACTTTCGCAAAGCCATGCGGCACCGGTGTAACTGTTAGCACTGTTTCCGCCGCACTTTCCTCCACCGAATAAAAGTCGATATCCGGCCGCTTTTTTGCCCATTCTTCCAGCCGTTTGAGCACCGCTGGCTCCCGCGACATATTCTTCAGCGACAGCTCCGCCATACGCTGGTCACCGCCAATAATATTCATCAGAATCGCATACTCCTGAGCATAGTTAATCATGGGTGTGGCCGACAAGGCGATAATCTTGGCACCGACCGCGTTACATAACAGACGATACAGCGTATAGCCACGCGGATACCGAAATCCCGATGAACCTTCGGCCTTCCGCCGCTCCATATTCCAGTTGTGGGCTCGCGGCTCAACACGTTCCATAAATTCCGTAAAGGGACGGCTTCCAATCTGTGTTCCGTTGATAGTGCGCACAAGATTGTGAATCTCATCAATGACAACGACGGCGTTATCGAAATACGACCCACCCGCCGCCGCTGCATCGACTGCCTTCTTGGCCAGCTTCATGGGGTCAACACCGTTATAGTGGATGAATTCAAATCGGTGGTTCATATGTGCGTCAATCTGGGCACGGATAGCAGTTTTAACACTGTCATCGAGGTCCGCAAAATTGGAAGGTCGCGCCGGTGTGGGCGGAGTTGGCACCCAGCCACCGCCTTGGCGTTCGACCAGCGCGGCGGGAAGTCCCATCTGTTCGACAAGCCAGAATCGCACGAGTTCGCTCTTCTTTTCACCGAGCGGTAAGAACTGCCAGAAATTCTTTTGGCGCAGCGGATAGTAACCGCACTTGCCGAGGTCTTTACGATAGTTATTGGACAGCGTTGCCGGTGTGAGCACATAAATCTTCTTCTGGCCGCCCCAATACAGCGCTTCGGCGGCGGCAATCGATGTGCAGGTCTTTCCTGAGCCGAGACCATGATAGACCAACAGACCGCGATAGGGCGAATCCCGTTGGAGATAATCGCGCACGATTTTCTGATAATAGAAGAGCTCCACTTGGTCGGGATTCCGTTTCTTACAGGCATCTTGGTCAATTTCTTTGGGACCGGTGGGCTTTTTACCGAGCTTTTGGGCCAGCACCAGATCCGGTGAATATGGCATGTAGGATTGAATCATGAAGTCCTGGAATCGTGCCGACAGAATAGGTGTGAAACGGGCCGCCTCTTTTGGGGTGGGGCGCTTGGGAAGCATATCACCGAAGGGAGATGGAACAAGTGCCGATTTGAGGGCCGTGTCGGCAATGAGTCCTTCACGGGTCATGAAGGGAGTTCGCTCTGCTGGTGGGGGAGCGATATAGGAGTAGGTCTCTTCCTTGCCGAGTGCAGCGCGTCCAGCGGCAAGAAACGGAGTGGCAGCGGCTTTTTCGGCACGTGTGGGAGCCGCTACAGAGCCTGCACCTGCACCTGCTGCTGCGGTCGCTGCCGCAGCCTTTTTGGGTGGTGCAATATTTTCCACAACAAGGGCTGGTATCTCTGACTCTATGACTTCTGGTTTTGCGACTGGTTTCTCTTCTGTTACAGGGGCAACTGCTGGCTTTGGCTTTGGCTCTGCAACAGCAACAGGTGCAACCACTTTCTTAGGCACAGGCGCAGGCGCAGTCACAAGACCCGTCCCCAAAATTTTTCCCTTCTGCTCTTGTCCAAATGCGGCCGACACCGCGCGACCGTTTGTGACTACGGTTTTACTAAACGCTCCCTGAGTTGTTCCTCCTGCTGCCGCTCCCAGCTTTGGTTTGAATCCCGGCATCCTCTAACCAATCTACTGAATTTGCCCAAGTTCAATCAACGCCAGTCGCGACGCCTCCTGTTCGGCATCTTTCTTATTGCGCGCCGTGGCCTTTGTTATAACCGTGCCATCGGGAAGTAACACACCCATCGTGAAAATCCGATTATGCAACGGACCCTCTGTGCCGACCTCCGTGTAGCGCGGCGGCTGGTGGTATGTGGCCTGGAAATAGCGCAGAAGCTGGTCCTTATAATTCGTGTTCGTCGCAATGAAGGCCGCAAAATCTACGTAGGTCTCGAGAACCTCCGTGAACCACTGCTGCACGTGCCAAAAAGCCGTCCGTATGTCGTCACCTGCACGGTCCCGAAACATTGCCGCAATCCATGCCTCGAGCATAGAGCCCAACATACGCCGATTCGTTCGCCCTCCGCAGACTTCCTCCATATGGCGACTCATGATGAGCCACGGTCCCATACCCATCTTGATGGCGAGCTCACCAAGATGCTCATTATTGACCAGGTCAGACCGTAGCGAAGTCCAGAAGCCTTCACCTTCACCGGGATACCGCCGCTCTAAATATTCGCCCACGATGGCATCCAGAATTCCGTCACCAACAAACTCCAGATGCTCATTGTCGGCCGTTTTCAGTGGCATACAATCTGCTGGTTTTGCCGCCATGGGTTGTCCATCGTGGGTATCCCGCGCCACGAACGATTTGTGCACACACGCCTGTTTGAAAAGTTCCACGCGTTTGGGCGCATACTTGGCAATGCGGATTATTTCCGACATCGGTATGTCTTTATTGTTGGGATTCCACGGATTATAAATCTTTACTTGGTCGGTCATTTGCTAACTATATACTATACAACGTGCACCTACTTTAGATTCAAGCACGATACGTCAGCAATCGGACAGATTTTCCGAATAAACAAGGCACCGGCGCTGCGGGCTGCCGCAATATCTGACTCATGAAGACGACAATATGTATAAGGAGATTCCCGATGTGTTACAGAAGCATTATTTATACAGCGCCCGCTGCGGCGATTCCATTCAACATGCGTGGGTGGCACCCGATGGAATGGTAAGCCACGACTGGTAAAAATTGTTTGCCATATTCTCTCGTCGGCAACAAATTTTGACCGCGCATCTGCCTGGCTGGCCCTCACGATGCCTCCTAGTGTAAGCACTTGTTCCCGTGTTAAAATGAGCCATTGAGAACCCATCGCCGTTTGCCGAATCTGCGCCGGACCGAACGCGATTTTCTTTCGTTTTGCCGATTCAGTAGTGATACGAACATCCAACCATGCCATATCATCGGCAAGCAGGCGCTCTTGAATCGTTTTGAAATTATACAATGGCACAGCGTCCGATGACAGAAGTATAATCTTACGGGTCTGGTCATTTGCCTCACACGCCTGCTCCATGAGTCGTTGTTGTGCTTCTACGAGAGACCACGTGCCCCATTCGGTCGGAATCGTTTCCACTACCGATACTTCCGCTCCAACCTGACTCTGGCGCTGACTCTGGCTCTGGCGCAAGCCGTGTTTCGAATGCAGCCATATGGTGTAATCGGCAGAGGAATCTGCACCGGCGAAGAATTCGGTCCATAATGCGGGATGGTCAATATCGTCGTAGGCCAGAAAACAAAACGCAATACACATTGACCCTCTCTTCATTTATTCGGAAACTTTGTGTCGCCAATGTAACGCTTCCCATAACAGTCCCCCCAGTGCAGGACCTAGGCGCTTACCACCGACCACTAAACTGCCTAATGCCGCTCCGTCTGCTGCGGCCACCAGGTCTGCAATACTGTGCTCCGCCAGAAGAGCCTCTACGCGTTTGGGCCCGAGACCAGGCACGGCCCCCAGCATTCCCGTTGCCACACTGCCGGCATCCCGATTGGCCTTTTTCGTGAGTGAAAGAGCCGCCGTCATGTGACTCATCGCCGCCGCCGTAGCGGTTGCGAGACCGCCTTCGGGTTGAAATACACTGGTATCCGCCGTAAGCTGTGCCAGCATTGTGGTCAGCCAACGTGCTGTATCGGTACAATCCGTAGTCTGCAGAACGGGCATTCCGTATCGTAGAACCAGCCGTGTGGTTAGACGCTTCAGCTGCTCCTGAGAAGTCCGCGTGGTTCCAATAAAATTAGGGAATGAGCCTTCCAAAATATACAACGCCGCTGAGCCGCCTCCGCGTGCTGCCATGAGTCGTGCTCTCTGTTCTCTGTAACGACCATCTTCGTTACTTGCAGCGTAATCATGGAGTGTCTTACGCTCTACAACGAGAAGCGGCTGGCCTTCGACCGTTTGAAACAGTGCGTCTCCTACTTCGAGGCCGGCAGTCGTAAATGGAGTTCCGATTTGCGTAAGAGCAGCGCATAGTGAACGCTCACGAACATCCACTATAAGGGCCATAGAAGTAGCTGTTTTCGCTGCTGTCACTGCCGCCATTTCCTGGAGTAACAGTCGCCGGCTTCTTAAGCGCAGAAGCTGCCGCCAGTAGTCTCTTGTATTGTTTCTCAAGAAGCTGTATGTTGCGGGCCGGGTCCGCTTTGTCTAATTGCATAAAGTTTGCCAAACATTGGGCAATCGCACATTCAGTATCTACAATGACCTCTTCTGCGCCATACAACGATGGTGATTCTATCTTCCAATACTGTCTGAAGACAGTGGGAATCTCCTTTGCGGCTAACACAGTGTAGGGACCAGATGACCATGCGGAACCTCTCTCCTCAAATATTGCGATTGCGGTTGGACAGTCTCTGAGTGCGCGTAGAGGAGGTAGTGGGGTGGCGTAACTATTACGTGCGACCCATTCCCGTTTGAATTCATCGGAGAACGCTGCTTCACAATAGTTTGGCGATGCGTTGTATAAGACTTTTATGGTTGGAATCACCTCTGGACTGGGTTCTTCGGTCATCTTCATTGCCTCACTACCCAGGCCAGGTATTATGCCTTCATTTTTTTACCATCGGACAAGTTAGAGACGTTATGGCTGCTGTGGCTGCATTCACAGACATCCATTCAGGAGTTCTTGGTCACGTCACCTTCCGAGATACTGCTGGTGGTGCAGTTATCGTGCAAGCGGAGTTTACCGCTCTGCCATCCGGTGAGCACGGATTTCATATTCACAAGAGTGGCGACCTCCGTGAGCCAGGCTGTGCCGGTGCATGCGACCACTTTCACAAGGGCCCCCAGACCGTACATGGAGGCCCACCTGGTGCCTCTGATGCTCCGCGTCACACAGGCGATTTGGGCAATGTCGGCAAAACGGGACATATATACAGATATCGCTTACCGAATCTCCGTGTCACCGAACTCCTGGGACGCACGGTAATTATTCACGCCGACCAGGATGACCTCGGAAAAGGCACCTGGCCGGATTCCCATACCACGGGACACGCCGGCGCCCGCATTGCGTGTGCTATTATTGGGCGCATTTCGTCTAGCAATAAACGTGTCACTAGGCGGACACGGAAATATCTCTAAGGATTAGAATGGAGAATATTGAGGAAAAAATTCTATATTTCATTGGCGAACTTATTGGAGAAGGAGAAGACCTCGTCGATGCAAAACATCCAAACAAGTTTCGCACCGCAGATTCCGATTCTGGTATGTTATCCTGGCATCCTACACCAGAAATACAGAGCCTACGAGAGGATGGATTGTATCGTCTGGGCACCGTAGGCGATGGTAACTGTATGATTCATTCAATCCTTACTGCATTTTCTGAGAGCTATCGTTCGTTTGATACCAATAGTCGGTCGCTTCTTGCCGATAAATTCCGTGAATATTTGCAAGAAGAGATTGATGAATTGAAAGATACTGCGGATATACTATATCCTGAAATTGGCGGTGCCGAGGGAATCAAGGATGCCTTTGAAAATCTTGAAGACGATGAGCGAACGGAGCTGGATATGGAAATCGGTCCGGTTATAGGTAGATTTTTGGGGTTCAATTTTCTGGCCGTGCAGCTGAACGACGATTTGTCTATGAAACCGGTAGCTCTTACGACACGTTCCTGGTTACCAGAGCTGCCGACGATTATTATAAATTATATTGGCGGAACAACCAATATCGGCGAAGATGCCGCGACTGCAGAGTTTATAGGGTCGGGGCATTATGAACTCATTATGGCTCCCGAAATACTGATGAAAAAGGAATCACCTGTGAAAAAGGAATCACCTGTGAAAAAGAAATCACCTGTGAAAAGGAAATCATCCGTGAAAAGGAAATCATCTGTGAAAAAGAAATCAGCTGTGAAAAAGAAATCTACTGTAGAAATCCATCCAACGGAAAGTGTCTGGTATTTTAGTTCCGATGCACCACAGTTACAATCTGTGATGAAACTGTTTGTTGGGGGTCGTCGTCACAGGAAGCGACGAACAATTCGGAGGAGCCAAAAGAGTAGAAAGAGTCGGAAGAGTCGGAAGAGCCAGAGAGCCAGCAGGAAAGCGGCAAAATAATCCCAGTAAAAGATTATCACAATATACACAATGGATTCCTACCAAGACTCCTTCATGCTCCAGGCGCGTATTTCGGCTCTCGAGAATGAACTGGCAAATATACGGAACAAACAGAAACAGCTGCTATTTCCGAATCTTACAATTGATGATTTTCCCGCAGTTAAAGACATTTGGGAAAGCGACCCTGTGTCGGTATCTTTCTGTGTTCGTGCAATGGTATCTGTTCCTGCTCCTGCTCCTGCTCCTAGTACCAACGCCGATGGTCAAACGTCGGTCCCATCGCCCGTTCTAGCCCAGGTACTGGTCCAACAAATGGGTCACGGTCAATTGTCCAAGGCATGAGCCCTTCGGCACGACTCTCACGCATAGCCGCTTTCTGCTCTGCTCTTACCTGCTCTAAGCCGGTGTACCACGGGTCAATGGACGCATCCACTGCTTCGCGCTGGTCATACAGAAACTCCTTTGTAACCCGCTGGTCCTCTGTATTGACGATACGCTCAGAACGAGGCGATGGCTCGGCGGGTTTTGCTACACGTAACCGCGGCCGCAGCTCATTGACTTCCCAGTGATGCGGACCTGTCTGGACGACAACTGGTTCGTATTCCGGGTCATCTGCGTAAGCCTTGGCCACGAGTTTCGCGACTTCTTTTGTTTCACGGTTCAGCGGCCCTTGCGACCCATTAGGACCACTAGGACCAACCCATTGCGCCACTGCTTCCCGTGTCAAGTCCCCCGCTGCCGAAAATCCCTCTTCCAGTCCTCTATATTTGACTTCCCGTGCCTCCGCCGACCACGGCAAATCGGCCCAGTCAAACTGCCGTCCCTGCATGAGCAGATTGAAGTTCTGACGCGGCACAATCATATGGTCACCACGCTCATATCCAAACACGCGCGACAGCTCATAGTCGTCCATCTTATAAATCGGTGTCTTGGCGTATGTCTCCTCACGGAGAGATTCGGGAGTCAGAATAGGTTCTTCATGGCGCGCACCCGTCAGAACCGGCAACGGACACTCACGGACATAACCCGACTTTCCCCACCACTGTTGGAAGGCATTCATATCTGTAAAGCGCTTGTTCAGCGGTTTCAGAAGAAGCGAACCGTCGGAGAATCTTTGCAGCGATGAGGGACAGAAGTATTGTTTCTGCCACAATCCTAGAACTACGACGACGACAACAACCAGAATCAGAGCCGTGATTCCAACAGCAGCGAACTGCATACCTCTGATGTTGGATTAGCTTTTATAGAAGAACAATTTTGGCTGTGCAAGATAGAGATATGGTATCAAGGCAGTCAAGGAGAACCCGTCGTGCAACATCTGGTCGCGTTTTGCGTTTACGCAGTCCTTCGCAACGAGCCAGCCAGGCAATGAATAGTTTAATTCGTCGTGGTCCGATGACAATTGTGTTGGTCTTCAGCACCACGTGTCCGCATTGCCAAACCTATATGCCTCTGTGGCGAGAACTAGAGCGGTCCAAGAATCGTCGGGCGAATCTGGTCAGCATGCAGGCATCGACATACGATAAGCTGCCGATGGCGAACAAGAAGCCGGTATCCTCTGTACCTACGGTGCTCTTTGTGAATAAGTCGGGTGATATCTCGGAGGCGAAGATGCCCCGGAATGCAGAGGTTATGCACAATGCAGTGAAGAACGGAGTTTCGGAAGAGGTTGCCAATATGAATGGAACAGAAGGAACCGAAGGAACAGAGAAGACAGAATCTGCGACCTTCACGAATCAAATTCGCACTAATTCAAATATCTTTGAAACAGTTCCCGCGCCGTCCAGAATGATTACCGCCGCCGAAACACTGACACCGATTGTTCCAGGAACGCGCACGCGGTCGAACGAACTAGAGCCGTTTCCTGGATTTACTGGCACTCCCGTCAGTGAAGAGATACGGCAAACAGGAGGCAGTCCCTGGGCAGCGTTCGTATCGGCAGCGCGTCAAGCCGGTCCCGCGGTTGCTCTGATGGGTGCCTATGCACTGAGCCGTTCCAGTGGTCTGGGTGCGCCACGACGCCGAACAATGCGGTTTAGAAAGTCATCAAAAAAATAAAATTCATATTAGATGAATCCCATATTTGTTTCGGCACAGCCCGACCAAACCTACTTTCATTGGCAAGTTGAAATATATCTATATCAATTTGCCAAACATGGAATCGCCGACCGCTGCTATGCGCTATTGGGCTACCGTGGCGACAAACCAACCGCTGCCGGTCTAGAGTTAGCAAAAAAGTATCCACATGTACTTTTTTATAAAGACGACCGAAACTTTACAGTTCCCAATTACTATATTCCTTCTATACGCCCCCATCTTCTCAAGCAGTTCTTTGCCGAATATCCCGACTTAGGAAAGTGTGTATTTTATCACGATGCAGATATTTTCTTAGTTCAGATGCCTAAATTCGAACTCCTGACAGACGATGATATTTGTTATCTATCAGATACAGTCTCCTATATTGGTTATAAATACATCGACGACTGCCAGAAACGCTATAAGGCAAAGTATCCTTCTATGGGTGACGATGAACTGCTCACAGGAATGTGCAACATCGTGGGTGTGCCCGTTGACGTCGTCAAAGCGAATGATGCGAATTCCGGTGGTGCTCAGTATCTTCTTAAGAATATCGACGCGGCATTCTGGGCAGAAGCAGAGACGGCCTGTCAGTCGCTGTATAATTTCACAAAAGTCTTTGATACGAAATATCATATTGACCATGGACTCCAGATATGGACTGCAGATATGTGGGTAGTTATTTGGCTACTGTGGAAACGCGGCTCTCAGACAAGAGTGCATAAAGCTCTGGACTTCTCATGGGCGACGAGCAGTATTGCAGAATATTATAAACATCCGATTTTTCATTTAGCGGGAGTCACGAATGCAAATGACGGAATGTTTTACAAGGGAGAGTATACAAATAAACATCTTATAAAAGAATATATTCGAAACCCATCAATATTCGATTCGGTCAATAAGAATAACGCGACATACGAATACATACAGATTGTGAAAGAAATCGCCAATGGTAAAGCGTTAGAGCCCACGAAAACCCGTTTTTTGCTCGATGCATCGGGTACCGCATGGTCCTCCGTATATCAGAAAGATGAGACATCAAAGATACTGGACAGAAACGTGTGGCGCTCTGCTGACAAAAACTATCTGATTTTCCATAATAGTTCCTCCTGGGTAATAACGCATAAACAGTGGGAGAAAGAGCTGAAGGAGGGTAGCGGAGGATTCGCCTTTTCGAGCGCCGATGAGCCCTACGAAGGCGGATGGAATATTCCTTCCCGTATTCAGATTCTTTCTTAACCGTAACAAAAAGGTGACCCCTTGTCACCACCACCCCATGACCCGTAGGATGTCCTTAACGTTTCAAGTCCTCGGCTCTACGACGCGCGATGAACACCAGGCTTTCGTGGTTACACTCTTCGGTTGTGACCCCGACGGCAAATCCGTCAGTCTCGATGTGACGGGATTCCGACCCTATTTCTATGTGGAGCTGCCTTCCCGCTGGACCGCCAAACAGCGCTCTTGTTACCAGATATGGCTCCTCAGCCATCTGCCCGAGGATGACCAGCGCACCGTCACCACCACCGTTGAGCACCATAAGAGTTTCTGGGATTTTACCAACAATGAGATGTTTCCCTTTCTCAAAATTCAGGCGCAGTCCAAAGCGGTCTGGACGCGGCTGCGCAACATAGTTCAGGATGCAGATACCGCACTACCGATACCCTATGAAGGAACTGTTCTGCGCGTGTTCGAATCCAATATTGACCCCATGCTGCGGTTCTTCCATCTGCGAGAGCTCAAGCCGGCGGGCTGGGTGACTGTTCCGACCGACCAGTGGGACGAAGCCGAAGAGGCACCGTCATCCGCCGCGCGGCAACTGACCTCCGATTGGATGCAAGTGGGACCGGCATCCGAAGCCCAACAGCTGACCGCCGCCCCTCTCAAAATCATGTCGTGGGATATTGAGTGCACCAGTAGCCACGGCGACTTTCCGTTGGCAACCAAGACATGGCGTAAGACCGCACGAGAGATGGTGGGCGCGGGTCTGTATAAGTCGTGGGATGCAACACAGAAAGCGCTGCGCAAGGCTATTCTCCCGTCCACGCCCGTGAAGGCGGACCCTCTGAGTCGTATCTTCTTACCGGCGGGTCCGACGACGGCACAGTCCTTCGAGAAGGCGATGGGAAAACTCGCCGCCGCCTGGTCTGGACTTTCGTTTCATTCTTCCGCAGAGACCGACGACCTCGTAGAGACTCTGGACCGTGCCTTTGTTGCAGCCGATTTCCCTCTGCCCGAAGGCGACCCGATTATCCAAATTGGTTGCGTGCTCTACACAAACGGCAAACCGGTTCGCAAGGACATCTTTGTTCTCGGATCCGTTGCGCGTCTTCCGGACCAGGGCGGCGCACCGACACATACACATAGCTGCGCCAATGAGGCCGCACTCATCCGTGGCTGGTGCCGGTTGATATCACAACTGGACCCCGATATCATGATGGGTTACAATATCTTCGGCTTTGATGACAAGTATGTCTGGGACCGTGCAGAAGTCAACCGATGCGGTTCAGCTCTGAGTGTCTTCAGCCGCATTACGGGCAAACCTGTGCGACTCCAGGAGAAGTTCCTCAGCAGCTCCGCCATGGGGGATAATACCTTCTACGTCATTTCGGGAGAGGGACGGCTGCATATTGACCTGCTGGCCTACGTCAGACGCAATGCGGTTCTGGATAGCTACAGTCTGGATAACGTAACTGCCACCTTCATGAGCGGCGGCGTGCAAGGAACTGTTGTACCTGCACCTGCACCTGCACCAGGAGATGCATCAGAAAGTCCAAACACCTGGGTCATCAAGACCAAATCCACCAAGGGCACCATGCCCGGCCGCTACATTGTCCTGCTGGATGCCGAAAACGACCACATCGGTGACAAACTGGAGGTCATCGCGGTCGAGCCCAAAGCACTCTATGTCCGACCGAATGATGGAGCCGACTTCGCCGGCACTCTACGGGACCACGGCTCTCCACCCGTGCGATGGTCACAGGCAAAAGACGATGTCTCTCCCCAGGATATCTTCCGTCTCCATGCCGGCGGCCCCTCTGACCGCGCGAAGGTCGCCCGCTACTGTATTCAGGATTGCGATCTCGTTATGGAGCTCTTTCAGAAGCTGGAGGTGCTCAACAACTCCATTGCTATGGCCAATGTCTGTTGGGTGCCCGTAGAGTTCATCTTCACCCGCGGCCAGGGCATCAAGTCCGAATCGTTGGTCTTCTACGAATGCCGTAAGGAGGGACAGCTCATTCCTGTGTTGCAGGCTCCGCCCCGGCGACAGGAGACCACCGAAGGAGCGGCCGGTGCCGAAGCGCCCGACGCTCCGCAGCCCGAGATTCTCATCAATGCCGACGACAACGAAGGCTACGAAGGCGCCATCGTTCTGGACCCACTGACGGGCATCTATCTGGATGACGACCCCGTCGCCGCGTTGGACTTCTCATCGCTGTATCCATCCTCCATTATTTCGGAGAATCTCAGTCACGACTCCGTTGTCTGGGTCAAGGACTATACGATGGAAGGAGAGCTGGTCGCAGTCAAGGAGGGCTCTGACCGTTACGACAATCTCCCTGGCTGGGACTATCTGGAGGTAGACTACGATATCCTCAAGCCCGACCCCGCGGAGAGCCACAAGAAGCATCCGCGACTGACGCCACAGGGTCGGCGGGTCTGTCGGTTCGCACAGCATCGTGACCCGGCTACGAAATCCACGCTGCCGAAGATTCTCCAGAAGCTGCTTTCCGCCCGTAAAGCCACCCGCAAGCTCGCCGAAAAGGAGACCGACGATTTCCGCAAGGCGCTGTTGGATGCCCAACAGCTGGCCTACAAGCTGACGGCGAACTCACTGTATGGACAGTTGGGATCTAATACGAGTAAGATTCGTCGCAAGTGTCTGGCGGCCTCAACCACGGGTCACGGACGGCAGCAGCTGCTCTTCAGCAAAGCGTGCATTGAACGGGCCTACGGTCCCACCGCGGGTGACCCCCGTTGCTCTGCTATCTGCGTATATGGTGACACGGATTCGGTGTTCATCGCGTTTCGGCCGCGGGACCCCGCAACTGGGGCACGTCTCACAGGAAAAGCCGCCCAGGCCGCCGCGAAAGAGCTGGCGGAGGAGGCGGGTCATCGGATTAGCGGAGCACTCAAGCCGCCCCACGACTTTGAGTTTGACAAGATGTTCCGCTGTTTCTGTCTTCTGAGCAAGAAGCGCTATGTCGGCGACATGACGGAAGGTGGGCTCGAAGACGGTGATTACCATCGCAAGTCCATGGGTATCGTCATGAAGCGACGGGACAATGCGCCGATTGTGAAGACGGTCTACGGTGGAGCAATTGAGGCGATTCTGGCGAAGCGGGATATCCAGGGTGCATTCACGTTTGTCCAGCAGGCAACCCGCGACCTGTTGGCGGGTAAGTATCCGATGAAACGGCTGACGATTACCAAGTCGCTGCGCGCGGAGTACCGAACACCGACCCCACCGGCGCACAAGGTGTTGGCGGACCGCATGGGAAAACGCGACCCAGGCAACAAGCCGTCCTCCAATGACCGCATTCCGTTTGTGTATGTGCGGCCGCCACCAGGTGTAACACCGCCAACCAGCCAGGGAGAGCGGATTGAGACACCGACCTATATCCGTGAGAAGGGTCTGCAACCGGATTATGTGTTCTACATCACGAACCAGATTGCCAAGCCGGTGGCCCAGGTGTTCGGACTTGTTGTGGATAAACTGCCAGGGTTCCGTCGGCACATGCTGGCGGCAGCATCTAAGGATCCTGTAACGGCAGCGGAGCGGGTGGCGGAAGAGCTACTGTTTGGAGCAATGTTGCGGGAAGCGGAGCGTAAGGCTAAGGGACAAAAGTCAATCACTTCGTTCTTTGCACCGGCATCCAAGTGAATCAATAAGAGGACATTTTATATTTTTTGAAAGAAGCCTATCTGTAGAGTCTCCAAACCGAAATCCAAACCCAAATCCAAACCCAAATCCAAACCCAAACTATATACTGAATCCGTAGAATGGGTGTATTTGTCGATGCGGTCAAACCGCCGACAATACGAGCCGGTTACGGCACCCGCAAAAAAGCCCGCGATACAATCCGGCGGCTCCAGCGTAAATCCGTCAGCCGGTCAAAAGCCAGACAAGTTGCACAGACAATGTATTATCGTGCTAAATACCACAAATACCAAACACCGGGAATGCGGGATGCGATGAAGGTGTATAAGGAGTTTTTGGCGCAATGCTGTAAAACTTGACTAACGATTTTTTAGTAAAATGAAACTTAAGATGAGTGATATAATACGCTTTGGAAAACATAATGGTAAATCGCTTGAGTATATATATAAATATGAAAGAGGATATGCGAATTGGTTGTTGAAAGAAAAGCCTGTAAGTATGCCCATTCATCAGTACCAACAATTAGAGGAACTACATTTAGAACAGTTAAAATCTTTAGAAACAGATAATATACTATCTAAAGCATATTATAATACTGCACTATATAGAGAATTGGTGAAATATGTTCGTACTTATATTAATAATAAGTATCCTATAATATCGGCTGATATACAATTTGATAACTCTATTATTTGTGAAATGATTGCTGGTGTTTCAGATAATAAATATTATATAGATGGAATAAATGTAGAAATACCACGGTTAGATATATTTGATACTAAATTTGAAGAACTTCGCAGATTACAGAAAGAGCAAGTAGAATCGGATAAGGCAGAAGTACGACCTTCCCATAAAGTTTGCAAGTTCTTTATTAATTTAAACGTATTCTGTGATATACACACGAATGTACCACTAAGTGGTAAATGGATGATATATTTAAACAAGATAAAAGAGGATGAGGAAGGATATACAGAAATCGATAGATGCTGGAGAATAATTGTGCAGAATGCACCATATATATTTACATATGGTAACAAATGTTTCACCGCAAATGTTAGCACAAGGAGGCATAATCCAACTTCCAATAGCGGTATTGACATCGGTGTCATATTGCTGAATTGTGATGATGAGTATAAGCATGAGATGATAACTAGATTTAGATCATTGTATACATATAATAAAGAAATATACTGGAAATCTGATGAGGCAACAATGAATGGTGTATATGCAAAATATAATATGCGTGCATCATCTGATGTATCATATCCATAATAACTTATAATTCTATTTATTGTTTTTGGCGCAGTTACCGAATAAGTGATGCAATATCTATTCCCAAGTCAATGATTATCTTTGGCATCACATCCACTGCGCCGATGGACACCTTCAGATGTGGGAACTGTTTCTGTACTTGTGTCAATATCCATAACTCTAGCAGATTTTCCTTCCATTCACCATTTGTCTCTGTTTCCTTTGCATCTGCCTCTGTTGCGTCTGCCTTTTCTTCGGCCTCTGTTGTGTTTGCCTCTGCATTTGTCGCTATGTCTGTTGCCTCTGTCTCTGCCTCTATCGTCACAGTCACAGTCACCACATCAAGAGACTCCCGTAACAGCCAGCGCACGTATTCTTTCAGAGATCGCCGCAGTCCATCGCTACACACCGCCAGCGGATCAAACGGCGGGAGAAACTTAAATGAAGGAATATGGAAATCAATCGTCGCAAACCCCCGTCCCTCCTCAGCCGCCTTGTAGATTTCCACCGATGCCGCATTCACGGTGCTCTGCACATGCTTACGGATGATACTCCGATGTGTCTCTTCGCGCAGCAGCGCTCTCTCCTTGTTATGTGCATCCGCCAGTCGCGCCTTCATACGGGCCCTGAGAAGTTCCATGTGAGTCGCATGAATCTTCTCAGGAGTTGGTTCCTCAATAAACTGGATACCCTCCACCAGCTTTTCGTACAGATGTTTCTGAATCTCAGGTGTAGCCTGAAAGGAGGAGTATGCCACCGAATCAGGGATAATTATCTGTTGCGTATCCATATCCATCCGTAAGACCGCTTCGGAGTGGGGTTCCGCAATCTTCTGAAAATAATCCAGAAACAGAATACAGCCTTTGCCGTATGTCTTGGTATCGACACGACAGATACGCCCATTAATGATGAGAACCGTGTTGGGCTTTTGTAGCTTTGTAAGAAGCGACATAGGTGGTAAGCTCGTCATACCTGTCTGCCAGCTACTCCCTCCTGTACATATCCTATCACCTTTTCAAAAATCAGCAAAAGGTGACCGTATGACCGGCGACCCACCACCCGAATCAGGAACATCGCCTGCCATGAGTCGTCATGGTCTTGCAAATCTCGGCAACTCTTGCTATCTAAACTCCGCCTTTCAGGCACTCGCCCATACCAAATTCTTTCGCGATTTCATGGGCGGCGATGCATGGGAAACCTATCATGATACCGAAAAGAAAGGTGCCCGACTCGCCGAAACGACAGCGGCACTCATCCGCCAGATGCAGTCATCCGGAACGCAGCCAATTATGCCGGTGCCCTTCTATCGTGCATTCATCGAATTCGCCCGCACCGTCAACGACGACATTACACCCGGCGCCCAGGCCGACGCCGCCGAGGCCGTTCAGATTCTGCTGGATGGTCTGCATGTTCAGGCAAGTCGTCCTGTGAAAATGAATATTACCGGCCGCCCCGTCAGTTCGGCGGCCAAAGAGCTAAAAACCAGTATGCATAGCTGGGCCACACATTTCGAAAAAGAATATTCGCCGCTGGTCGATAATCTGTATGGACAGACACAAACCCGGGTTGAATGCAATAAATGCGGCACGGCATCTATCCGTTACGAGCCCTGGAACGTGCTGAAGGTTCCGATTCCTGGAGCAGAAAAGGAGGGTAGTCCGATTCCGACACTGTATGAGTGCATCGCCGCCGCGCTAGCAGATGATTCTCTGGATGACTATGCGTGTGAAGGCTGTAAGTGCCGCGGACCGGCGCAGATGAAACACGCGATTTCCCGTTTTCCCGCCCATCTAATTCTGAGTATCAAGCGATTTACTAACTCCGGTCGCAAGGTCAAGGCGCGAATTCCGTATGATGAAAATAATGTGGATTTGTCTCCGTGGCGAGCGTGGCCGACTCTGCAGAAAACGGACGATGTGCAGTATCGGGTCACGAGTGTTATTGACCACTTTGGAGCGATGGGTGGAGGTCATTACTGTATGCGGGCACGGGAGCCCGAAGGCTGGTTTGTCTTTGATGATTGGCGTGTTGCACCGTCTCCCATCGGCGGGTCGGCATGCCCCGATACATACATTCTCTTTATGGAACTTAGAGAGAAGGATGAACAGTAGCGCTATCAAGACGGTTTCGGCTAACTCTATGAATGCATCAGCGGCATCCGCAGCATCAGTTGCAGCCAATCTGCCAAAGGCGGCGGCTTCTTTTCTGTCAGGATGGGGTGCGATTCTTTTGGCCATCGTGCTTCTGGTCGTTTTGTTCGCCGTATATTACCAGACAATTGGCTATTGGATGCAAATTGGCTGGGAAAAGTTGGGCTGGAGTCGCTCCCGTAATGAGAGCGTGACGATTGAGGTGCCCGGCGGGGGACCGTCGGCGACCCTGATACCTGTACCGAATGAATCTAGCACTGGCTCTGACTCTGGAGTCGCCAATATCGGTCAGGCACTGAATGGTGTCGCGAAACGTCTGGAATCTGACGTGGAGTCGGCGCTATCTGGGTCTGTATCTAGAAACGGTGAGGTATTCAACGTCAGTCGCAATCTCTATACGTTCGGCGATGCCGAGCCGTTGTGCCGTGCCTTCGGTGCAGAGCTGGCCACCTATGACCAAGTCAAATCCGCCTACGAAGCCGGTGCCGACTGGTGCAATTACGGATGGATAAAGGGACAGCTGGCCGTATATCCGACACAGAAATCCACCTATGATAAGCTCCAGCACGGCCCGGAAAATGAGCGGATGGCATGCGGTCTGCCGGGTTTGAACGGTGGATATTTCCCTAATGCGGAACAACGGTTCGGCGTAAACTGCTTTGGAAAGCGGCCGGCCGAATCGGCATTAGATGAGCGGTTGCAGCAGGAGGACCGGTCTGCCACTGCCTATGACCGTGAAGTCAATAAGTTCAAGGCGGAAATCGACAGCATCGGCGTAAATCCGTGGAACGCAAAACAGTGGTCCCGTTAATCAGTTACACATCATCTGCACTAACTCCTGCGACGTGACCACCGCGGAGTCGCCTTCCCTTGCGACCACCGTGCTCCAATAGATACGGGTCAATCTTGGCATCACGCGGATCTCCTCCACCGCTCCCACTGCCTGTTCCAGATGTCGCATCGATTTCTGGACGAGGCCTCGGGTCAATTTCCTCAAATTTATCCAAATTACGGAGAATCCAAACGGATGCAAAATAGAATACCTCCTCCCGCCAGCCATCGACTTCCCACGGATGTGTCAAAGATCCAAAAGTCGGCTTCAGCACGTGGGCATGCCATCCATCCAGTGTAAACTCCATCGCCAGCCATTCTTCCCAAATCTGCTGCATTTCGTCCGTCCAACCCACCGGTACATGTGTCACCATACGCGGACCGTAAATCTCATGCTCGAAAAGCCGGGTGCGCATGGCAATGTATTTCAGAATCTGCCGACCGATTGTTAGCGGTGTTACACTCAGCAGCAGACCTTTTTTCCGTATCCAGTCGCGGATACAATCCACCATAACCTCGATGTATTTCGATGCCGGTTGCTCATCGTCCGATGAGCAGGTAAAAAGAGCTTCGTATGAACGGCGCCACCACATTACTCTATTTGAGTGGTGCCCGCTTAGGCCCAACCTTCTGTAAGCACTCTGTCTCGCGTATCTCACGATGTTCCTGTAGCCATTTGATGAGTCCCGTTGCTCTGGTCGCAGGAATCCCGGTAGAGGCGGCCCAGGCACCAACTTCGCGCTCTAGGAATCCCCACGTAAGACCAGCGGGGGTTCGTTGCGGTTTAATCTGCAGAGCCGAGCCCGATATCTGTATCGTCGACGCACCCAGACCCATCTGATGCATGAGACCGATGGCTTCGGTTTCGTGTTTCGCCCGTAGAGTCCGGGCATTTGTTGTCTGTTTATTAAGACTCTCGACCAGATTGTCCATATGGACGTAGTTCCGAATCGCGTTGACAAGACGCTGTTTTGCATCTGTGGGTGGAGATGGTATAACAGCCATCGCTTTCCTGCCTCTACTTGCTGACAGTATATGTTGACCCCGGTGCGGACCGCAGAACAATAACACACGTGACCACGGTGCATATCAGAAGAATAAGAAATAGGACAGCGACTCCGACGACCCAGGGGAAAATCGTGTTCAGAATATGACGGACGATGGGGTCGATAAGTTTCTGTAGAGCCAACTGCATCGTCGGTCGTTGCTCAAGAGCCGATGCGCATCGGTCGGCGATTTCTGCACCGAGTTCCTGTAACGCTGCACGGGCTTTTCGTTCTTTTGTCTCTGCGGAGCCGATTACAGAAGCAACTGGCGTGACAGGGTCCATTGATTCTACAGACTCTACCAAAGCCACCATGACCATTGAGGTGGGCACGTAAAAAGAGACTAATAAAATGACGCAGCCACGACAAGATGTATTTGGTCGGTCCCAAGAAACAGACTGACGGTAGCTATTTGGTCGGTATAGATCCACCGAAACCAGGACCCGCTCTCAAGTGGAAAGACGGAGCATGGATTCCGAATGAACAATGGCTGAACTGGGCCAATATATGTCGTGATATTGTTCTGGGAATGCTTGTCAGTAAGCCGGCGTGGTTTTCCCGACCTCCCCGACGGGATACTCTGGACTCCATTTTTACTCCTTGGGCCGGCCAGCGACTTTCCGGTGAGCTCTTTCTTGCCGACAGCCAGAACAACGTGCCAACGGAGGGAGTATCCGGCACAGCTGTTCGGGTTCTAACGGCGGTTCGTATGACTCCCCAGAGTATTACACCGGTTTGGACAGTGAATTCAATTGTCCCGGACCCCGATGTCGATACGATTTCACTATTTGGATCGGATGATGAAGAGGATGATGCAATAAAGACAGTGCCGATAGTGGCGCCGGTGAAGGAAGTAAAGCCTGCTGGACACGAAGAAAACAGCGATGAGGTTCGCGAAGTTCATCTGGACGATGTGGCTCCGGTAACAGGAATATCCGCCCCAACGCATATTCGCTCCCGCGAATGGGAGGCCCGCAAGTTCATGGCCAAGGAGCGAGTTCGTGAAGCCCGGCTCAAGGCCCAGATGGCAGACCGTATCGCCGCCAGAGAAGAGCGTCGGTTTTACACGCAATTCGGCGACCTCGATGAAACCGAATCGCATTTTAGTGAATATGATTTAACGGACGAAGAAAGCGATGCGGAGGAGGCCGAAGACGCGAACTGACAGAAGAATTTTCAACCACCTCAGCAGAAATGTTTGACTGGAACCTCATCGCAGGTCTCGTAGTTCTGGCATTAGTTGTGTGGGTCGGTTATTCCTTTGCGCCGCGGCTGCGGGCGATGATGTCCGGCGCAGAGATGTTCACGAATGGAAGCGGCAACGGTAACATGGTTGCCCATGCGCTGAAGGATGCCTACGTCAATAAGAAGCCGACGGATGGCCAGAATGACGCTTTACAGGCCGGCGACAAGGACGGCGCACACGCCGCCAAGTCACCGAAGCCAGCCATGGGTGCAATGGGTGCCGAGAAGTTCAGCGACTATGCACGCTATAACAGTGACGAGTCGCTGTCGCCCGTGCCGATGGCCGCCGCTGCCAAACCCCAGGGCTGCTACCCCCGTGAGCAGCTGAACCCCGCCGAGCTCCTCCCCAAGGATGAGAACTCCATGTGGGCGCAGGCCAATCCGGTGGGCTCTGGCGATATCCAGGGAAAGAACTTTCTGTCTGCAGGAGCGCTCATCGGTATCAACACGATTGGCCAGAGCCTCCGTAACTCCAATCTGCAGCTCCGTGCCGAGCCGCCCAACCCCCAGCAGCCGCCTGGGCCGTGGAATATCCCCACCATCGCCCCCGACCTGCAGCGCCGGCCTCTGGAGTAAGTGTCGCGTAATTTATGACGTGATTATATCATACATTTTCATCTCCGTTTGTCAAACACGCAGAGAAGAAAATACACAGAGCTCTCTCTCTCTTTCTCTAGATCCGCCAGAGCCGAATCCGCCCAAGAAAAAGCACGGCAATACTAACGGTTGCTCCACACGCCAATCCATGTGTAAATCCGAGCCAGTATTTATTCTGTCCGTAGTTATACAATGTCCGCGTGAAAGGACTCGGGATTGTCGCTTGCTCTGGCTCTTGCACCAATTCTTCATCAAACTCTTCAAACATTATTATATATATAGCTGCTGCTTTTTAGGCGGCAGGAAAAATCAACTTCCACATATGTTCAAGCACAAATCCATTCGGCACATTCTCTAACGCCCACGCAAGTAATTGTATATAAAACGCTTTCGGACGTGATGTAATTATATCTCTATGACATACAAAAAACGCACAGGTTTCTGTATTATACGTTCTGGGTAAAGCGATATTTAATTTTTCACACGCTAATTTGATACTATCGGGAGAAGGAAATGTATGTAAATGTAAAATTCCATTCGTGATTGTCCGTATATGAACCGGTCCTCCCTTTCGCCAGGAAGTTCCGAATAGTTTAAATTTCTCATTCGCACGCACTACCGCATTACATTGTTTTGTAAATGAACCATTATCTATTATATGATTATCCGTGTCATCTTGTATAAATAAGGTATATTCACTTAATTTATCGTAATTAGTAATAATATGATGTAAATATGTATCGGCTTCCCGTCCAATATTCTCTCTTGGGATCACATTATAGTTATTTTTATTCATATACTTATTTGATTTATCATACACTAATACATTTGATTCGTAGCCGATGTTCTCTCTGAAATGTTCCACAAACTGTTCAAAAGCGAACGAGTTATAATGTGCTACAATAACATCAATCATTTTACTATATCGAGATAATAACTATTGAAATATGATAACGCGATATCCGTAAAAACTATTGACCAAAGTAGGGGATATGAATTCAGTAGGACCCTACGCACTGGTTCTGGGAGTTCTGGGAACAGGTCTGGCGGCGATGGCCTACAAGCAGGTCAGTCACGATATGGCATCCGTGCAGTCACCCATCGACGGAGAGCGATATATCGTGCGTAATCTTTCGGACAAACAAGAGGCCGCGGACCGTCTTGCCCGCTGTCGGGGCAAACTGTTGCGTCTTATAAAAGACCTGCAGGTGGCGCATCCGAAAAAGTCGTTTGTGCAGAATATTGTCAGTAACTTCGATTGTGCGGCGTCCCGCTTCAGCGAATCGGCACCCGATGCCAACTATACTTCGTATTCCGTAAATAAAGGCGAAAAGGTCTTCATGTGCCTCCGTCAGCGCAACGATAAAGAAGAACTGGTTGATGAGAATATCATCACGTTCGTCGCACTGCACGAAATGAGCCATATTGGTACCGTAGATGTTGGCCATACACCGACCTTCTGGAACAATTTCGGATGGCTGTTGAAGCAGGCGGAGAGTATGCAAATCTATCAATTTACCGATTTCGCCGCACATCCCGTTGAGTATTGCGGTATGCGCATCACGGACCAGCCGACATACGACTCTGCCAAAGATAGTGATGCGGTATAAGTGAATGGCTGGCGCAGCAAGCACTCCGTTTTGATACAGGCATAATTTTAGCGATAGCCGATAGAGGCGGCCCATGAGTATTACCAGTATTGCGCCAATTGATTCCCTGCAAGGTCCATGGTCATCTCTCACCGTGGAGCTTGTTGGTCCTGCATCTGGTTCCACTATGGTTCTGGAAAACATATTTCCGTTCACCAGCATTAACGACCTCAAGCGTCAGCTGTGGTATCAGCAGGGAGGTGATCCCCGGTGGGCACCTGAGCACGTGTATCTGTCGGTCGCCGGCCGTCCATTGGAATTTCACTGGCCGTTTGCGAAGGAGCTGCCGGATCCAGTGACGAATCGCACCCCTCTGGAGGCCGTCGTCGATACCGCGGGCAACCGTAAGCCGGTGGGTGCGACGATGGTGGGCAGTCTAACGGTTGAAGCGGCTTTGGCTCCCGAACTTCAGTCCGTATCTTCTGTTGCCCGTATTCGCGCCGTCAGTCTAGCCGCACTTCAACCAGCAGACAGCGAAGGTCCTTCTGCCCGCGAATTTGCCGGATTTTACCAGGTGTATTTTCCTTGGCTCAGCCAGACAAATCAGATTACGAACGCTGCATCTGCTACTGCATCAGCCGCGACAGCCATTCGCGATGCATATGCCGCCGTTCTGCCGTATTTGGAAGACAGAAATGGCCGTATTGGCGTGGTCCAGAGCGCTCTAGAACGACACATCGCCGGCACGCGACCGTTCCAGTTACAGTCGCTGGTGAATGTCCGTTGGACGCTGCCCGTGCCCGCGGTAAAACCCGCATCTCTGGAAGAGACATTTTACGCCCTACCTGCGTCTGAAGCGTTACCCTTCATGCGTTACTATCCACAGGCCGGTCAGGGCTCACCGATTCTCAAACTGGCGGTAAATCCCGATGGTTCGCCACTGATTGAAAATCAACAGCAAGTCCATAGCTGGCTCGCCGAGCCCGTTCCCAATCACAAAATGGCCTTAATCATTGCACGGATTCCGCTACAGAATACGCCAGGAGCGGCATTCACTCTGCAGATGATGAACGACGGCGACGGCTCTACGGATATTCGTCTCGAAGTGGCCCAAAAAGGACAACGATGGCCCGTTACTGTCGCCACAGAAGCGGAGCGGCTTTTGAGACCGGTGCTGGCGTCGGTCGGCTTTCCGGCGGATGTGAATCCGATTCTGCGGGGGCTGCACGCGACCTATCGGTGGGTTCATCCGATGCCTCAACGGTCTTCGCCGATTACGCCGGCGCGTCTGCAGGAACGCGTGACCGCATTATCGCCCTTTTTTGAGAGCGGCAGTGTTCTGATACCGGGCACGCTGGGGTCATTCCGATGGCGCGCTGTCAGTAACTATGAATCGGAATCGGCCCAATTCGCCTGGATTACACAGACCGTATTGGCAGCCGATACGGCGGGTCTGCAGATTCTGGAGGAAGGCGCGGCGGGTCTGGCGCAGCTTACCACGGATTTCGTCAAGCGGTTCGGCGTTTCTCCAGAGACGGCTCTGGCGACCATTACGACATGGATGGAGAGACGCGGAGAGGCGATTGCACCAGCGGCGGGTGCAGAAGCGGGGTCACTGGCCGTGCCGCGGTTCAGTACGGGTGCCTTCATTACTGTCAGTGGAACGCACCCAGAATATGCGATTGAAGTGCAGGATATAGATTCATCGGAAGAGTTACAGCGAATTCTGACGGTAGTTGGTGTTGTGTTGGGTGCAGCGTCGGCCGATTTAAAGTTAAAAGCACCATCGGCGAGTGTCGCGGCAGTCGCAGTTTCTGTTGCGGTTGCCGATGAGGCGGTGGTGGCAGCAGTAGAGGCAGTGGAAGAGGCAGCCGGTGTGGTGCCTGATGTTGGAGAGCCAGATGCCGACATGGCCGCCTTTTTGGAGGGCCTGGGATTTGGTGGTGAGGATGAAGTTCCTGCCGATGACATTGTGGAAGGAAATATTCCTCAGCTGACGGTGGAAGAGACTTCTGTTAGTGCACCTGTCGGGACACCCGCACTCGTTGGGACACCAGCACCAGTCGCCGCTATGCCCGATCTCGACGCCGCCATCGCCGAAGTAGAAGAAGAGTGCAAAGGAACCCGCTGGCGCGCCGGCGAAGCAGCACTGAAGGTATCCGACGATTATTACATGGAGCGTCTCAAGAAAGCCGACTCACGCCTCTTCGGTTATTCTAATAAGACAGACAAGGGCACGAAAGGTTATAGTAAATCCTGCCAACGCAGCGACGGACGCCAGCCCAATATTATGACGCTCTCCGAATACGCCCGTGTCAAACGCTGCTATGCGTCACAGGTCCGGTTCGTCGATTTGCCTCCGCGCAAGAGCTCTGATTTGCCGTCGTTTGCCGACTATAATCCGCGGAAGGCCAACCAGTATCCTGATGAAATGTGGCTGTCAGACCCCGAAACCGGTAAGCCGATGTGGGCTATTTACGGCTACGAATCTAAAACCAATCCGGGTGAATTCCGTTACTTAATCTGTGCGGAACTCTGGTGCGAGCGCGACAATCTTCCGCTATTAAGAACCGAATTTGCGGGAACCGAAGGTCGTGGATTCACCAAGCCGGCGAATTCGTGTCCATTCTGCGGAGGAGCGACAATCGCGAATATGAAGTCGCCGAAACCAGGCGAATCTGTTGTGGTGCGTATGCCGAAGGAAGCCACTGGCAAACTGCATGGATTTATTGGAACGATTACCCGCGCGAACAAACATCCTGAAGGATTTCCGTTACCCTGTTGCGATACGACACCGCGTCTTCTGAAGAAATATATGGATGCGAAATTTTTGGGGAAACTGAAATATGGCCGTGACCTGGGTGAAGCAGAAGAAGAATCCGATGTAGCTATTGCGGAGGCGGCAGCAGAAGCAGAAGGAGAAGCAGCGGGAGCAGGCGCAGGAGCAGCAGGAGCAGGCGCAGATACAGAAATAGAGCCCGATTCGATATTCGGTTCATCTCCCGATTACCGTCGCATTCTCAGCAGCATGCAAACCCAATATATTCTCGGCAACGATAAACTCCTTGAAGGCGGCAAGCTTGGTCTGGTTCCACCGTTGCTAGACAGCTTTTTTGGACAGAACTCACAACAGGCCACGGTCAGTAAAAGTATTCGCACCACATTTACGGATTCCGCTCAGATTTTTGTCCGTCTGGGTGTCCAATACAATCCCCGCAAGCGTGGTCTCAATCTGCTGAGTGCATTGGCCCCCATTCTTGGTTTCGATACACCTGAGCAGTTGATTGCAGATTTCCGTTCGGCAAAACGGGACGAATCTGCTCCCGCCGGTGTGTCGATGAAATATCTGATTCGCGCGTTCGAATCGGCCAACTACGGCACGCTAGTATACGAATTCGCCAGCAAATCCACACTCTCTTCGGCTGCAGTTGATGATACGCGCGTATCCGAATGGGCGCGTCTGAATGGCTACACGGTTGGTCCCAGCCTGCCGCATCTGAAACGTCTATACCGCGCCTGGCACACATTCCTGAAATATCTCGATGATGCCGACCAGCCCAAACAGCTGCGTCATTTGGAACATCTGCTGGCCGCGCCAGGCGTTCTGTCACCCCGCGGTCTATTACTGATTGTGTTAGAGCCCGGTCCTAAAGAAGTATCCGTAGTCTGCCCGACGTTTGGCATTCCGCCGGCCGACCTGTATCGTGATGTTCCGGTCGCTTTCCTCTGGCACGAGCCACGCGACGACCGTTGGACACCTCTGGTGCTCTATAACGGCACATCGACTGCGACACGTCAGTTTGGAACCCGCGATACGGATTTGACCCGACTGCCCGGTAACTTAGGGAAACGCACAAAACTCGTGCGGTCAGGCATTGAGAACTGGCTGCGCGAATGGCGTTCTTCGACAACCGGGTGCGGACGTCCTGCTCCGCCTCCCCACGTATGGACACCAGGGCGTGATACAACATCGCTACCACGTCTCTCACAGCTACGCTTCAGCAAAATCGTGCGCGACAGAAGTAATCGTCTGGCCGGTGTTCTGTATCCCACGGATGGTCCAGACGGTCCAGTTGTGTTTGTTCCCTGTTTGGATGACGGCTATCTGGCTGTCACGAACGGACGGATATATGAGGTGGAGGGTTTCCAAGGACAACTTGCTTCACTGGATGCCACGGTTGCAATGTATGAGCGCTTGGTCGTGGAAGGATTCACTGGTCTGCGCCCGGTTGCCGCACTATCGAAAGGAAAACAGGCTGCCGACCCGACGCGGGTGATTGGACTGCGATTGGCCAGCGGAAGCCGCATACCGGTTGCGTCTGGGCCGAACACCATGTCACTTCCACTAGAGCCGGTGGACCAGTTTGTCTGGGAACGGGATGGACTGATTCTGCCGAATCCGAATGCACCACCGGTTGTGATTGAATTCACCGAGGCAAGTGGTATTGAAGAGCAACTGGCGGAAGCCTATCAGCATTTGCGTCTGTCTTTTGGCAGATGGCTGAATGGTCCTGAAAGTATGGGCTTTAAAAACGACGTGCTGGCTGTTCTGGGAGCAGAGTCGCTTCCTCTGTATGAGCGACGGAAGCGCATGGATATTCTGTTAGAGCCGCTGTTATCACAATGGATTGCCGTAGAGGAAACGAAAGAGCGACGGCAGTTGCCGATTTTGCGACAGGATTGTTTGGCCATTGCGGATGATGAGGCACGGTGTGCGGCAGCGGGAGCGTGCCGGTTTGGTGAGGGACGGTGTATGATTCACGCACCGACGCGACCTGGATCTGACTCTGGTCCAGGTGCCAATCCCGTGCGCATTTTCACATCGCGTCTCAGCGACGAGTTACTGCGATACGCTGACAGTAGCCGCCAGGTTCTTACGGGCACCGTTTCCGCCATTCGGGCTCCCCGTGGTGTAGTGCGTGTGGGTGATGCAATCTATACGGCGGTTGGTTTGAAAGAATCTGCCACAGCGGTTCTTCAGCGTCTCGGATTTACGGGTGATGTTCCTATCTCTTTTCCTGAAGAGATGATGCGGTTCGACGGTATAGAAGAAGAAGAAGAATTAGTGGTTGCCGCCGCTGCTGCACCGTCTTCTGTTACCGATTTACCGGCGGCTTGGAAGGAGATGGGCTTTCAAATTGCACAGCCACAAACAGAGGATATCGGCACGGCACGGCGTTTGGCATTAGCTGCGGCGTTAGATACTGCGTTACCGACATTGGAAGCCGCTATCCAACGTAAGCGGGCGAAATACAGTTTGCCTACAGATATTCCGTTTCAGTGGAGCGTTCAGGATTTCTGGATTCTGTCGCGAATTCTACTGACAAATATACTGTTCGTGCATGAACAGGGAAATGGTAGCATTGTCATTGACCGGTGGATTGAGCCGACAGATACAGGAGCAAAACGTCCTCCACGAGATATGTTTCTGATGATTTGGGGGCCAAAACAGCTGGCTGTTTTCCGAGGAAAAGATAATCGGTTCTCATTGCAGCAGCTGCCAACGGAGCTTCGTATGGCGTTAGATTCGGCATCGCCGATGTCAAATGAGGTGGCGATGGGTGCGGTAGCGGAAGAGGAAGAGCCGGTTGCTGCCGTTCCTTCTACTGTTGCTGCTGTTGCTGCCGTTCCTGCAGAGGAAGAGGAGGAGGAATCAGCTCTTGAACCTGCGCCAGCTCCCACTGTAGAGCCTGTTGTAGCACCTGCACCTATTATAGAGCCTGTTGCTCCTGTGCCAGGACCAGCTCCTATTGTAGCGGAGCCACCAGCACCACCTGCACCTATTGTAGAGCCTGTTGTAACTCCTGCAGCTCCAGAACCTACTGTAGAGCCTGTTGCTCCTGTACCAGCACCACCGGCACCTATTGTAGAGCCACCAGCTCCACCAGCTCCTCCAGCACCAGCAGAGCCCACATCTGCATTGCCACTAAGTTGGAAAGCCATGGGTTTCCAAGTTGTCGCTCCCGATATTATAAGCAGCGACAACGCAGAAGTGGTGCGGCGCACTGCATTAGAAGCCGCCTTCCAAACAACTATTCCATCTCTTGAAATTGTTATCAACCGAAGACTGGCAAAATACAAGATGCCGACACCTCGTCCGTTCCAATGGAGCCTGCAAGATTTCTGGGTGATGGCCAGATTATTCTTAACAAACTTTGTGTTTGCACACGCGGAAGCCGATGGCAGCATAATCATTGACCGATGGATTGAACCAACCGAAGCAGATATGCGACCAGCAGAAAATACCTACACAATTATCTGGGGACCCTACCAGCTGACGGTCTTCAAAGGAAAAGACAAACAGTTTTATGCGCAGCAGCTTCCCGCAGAATTCCGCGAAGCTTTGGCCGCCGCATCACCAATGTCAAACGAAGTGGCCAAGTCTTCTGTTGAGCCTATTCCTATAAACACTGCAATATAAGGTCCCGAACTATCCGTATATATCAGATGGATGACGTTATCCGAACAGCAAAGAGACATATTGAAAACAACGATTTATATAGTCTGCAAGATCTATATAATGAACTTCCTACGATAGATATATATATCGATGTTCCGTTTGTATTTCAAAAGGTCTATCTTCACGCATGTCTCCGCGGAGCTACGACGATTACACACTGGCTGACGGATAGTATATTTCCAACGATCGACCCGATTGCCCAGATTGCGTTACGTCAAGTGTTTGCTTATGGCCGTCATTTATTACAAAAACATAAAGCCAAACACAGATAAAGAGAACCTCATTCCTCAAACACCACGACCGGTTCAGAGCCATCGTTACCAGAAATCTCGAGAGCCCGTTTCCGTGCGGCCATCATTCCTTCCACTTCATCGTCCATGATATTCAGACGAACCACACGCCACGTCTTATTACCAGGATGCAACACGACCAATGCCAACTCATCCACCGTATATCCGTAGTTTCGCTGCAGAATCCACCGATATACGTTCAGCTGCAACGAATAATGCCAGTAATTGGTATCTGGCAAATGACTTACCGGACCGAGCCCATGTTGCCAATTATTTTCTGTTTTGACTTCTTCGATACGTTTCCAGTCATAGATAGCCAGCTTGCCATCGGGTTTCTTATACACCATATCGATAGAGCCAGAGACTTTATGATCGATATCGAACACTAGCCACTCTGTGCGAAATGGTAGAAAGTTATGCCCATGCTCGGACTGGTAGGATAGAAAGTAATTCCATTCGGGTCCTTCGGCAGCATGCCATGCGTCGGCTTCCACCATCGCCTTGCAGCCGGTTTCTACATCGACGGGCTTTGCTCCGTTAGCCACTCCGTTAGCCACTCCGTTAGTCACTCCGTTAGTCACTCCGTTAGCCGCTCCGTTGGCCACTTCGTTTGCCACTTCGTTAGTCCAAGCAACCGGCAGCGCATTGTAGAAGTGTTCAATATCTAAATGCATGCGTGTTCCCGCCTCTGACGAGTTCTTGCCCTTATCCGACCACTTTTTCTTAATCTCGTCTGCGGTCATGCCGTAATACTTGCTTTCGTACCATCGCGGCGAAGTCATCATCTTGGCAATGACCGCGTCCGAATCGAAATGGCCGAAGAAGGCGTGAAAGAATTTTGTACAACTGACCCAGCCCTTAGTGACTCCGTCAATGGTGTATGTATGGCTTTCTTCCTCAAATTGAATCCGGTCATCGCGTGGATGCTTATGAACTACCGCGAGTCGCTGCCATGTTAGTGCGCCATCTGTAATACTCTGTGGCATGTCTGAAACAGTAACATGGTGCGGCACATGGTGTCATTTTTGCTTAGGGGGCAGCGATATCTTTGAATGGTTCTTGAGTCTGGGGTTCATCGGCAACATCTACGATGGCATATCGTATCGCTTGAGCTTGATTTTGGGTGCGTGCCTGTTCTCTACAGCGTTTCCATTCATCATACATGCGTGAAAGCGGATATTTATCTACGACGAATTCCTTAGTCTGGAAAGGAATCTTTCCATATGATGATATGTAAATGGAATCATAATCTTTGGACTTGGCCAGTGGAATGAATCCTTGCAAATACGATTTCACGCCAAAACAGTTGGTGGTCTGATACAGATGTGACAGGTCAACACCGGTCAAGAAATCGGCAATGTGTGTCAAATCGATGCTGCAATACACGGGGAGACGCAGCATTGGTTCGAACGAATTGTGGGAGGAGTATTTCAGGGTGCCGGACTGAATCTCATCACCGACGATGAGACCTTCATTCGTCAGGATACCGAACTGCTCTAGTTCGCATTCATCGGCCACATTGCTCAGCGAACCAAATATATTTCTACGAATCCGTGACGGATGACGGATATGCAGCATCGTGCCTACCAGCCATGGTCTCCAACGTATGAGCTCCAATGGTGTAAATTCGGGGTCATACTCTATTTGTTGCAGACGCTCATTCAGCAAACGAATCTGGTCAAGAATTTCTTGTCGGCTAGTCATCTGTATAACCGCGGTATTTTGTCTTAAGCGGTTGCGGTTACCGGTGACCACCTCCTCCATGCGAATGGCCACCGCCACCGCCTCCTCCGTGCCAACGACCACCACCTCCGTGCCATCGGCCACCACCGCCACCATGCCACCCCCCGCCACCACCATGCCACCGGTAACCGCGACCCGGGTAATATCCATTGCCATACCACCAGCCACCACCGTTCCCACCTCCGTACCACCAAGGTCCATACCATGGTCCCCACCAGCCGCCATACACAACCTCCACTTCGTTGCTGTGTTTCTCTGCTAACGCGGCATTCCGCGCAACCAGATACATAATCACCGCTCCCACTAACGCGGCCAAAAGAATCACTGCCAGCCACATCATCGTGTTTCTACTTCCTGGTATCAAATTTTAGTTATGAGGTAAATTTGTGGTGAATGTAATTATGGTAAATCCTTTTTTCTCACTGGAGAGAGAAACAGAATTATCTTTATTTACACCTAAATACATGCCGTTCCATCTTGCAGATAATGAACGCAACGTCATATTATCTTCGATAATCCAACTCTGTTCATCTGCAGTGCTATCCTTCGAAATAAATATACCGGATTCTTTCGGCGCAATGTAATACTCTGGATAATTAGTGCTTTGAAATGACACTCCCGCGGGATTACCATTTTTTGCGCTCTTAACAATAAAAAAGAAATCATTATTATCTTCTTCTAATTTTGATAAAGAAAGCTTATAGTAACAGTGTCTCAACGCTAAGGTTGTATCGTAAGAAAATATAATCGTATTTTCCTTATTGGGTAAAGGAGTTATTTGTTTGAGTAAAATATCTGTTATATTTACTGTTTCTAAATACTTATCGTATAATTTAAATAATTCATACTTATTTACATAGTGAAACGTTGCAGCAGTCATAATTTTTTTTATATTTGTAGAATTATCAATATTAAGATAATGCCAATCACTTAGTAGTTTAATTGCATAATTATTTTTCCGATTTATTTCGCGTATCCAAACTCCCATCGTTGTATCGCCATTCATAGGGGCTTCTGGAGAACGCATTGCGGTATTTTTATCGCATTCAACGAATTGTCTCACCATTGTATATGCTGATTTAGTAAGGAAAAATCCTGCTCCGCCTGACATAAATCGTAAATCATGAATATGAGACCACGCATTCCCAACATATGCTGGTATCGATGGATCAAGGCGTGCCAGGAACTGTTCAACGCGATTTGGAAAAACAAATGTATCATCGTCAATAAACATATACCAATCATAGTCAAGATTCATATTTCGAAAAAACTTAATATATTTATCTATACAGCTAGGATAATCATCTGCCGTATTCCATCCATATATACTTCCATCACCCATTTTACAGGATAGAAAATAGCAATCATTCAAATTTGTATTACGAAAGCACGTTTCTTTTTGCCATTTTACACGTGTTGGTATATATCTTTCACATGTTAATACGATGTAACATATCTTAATCCTTGGAAAATCTTCTTTATATACTAGAGGAGTTTTTCCAATATCTGTAAATTCTAAATCACGGTTCTCCATTCCTACATATAGAAATTATTTTTTGTATGTAACCTCTATAAAAATTAAAGGACAAAGAAGATAAATACAAAAAGAAGATATAAAATGGATGGAAAAGAAGAACCTACGCAGTCAGCTCCATCAACCACCGACCAATCTTATTCTCACCTCCCACAATGGTGCCGTCCGCCAGAACGCCAACTCCCAACTCCGTTGGCTCTGTTCCATTCGCAAACAGAATCTCTCCTCCCCGTGCCTTGATGGCCAGCAGAATATCTTGAAACTTCTTATCTTTCTCAAAGCGCTGCTGCAGATATGTGCGATACACCATCTCTTTGGCGGCATCCCATGCCTCCTGATTCCACGCAGCCTTGTAGGCCTTCAGCTTGGCCTTTCCAGACGCAATGCGCACGGCGACCATCTCATCGTCGGTGAGTTTCGCAATCATTTCGGCACTGCCGCCCTTTGCCCGCTCTCTGGAAAACTTCTGGTGAATGGCACCTTCCACGCGGAACAGCTGTGGGCCGAGCTCTGGTTTGTCAGTGGCCAGCTGGAATTTGGCCGCCGCCAACGCAGCCTCTACACACGGATACTTGACGGTGCTATCCTTCATATCCGTTATCTCTGTAAGGATTCGGGGTGTCAAATATCGCGGCCAATCACCGAGCTCTTCTCCAAGACGCAGATTGGGTAACTTAGCATCTGCATTGACCAAGAACGGTGGCTCTGCCGTTGGCTTACCCGCAGGTGGCATCTCATCTGCAGCCAGAGATATCACGTCGAAGGTCTCTTCTGGAATTGCGGAAAGAACTGCACCGGCACCGGCCGCTGCGGGAGCAACAGGAGCGGGAGAAGCAAGAGAAGAAGGAGCAAGAGAAGAAGGAGCAAGAGAAGCAGGAGCAACAGCAGGCTCCGCCGTCGCTGTCCTCTGCACGGTCAATCCCACCGGCGGTGCAGGAGGGCCTTCCGTCGGCCCCGCAGGCCGTCTATCTGAACGCCGCCGCAGAATCCACCAACGGTTCATGAACGACAGACGACGCACCGCATCTGTCATTTCGTAACGCTCACCCGCCGCCACTGCACTATTCCACGCATCTCCGAAGAGGCCCGTAGAAGAGGTCAGACCCATCGCCGCCATCTCATCTGCCGTCAGGAGTTCGAGACCGCATTCCGCAAGCCGGCCCTGCAGATAGTTCCATGACACCAGATACTCCTGATGCGACCATCCCGCCGCGATAAAGTCCAGGTCAAACTGCAGACCCAGACCAGCATCTGACGGCGGGACGATGCTGCCGACCCCCGTTCCGTAACGCCGTGTGATAGTCCATACTTCTGCCGCATCATCGCGTCCCATCACAACACCCGCGCCCGTGTGAAGTGCCTTGGCAACCGTGTCACCGTCCAAGCCGCATCCCACGAAGTATCCGCCGACCTTGATGAGGTCCGCCAGATTGGTCAGAAATCCCGCCAATGTGTTGCTATCGCGCAGCATTCCGTGAATGCCGAACATACAGCTGACGACATCGTAGCCTTCTGGGGTGACGCTGGCCTTCAGAAGCGCCTGATCTTCGGCCTCCGACCCGGCCTCTCCTGTAACCAGACGTCGTGCTTCGTCGGCCACCGCATACACGACTGGTGGGAGCCGGTCGCGCCCACCCAGCGCAATCATCTTGCTCAGCAGACGCGAATACGCTCCATCAGACGGGTCGTTGATAGCCGGTGGCGATACGTCGCACGCCAACACGCGCCCCGCGCCGGCCGCCAGCCACAGACGGAGGTCGCTACCATTGCCCGTAGCCAGATCCGCGATTGCGCCACCCGCCGCCAGCGTCCGTCCCAGCAACATCCGTTTCTTAATCCAATCGTCGTGGAAATTCGTCATGCACTGCACCCGAATCAGGTCACGTCCCGGACCGCGGCTTCTACCGATAGCACCCGCTGCGGCCACGGGTCCCGCAGGACAGAACTCTACCTTGCCCGTTCGCACGGCCGCTTCCGTGACCGGATTATGAATTGAATTCCAGATACTGTTCGCCACCCAGTCCGCATTCATGGTTCCGCCCCGCCGCGACCCTGCTGCTCCCGCCTGCGCCGCCAGCCACCGCTCTGTCTTATCATGACGCACCCGCGTTGGAACCCAGCGCCATCCCGGTGCCCGTTCCGGCATATACGCCATCTCCACAATCATGTCACTCTGGATAATGTCGCCGTTCGCCGCCCGAATGATATTGCCTTCGCTATCCGACCCCTGCTCCTCTGCAATCGCCACATAGCTGATAGAGGCCATGGGGTCCCGCGGATCCGATGGTTTGAACTCCACTTCGCGCCACTCTCCCTCATCCAGAGAGGCCGGCAGGGGGGCACCCGATAGAACCGCAGAGCGCGGATCCTGAAATACGGCATCGCGGGCGGACCCCACGAAGAGCCGCAGAGTCTTGAAGCGCACCGTCTGTGCCGAATCCTCTCTATACTTGGTTCCCACTGCATCTACACTGGTGGGCTTGCCGTCGCGCCCACGCTCTCGGTCCACCAGAACCAGAAAGTCAATCGTATTTTCCGATGCCGGCTTCCATTTGAGCTGTTCGCGCCACGTGCCGGTTCCCGACGGCAGCGCCGCCGCATTCGGTGTGAAGATGAGACCATCCGTCATATACGGTGCCTGACGGGCATCCTCCAGAGTCGCCGCGGCGGCCTCCCGATAGATGGCATCGGTGCCGCCTTCTACGATACGGAAAGTCTTCATACCGACCTGCAGATTCTGACCAGGAGGGACACCACGAACAGTCTGGGTAGCGCTGCCCAGAGCATTCACCGCCAACGACATACGGGCCTGACGGGTGCCTGCCGCGGCAGCCGAGCCCAACAGCGCACCGGCGATGGCAAAGGGTAATCCCGTGACACCTGTATCGCCGCCGCGATCCGCCAGAATATCGAAGGCGTAATACTGAGACACCTGTTTGCCCGCACGGTCACGCCGAATCCATTCGCCGTCTAGCACCAGACCGGCAAGCTCTTTCGGGGCCTCCTTGCCGGTTGCATAGACCCGCCCGCCACCATCAATCAGAAATATCCGTCCGTTATCACTTACGAACAGTGCCGAACGCAGTCCGTCGGCCTTATCTGTGACATTGTATCCGCCGGGCATCGCGACCAGATTTGCAACACCAGGCTCTGGCGGAGTCACCATGTTGCGGCGTTCGAGAGTGGCCGGCTGCGGCGCAGGATAGCGAAACGGCTGGTTGTAGCGACCACGGTTCCTGCCAGAGCCAGAGCCAGAGCCAGAGCCAAGTCCAGATCCAAAGGTCCGCACCAGACTCTCTCTCACGTAGGTTGCGGCCGACACCGAACACAGCACAAAGGAACGTTGCCGTCCCTGAACCAGCCATTGGATGCCCCGAATCAGTGTCCTTACTGCGACCGGCACCTCCGTTTTCTCCCGCTTTGCCGTAAGCTCAATCTCTGCCTCATAACGCGGCGGCACAGAAGCAACCCGTCCCTCCTGAAATGTGCGCGCCGGTCGTCCTGCATTCTCACGAACGATGCTGATATCAAACCGCATCGGAACACCGTCAGGAGCCACAAACTCGAATCGCTGAATCATACGGAAATGTTTGCCCAGTGAATCCCACCGTTCCAGTGCCTCTTTCACGCGCACATCGTCGGCGGCCAACGGAATCTCCCGCTTCAGTTTCGCTTTTATTCCGTATGCCGTAATATCAACGGGTTTCGCATCGGCTATGTTCTCCTTCACCATTGCGGTAAAGGGCTTGCCGGTAAGGCGATTATCGCGACAATACGCCTGAATCACTCCTGCGCCTTCGAGTGTGATGCGTATGTCGTTACTCAGACAAATATTCAATTTGACCAACTGCGGAGCCTCTTTCATGCCGAGGCTCCGGAGATAGGAGGTCACGTCCTGCCAGCCGGTCAGGTCCAAATCCAGTAGCATTGCCTCCAGTTCTGCACCGGCTGTCCGTTTCCAGACAGCGGCCAGCTCCTGCAGATTTTCCATATCAGATCGTCGCAGGTCCATCCTACCCTCTACTGAAGGCCGTGGTTTAGGCAGGTCATTTTTGGGTTGGCCTCTATCCCTTCTAGCTAGCCAAGACTCACCTTCAGTCGTAGCCATTGCAGTTTGTTCCACAAACCCAGACGACCTCCTGTCTTGGGCTCATCTGGCTGCAGCGCAAGTATCTGCTCATGGATATTTGCCACCGTAAGAGAACCAATCGACGGCGCACAGGCCGGTGGAGCCCAAGACCAGCCTTCTTTTGCCGATTCCTGTAACGCCAGCCACTGCGACCCAGGAAATGCTGCTCCATTCTTACCGACCATGACGTGGCCGGTTGTGGCATTCAAATTAAAAACAGATGAGCCTGGACTAGAAGACACCGGCACAGACCCAGACCCAGGACCAGAGCCCATAGTTACGATTCCGGTATCGTCATCTGTTTGAGAAGACGAAAACGTAAGCGGAATACACGTTGCGGTCTTGTAGTCCGACCACCACAGTGCCACACGGATGCCCCGCACCACACACACATAGTCAACAAGAAGTGCAGCGCGTCTGGTGGTGCGCACCGTCTCCCAGACATCCGGTTGGGCCGCCACGCCAGATGCACGGTCGCGCAAATCCTCTTCCAAATGCTTGCGAATCCAACCCCGCGTTTTATTCTCCTTCCACGTATCATCAATCGCGTGAAGAAGTGCGGCGGCCTCTTCCATTTCCATTGTTCGCCGAATGGAAGCCGTGGCGGTGCGATACATTGGGTCTTTTATCCAGAGAGCAAACGACACAATGTCTCCAATTGAGCAAGTAGTATCTTCAATCCAACCTTTGGGAAGCCACGGAATCGGTGTATCCGATGGTAGCGATACCGTTGCGGTCATTGCAGATTTAGAGGGCAGCTGCGTTCCCGATAACGGATTTGCAGCAATCGCCGTTTTTATTTGTGACCAGGGCACGGATGCGGCCAGAGAGCGTCCCATTGATGTTTCATAGGCACGACTGCTTTAGCCTACGCTTCCAGTGCATGACGCGCCTCTTCCAGACTGGACTCACGCTGTTGAAGTTCTTTATTGTTATTATCTATAAAGCCGCGGAGCTGCACGAGTTCGTCAAAAACGACCTGGGGTAGCTTCGCCATGTCAAAGAAAATGCCACTGCGATTTTCGCTAATTTGGATATTGTGTTTCCGTAGAATGCGGGCAATCTCTACGTAGGCGGTTTTCTTCATGGTTTTCAGTGCCTCCAGATATTCTCCCCGTCGCTGGTATTCTTCGGGGCTAATGTCCATATCTGATTCGCTTACAGATTCTGGGATATGCTTGGGACCGCAGCAATCGCCAGCAGCCACGGATTGGCCGCCGGTGCGGTCCGATTATGGAGAACGAAGCACGTATTGAGCAAACCGGGATGCCGGGTGCGGAGTTGGATAAGTGTAGGACCGTTTGGTATTATCTGAATCTCCTGACTGAAATGCGTTTGCTGTGACAACATCCGGAGACAGTCAAATCGCTGCTCAAGTGTATCTGTAGAAGGAGCCCAGCACTGGATAAGGAGCCATTCTGCATCGGGTAATGCTGCTACGGACAGATGGGCCAGATGACTGTTGCCGTTACTCGTGTAGGTGGCAATCGCCGTTGGTTTATACACGGAAGCCTTACTTACGAGTCCCAACCATCCGTTATTACGCTGATTCAAGATATTGTAGGAATTTACAAAATCTTGAATATGCAAATCCAAAAAGACTGACATTCTGATACGCTGCGTGAATCTATGCGGTGGCTTCTACCGCTTTGGCTCCAGAGACAGACCCAGCGCCCACTTCTTCAGCAACTACACCAGCACCAGCGCCAGCACCAGCACCAGCGACAGGTCCAGAGACAGGTCCAGCCACCTGTCCTTCGTATGTGCCAACCGCCTGGATAAACTCATCGCCCGCCTGGAAACGGCTGCGCAGCACCCGCACCCGAATCGTCATTCCCGCAGACAGTTCGTCGAATTCCGCCTGCCCCATATGCATATCGCGCGGCACCAGAATTCGCATCGCATCCTGAACTCTTCCATCACTGATGACCAACACATATGCACCCATCTTATTCGCCTTGAACACCTGTCCATCCATTATCTGGTTCGCATGCGGTGTCAAACACAGACATCGCACCTTACAGTAATAGATGAAGTCGCCAGTAAAGCGTCCGTGCTCCGCCTGACCCATGCTGCGCGCCAGAATCGTTACAGAGCCCGGCCGAATCCATCCATGCTGAGAGCAGCGGCCTTCGATGGTCTTGCGCAACTTCGCCGTAAGAAAGCTATCCAAATCCTCTACGGCTTCCCGATATTCGTTCGGACTCAGAGACACCCGTTTGTCCATAAGTACGGGTTTGTAAAGACTCATTTGCTTGCCGCCTGACATGCCTCCCTGTTTGTGTATTCACCTTTTGTGGGGTCGCCCTACACCGCGCCTTTGAGCCCCGCCGCCGTCGCTGCTGCTGCCGTTAAAAACCACCGCCGCCCATGGAGACGCCGTGCATCGAAGATACGCGTTAGAAACTCCATATACAGACACAATGGCTGGTGGGTGATATCTTTCAGATGATACGGCCGGCCAGTTTTCTTGAAAGTGACCGCCATGCTTTCGTCATATCCTTCGTCATTATCCGGTAACATCAATGGGGCAAGGTCCGATGTCCGCCCCGCCTCTTGAAGGAGTCGGACGCGCGGTCGGTGCACCGACAAATTCGAAGTATTTCCACATTCCGCGCCTCGGGAAGAAGACTTTATCTCCACCGTAGTATCTAGCGTTTTGAAAACACATTCGCTCTTTTTGGCGGCCATGAAACCAAACAGCTGTCCCAT